ACAACTCGTCACAGTCTTCTAAAACATCAAATATAAAGTGTTCTTCTCCATATTTATTAAAAGAACTCTGCAGATGAACATTATGATGAATGTTTCCTCTAAGAGCAACCTTGTGATCACAAAGTCTTTTATAAGTGTCTTTTGAAGCACCTATATAAACCTTATTGTTTATCTTATTCTGGATTATGTACACACCAGGACTACCTTTCTTTCTCATTATGATATTATCTTAATGAGCAAATCTATAACAAATAATTGAAACTACCAAATACATTTTTGTTACATTTGTAGATATTCCTTAACCCATTCCTCAACATCATCAACCTCATCCAAATCAAACTGACCTTCTGTAATAAGCAAATTACGATCTTCTGTAACAAGCAGTATTTCTTTATTGATTTCTTCTAGAATATTTCTCTGCATCTTTCAAAATTAAAGCAATTGTCCATTTAATCCAAACAATTTCCATGTATAAATAGAGAAAAGAACGGTTTCTTCTCTCATAATAGAACCTAATGGAAGGAAGTAGATAAAGATTATTCAGCTCTTTAAAGAATACTATTCTCATTTTATGCTGTTTATGAATTCATCTCCTCTGCATATCAATTCCATTAATGTAGAAATTGATTTTGATTTGAGAACACCTTCCACCTCATCATTATCCCAGTATTTGACATAAAGCTCCCTGGGAATAGCACTCCATAGCTCATCATAATTGTTCCAATGGAACACATAATTGTACAATTCTTGGCACATAGTGTTATTGTTTATAATTGTTATTGTAATATCTCTCAGCACTGAACTCTGTCCTGTTGATTTCATGCATTTCATCAAACTCATAACAGGTGAATCCTGTTTGCCATGCTTCCATTATCTGTTCTTTTTCCATTGCTTTGGCTTGTTCCAAAATCTGTGTGCCATTAAGTTCACTATTACCATTGATGAACTTATGCAATTCGTTATTAAACCACTCTATTGCCGTTTGTTTATTTTCCATATGTTTCGTTGTAGTATTGTTTTGATATTTGATTTATATCCTCATCTTCTGGAAGTATCCATGCATTACCTAAAATAAATGATTCAATAATCTGCTCTTTCTCCATTTCTTTTGCTTGTTCAAATACTTCTTTGATATCTTCTGCTAATATCCTTTGATAAAACCATTCTACTGCTGTTTGATGTGCCATAGTTTATCTGTTTCTTATATTACTCATATCTAATATACTGTTGTTAGTCCCATTTGGTTCTAAACTAATTTCATGCATAATTTGTTTTACTCCTGCACTCTTAACCGCTTTGAAATAAATATTTCTTTTGTTTCCAATATGAATTGTAAACTCTTTTGAACCATCTGTTGACTTTGTTATTAAAATTGGTTCATTTTCGTCAAATTCAAAAATCAAATCATTTTCTATTTGTTGTGCCATAATTTATTTGTTTTTAACGATTTCAATTAGCTTCTTGAGACAAGCAAGTTCTGCTTCTTCGTAGCTGAGTAGACCATATTCAAACATTAAGTTTTGAATAATAGTCATGTGTGGAACTTTACCGTAGTCCTTGTATAGCAATATGCTATATTTATCCCTAAACCATCTAAGTGCTTGAGAGTAGGTTGGAGCAGTAATACAATCCAAATTAAATACAATAATTATATTGGAATTATCACATGGATTAGATGTCCATTTCTTATAAACGTCAGGAGCAATTTGTAAATTTTTGTCTTCTGCATACCAAGCTAAACATGGTTCATCAAATCCTAATTCTTTAAGTTCTAATGCTTGTTCGTATGGTATAAATTCTTTGTTCATAGTTTATTTGTATTTACCTACCCATTGTACGCCTTGGGCAGTGGTGACTGTTTTAGGAAAAGTTGATGTCGTTACATCTCCAACACTCCAATCTGTATCTACAACTTCCATCTCACACTCAAACTCTGTTGGGTATTGGTGGAGGTATTGAATAATCTCTTCTGCATTAAAAAAGATTAAAGTAGAATCATGTTTGGAAGTAGTTGCCATATCAATAGCCTTCCTAATATCCTCCTCTGTGTACTTATACTTTTCACGGGCTTTGTTGTAGCCTGACTTGTAACCCGTTACCAACCATTCCTTATACAATTTATTACAAGATTTTGCATACTCATCTACACCATCTTCCTGATGTAGGGAATATGGTGGTAATAAGTCTACACCTTCAAGTATTGGTGAATCATTAAGTGGGAGGTGGGCAATTATTTTCTTTACCGCATAAGAATCATAAGCCAGATGTTCATCTGTATTATATTTCATTATCTTATAGTCTCTATTAACAGCATAACCTTTTCCAATAGTAAGTGAATCATCTACCACCAAAATATAATCCGTGGTTTTAATTAGTTTGTGTGTCATCTTAATTTTTTATATGTTTCTATTAATGATGATAGTGATGTTTTTATCGCTCTCCAAGAATTGTAATCAGACTTCTTAACGTCTAGCGATGATATGTTCCTTTCTAATCCTACAAGCTCATTCATTAAATGACCTAACGTCCCTTTGTCTAACACCTTCTGAGATTGTTTTGCAAGATGGATAGACAAGATGTCAGAAAGACGCTTCTTGATTCCATTCATTCTCTCAATGCATTCTTCGTATGTGCCAATGAATGAAAAGTTGCTCTTCTCAAACATTTCTATTCCATATATGTACTTGTCGTCAATCTTGGCATAAGTTAAACCATTATGATTTGGGATGTCTATTCTTGACTTGTCTATACCGAACTCACTACAAGCTTCATATAAAAGAGTTGGTTTGCTCATTACGAGCTTGCACTTTGTTTCAGATATATCACTAGCGTTGAACGCTTGCATAGGAACGATACATTTGTACTCACTCACGGGATAGGTGACAAACTCTATTTCTAGATTGTGAACAGTCTCTTGTGTTTCGTACACCCCAGAATAAGTCTTTATGAACCTAATCGCCCTAATTTCATCCTCTAGAGTATCATACTCAAAGTCTTCTAAGTCATCATTCCATTTTCTAGTTTTACCAATCTCATGTAGCTCTGTATTATAATCTATTACAGATATCCTCTCACCATTCTCTTTAGTATATCCAACAGTTACTCTACGAGAAGTCTTATACGTTGCCGTAACTGGTTTCTCTTTAGTTACAACCAGTTCACCACTCTTGAACCCAAGAATGGGGTCTGCTACAGGCTTTCCGTTTATCTCCATGGAATTATTATATCCAGTCTTGAATGTGTAGAATCCTGTCTTGGGGTCATGCGCTACTACTAGTTTGTTGTTGTCCATAATTTATTTTTTAGGTAGACTTTCTTTAAGCATTTCTCTATCCCATATATTGGTATTCCCTACAGCATACTGAGCAATCATGCACATTGTCCACTCAATCATCTCCTCAGATGTGAATAGCTTTTGTTTTGCTGTGTTGTAGCCAAGTTTCCAATAGTCAAGTCTTTCCAAGTTCTTTTTGAGGTCATCAATATCTTTATCTACCATTTTGTTGGTATCACCAATATGGTCTGTTTGTTGTGTCATAGTTTATTTTTATTTATTATCTGCATCCCATAGCCCTTCATTATACCCTTCACCAAACTTATCCATTAGTTCAGTATCATACATTATTTTTGCTTGATTGCATTTAAATAATAATCCTTTTAAACAATTGTGCATTACAAGCATTGACCATACTACATCATTATTATAATCCATTTCTAATATATCCATTTGTTCATTTATTGCTAATATTATTTCATCAAGTGCTGTTTGTTGTGCCATAGTTTATTTGTTTATTTCTATTAAAAGTTTGAACAGTAAAGTGCTTATCATGAATGTAACAACGAGTACAGCAGATGCTGGACCATAACTATATTCGCCAAGCTTATCAAATATTCTCCTGATGAACCAATTGGACAAATGCTGTATAAGTACGATGAATAAGCATAGAGATATTGTTGCGATTGTTACTGCCATAGTTTACAGTTTTTCTATTTCTTTTTTTACTTCTTGCCAACCAACGAAAGAACCTATAATAAGGCCTCTAGCATGAAGGTGTAAATCTTCTGCTACTTTGAGTGATTCTTTTAAGTCTTTTATTATCTCATCCACTGCTATTAATGCACATTGTTTGGAGCAATACTTTTTATCAAACCCTCTTCCATTATCTGATATCCGTGATTCTGCATACTCATCGAATGCATCTATTAGCTGGAGAGCTTTTTCTCTTGGTGTCATAGTTTATTTGTTTAGTTCATCCAAGTCTTCATCCAATCTTTCAAGAAACGTTTCCTCACCATCATCTCCTGACAATAGCCAATCTATTCTTTGTGCATACACTTGTGCTATTCTTAAAATGTTGACAGCATCCTTGAACTTAGCAATAACCTCATCAGGATATTTATGGTGGTATAAGTCTTCTGGGTATTTCTCATACCAATCAGTACCATGCCATGATTCTTCTCTAAGTTCTCTATCTGTTTTCTTTCTACCATTTGTTTCTATCTCTCTTTCAATGGATTCAGCTATATTGCCTATAGCGTATTGCTGATAATCAAATCTTCCACCCGACAAAGTAACCTCCTTTTTATTTTTTATGTTTTTTAATAGTTCTTGATATAGCTGATTGACAAACTCCAAAAATTCTAGCTATATCATTTTGACTGATTCCAGACTCGTGCATAGTTATTATTTTGCATATATCTGAACTACATAACTTTACATATACTGGTTGTCTTTTTTGATTCACTCCTGCATCTACATAAGAATATGATTTACCATTTAATACATTACCTATTGTCTTCCTGTCAACACCATACATTTTACTTATTTCTTTTTGAGTCAACCTACTTTCTGCTAATAGTTTTTTAATTTCAATAACCTGTTCTATTGTTAACTTTTTTAGAGAAGACTCATAGTAGCCTCGTTTTTCTCCCTTATACTTGTTTTTATTTGCTTTTGAAATATTCATTTTAGTTTCTTCTGACATATACGAATAGCTTTCTCCAGCTTTAGGTAACCTGCAATTTAATCCAACCTTTGAATCAAGAACATTGAACTTTAGACCATAAAACAACTCTCTTTCAAGTAACACATCTTCAGAACATTCTTCAATAATTTCTAACACATGCGCACTCCATGTATATTTCTTTATAGAATTATACAGCTTTGTTTGGCTTTTACAATTCAATCCCTTATACGAACAAACTCTGTTAGCTATATCATTAGATGAACCTATATACACCTTTCCACTAGGTGAAGTTATTTTGTAAATACCCATCATTTTGCAAATATACGTCAAACATTCCTCCTGACATAATATTACATTTTACAAGGTTTCTCTTTTCTTTTACCCTTCTGCATAGCCCAATTGACAATCTTTGCACTGACAAACCCACCTAATGTAGTGAGAGCTATATCAGTTACAGAAGGTTTACCACCATAATATAAATCATATCCTTCTTTAGCTACACCAGCAACAGCAGCACTGAATGTACCTATCATGATTCTCTCTCTTGGGGTTTTGCCATACAGCATAGACGCTCCTGTACCTACACCAAATCCTACAACAAAATGTGCATAGCTATGTACATGATTCACACGAACATTATACTGTGCATTGCTTGTTTGCATTTTCAGGAGAATAACCACTAACAAAATTACCTTTTTCATTATTTTACGTATAAAAGTTTAGGAATCAATTCTTTAGGCTTTTCCTCTTTCCCATACATGAATTCATATATATCATCTATATGAAATGTATCTACTATTTTCTTTATATAATCAATACTAGGCAGACGTTCTCCTGACTCCCATCTTGCAAGAGTTCTGGAAGTGACACCAGCAATTTTTGCAAACTGCTCATATGTCATTCCATACTCTGTACGCAAGATTTTGATGTTCAATCCAATTTTCATAGGAATTCGCTTAAATAATCATCTTTTTCCAACTCACATTTAGCACATTTACATTTAACTCTGATCCCGTAAATGTACAAAATGTCCCATTTGTGTCCAAACAATTTGCATTTGAGCTTTGTTACAATCTTTTTCATTCTGGTTTAATTGATGTGTGTGTAAATAAAAATGCATGAACACCTTAATTCATGCATTTTGTGGAGGTATTGGGATTCGAACCCAAGTCCAAACTAGAAGTCAATAAACAAATTCATTACATGCTTAGATCTGACAAGCTGATCAGTAAGGGATGACCGCATGAGGTCAAATCTCCACCACTTAGTTTATTTGTCAGAAAACTAAGAAACCTAGGAAATTTAATCCGTGTGTCATTTTCTGTTTCCAGGTATGACTACCCAGTTGCTTATGCAGCGATTGCTACATCAGCGAAGAGAGAAGCAAGGATTGCTTCACCTTCAGCAACACGCTCAGAAGTTGTCTTAGCGTTTATTTGTTGTACACAGTTTAAAGAGATGTAGTACCTATCTCTGCATGTTTGTTTACCACTCACAAGTCTGTCAAAACCTGTTACCCCCATATGTCCGTTATTTCATACATTTTGGACTATTTTGTCTGAAATAACAAACATTTGCAGGACAGTGGGTATTCGAAACCCATCTTTTAGAGCCTAACCCTCTAACTGCAATACCCTGCTCTGTCCTATTTGCTCGTCTTTCCGAGCTGTCAGATAAGTTCTCCAGATTAATGGACTGGATGCCATGTAGGAAGATTATCATTTCTTCGTAGTCAGGACAGGATTCGAACCTGTAATTGTTTTGGGACTACATTACTGCGTCATACCTCCACCTTGATACCATTTCAGCACCTGACTGTTTGCTGTCTCTCCAAGCTGTCATACCACTTTGTATTCTGTTCTGGGGTATACCCGTTCCTAACGGTAAAACGGTATCAAAAACCAGTATGAGTTTAATCCAATATCTTCCTCCACTTCTCTTGTTCTTCTTTAGGATTTGCTACATAAGCATTAATTGCAGACATGGCTTCATCTATATTTTGAAATGGAATATGCTTACATCCCACCTCAACAACACATCCTATAGATAAGAATCTAATAGTAATTGGATACTCTCTAAGAAAATACTGCCTACTAGGAGTTTTTGGTCCTAATTCGATTGGTCCTTCTTGCATTACCTGTTCTGTATACATAATTATTGGTTTTATAAATCTGCTATACCTAATCTTCTTTTGACCCTATCACAACCTTTTCTGAATAAATCATCACTCTTATATAGATTGTCATAGGCTCTTTTTGCATGAATTACGTCAGAATGGTCATATTGAAATATGGTTTTAGCCAATTCTACTGTTCCTACACGCAATTCGTTTGTACAAATCTTGCAATATATCTTTTTAGCATCTGCATATCTCCTTCTCCTGCATTTTATATCAAGAAAGTCTGGAGGAGCATCTGTTTCAAAAATAATTGCCTCTTTCACATCTTCGATGGTAAAATTACGATAATTTTCCAAATATGGATGTTTTTTCTTATTTAGCATCCAATGTTTTAGTATTGGAAACACGTATGGTGAAATCAAATCCATAAAAATATTTGGTAGAATCAAAAATAATATTTAAATTGCACCCATTAAATTACTGAATCATGGAAAAAGTACTTGGTATCGTAAGGCACGCTCTCACCTTCATTGGTGGCATCATTGTTGCTAAAGGTATTGTTGATGAATCAACCTACCTCGAACTTTCTGGTGCAGTTATCACTCTTGTTGGTGGTATCTGGTCAATCTTGTCTAAAAAGAAAGCAGCCTAAATCTCCCTCTCCCTTTTATTTCTCTAATAAAGACTAGCTTAATGCTAGTCTTTTTGTTTTTTATACCATGTATTTGTCTTTTCATCATAATAGGGTGCATTTACCCATTCCCAAATGATCCAAATCCATGATATGGCTACAATAGATAACAAACAAATTACAAGTTTTGTGAACATAGATCTAATTTAAATGATTAAGAATGTGCGTAGGATAGCTTTTACACTACCCTACGCAAATTATTCTTATGAGAAACGTTTTAACCTGATGGTCATCTTCCTATTTCCATTTGGTGGAATATAGGTGAATCTGTTTCTCTCTACAGCTACAATCCCCTTCCTCTGTTTACTTGCCATAATAATGGCATCAATCAACTTACTAGCAAGAATATAATCCCTCATATCATAAACATATGATAATGAAGGAGTTGCTTTCATTCTCTGCTCAGATGAATAAACTAGTGTAGGCATATATTTGGATTTATTGGTGACGTTATTCTTCAGCTTTGTTCTTATACCAATAAGAAATCTGTATTAGTCTTTCAACTAATTGCTGCTCTGTTTCCTTTGCTATTACAATAAGATCACCATATTGGAGCTCATCACTAGACAAGTCCAATATGGTGTTAATTAGAATTTCTCTCATAATTAGAAATATAAACGAACGTGACCGTTGAACATTACAGCTCTTTTGACATTATTAATATCAAACGAAAATCCTTCAGGAATAGTAATTCCTTGTTCCACATTTGTCTTTTTGACAACAGAAACATTTTCCTTTTTGACTTTTTTGACCCTCTTATAGTCAAAGTTCTGACCATTCCTAAAAAAGATGATTCTCTGATATACGCCTCTCAGTGTTCTGTCAAGAAGTTTGCTGACAGTTGCTGCAATTTGAACATTGTCATCAGAATTGGACATATATTCTCTAAGAATATTGTCCTCAGAAACTGACCAAAATTTAACTTTGTCTCCTTTCTTTCTCATTTTAATTGGTTTTTTATTTGCCTTCTAAAAACTTTATCTTATTCTTATTTCCTGTATAAACATTATACTCCAATTGCACCTTGGCAGAAGCAAGTATTTTACCTGCTGCATTGGATATTTCTTTAGCTGTTTTAATATCCAATTTACCTTCTGTGATATCTTTGTAATGTTTCAACAAATCGTCTCTAAGCTGGGTTATGTTTTCCATTGACTTTTCTTTTGATTAACAAATTAAGTTTATAAGTTTCTACTAGCTCTGTCAGATCATAAAGAACTTCGGTGCTCATTTTTGTTCTTTTGGCTATAAGACTTCTTACATAATTGTCTGTAAGTGTGTCTCTTTGCTTTTTTCTATTAGCATTCATTCTTTGATCTATGGTTTCTTTATATTGCAAATACTCTTCATACGTAGATGATGGAAACTTTTTTTTATGAGCAGCCCATCCTTTATACCTACCTGTAGAATATTCTTCTATAGAAATACCAAGTGCTTTAGCTTTTGTTTTGCGGTTTGCCAACAATATGTTATTTTTATAATTGTAACTATATCTATAGTTAGAATCATAAACTCTTTCACATTTTTTGCAATAAGACATTAAATACCTACATCCTCTAATATCAGTGAGTAATCTAAAGTTATCAGTAGTCTTAAGAAACTCTGTTTTGCACTTTGTGCAAGTTTTATGAGTTGTTATAACTTTTTCTTTCTTAGGACCTACGTAACAAGATTTACATTTAGATCTTAAAGATGGTGTATACACTCCACTTTTTGTCTTTTGTCTAGCATGATAGAAATACTCAGATGTATTAGGAAGTTTTCTTTCACACTTTTTACAAATTCTAAATTCATCTGTACTACAAGTTTCCATAATCAACCAATTTTAGCAAAACAGCACATTGCTGATGTATCGTGATATGTGATGAAAAGATATTTACCAAGATCAGTGGTAAAGACTGTATTTCTCAAGCCTGGACCATCGAAATCATATTCTTTTACAACCTTCTCTCTCCTGAACTTAAAGAATTTATTAATTGTCTCTTGAACACCAATGCGTGTTGAGAATGTCATAATGAAGTTATCCTTGAATTTTTGAATATGCTCCTTCATATATCTCACTGACACACAATAATCAAGATCAAACAAGGTATTCTTTTTCACTTCAGTGTTAAGAATGTCACCAAACTTGTAGCTTACAGGATATTTAACCTCCATCAACTGCTTCATCGTAACCTCTGGTTCCATTTCCCATATCTCAAAGGTGTCATAACCTTTTGATTTACACCATTTGATATAATCATTGATGTCTGGACCAGCCAAACCTACAATGGTATTGAACTTAAAATAGCTGAACAAAAACTCTCTAACAGCATGTTTCTTTTTTGCATTCAAATATGTGTTCTTTGTCATGATTTATGCTTTCAATGTTTAAATAAAAAGAAAAGCCCCCAACAAATTAATGTCGAGGGCTATTTCCCACCAATTAAAACCTAAGATCTTTAAAATACGCTGAGGCAAACCTGTATTCTTTGCACCATTCATTAAATGGTGGTCTGTTTTCAGGCTCTAAACTGCGTACTCCTGGTGTGAAATGTTCTGATTTACGATTGTTCTGGTGAAACCTGATCAGGATCATCATCCTCGTCACCATAATATTCTTGATATTCATCATCGTAATTTTCTTCTGTAAATTCTTCTGTAGCATCGTCTGCATATTTTATGGTCACCTTATTTTGGTAGAGACCTGGTACGAAATAATCTGGATTATCTTCGAGCTCAACCATTTCAATCAATATCTCTCCTTCATAACCTGAGAGTATTCTATTGAAATGTTTCACCTCTATGTCACACAATTCATCTGTGTGTTCTCCCTCATCCATCCAACCAATCTCTTCTGGATTAGCAAGAACTTGGTATGAATCAGGAATATTGGGATTACCCTTGTCAATAATATATGGCTCTACAGGATAGCCATTGATTTTGAGGAATTCTTCCTCATTTCTTGGTACTTCCTGCAATTGGATGATTTCCAGGTCATATTTGGTGGTAACCAAGAAATACATGCCCTTTTCCAATTTCAGTGGTCTATAAGATTTAAAGACCAATAACGCTTCCATGAACATATGAAATGATTTATATGAACAGAAGGGCTTAATAGCCCAACTGTTCAAGATGATCAATATTAGCAGTTACAAACACAAATCCTCCTTGAACATAAATGTCAAAGAAGAAGTTTGCGAGTTTCCTAAAGTGGCTGAACTCTACGGGTGTAAGGCTTACGGTCTTCATTGTTTCTGGTTTTTATTGGAATGGAAATGGTTACAAATTTAATACCTCTGAGCGTAAGAAGAGTCATTACTCTATCAAGATCTTTCTTCTCATATAGAATTGATTCTTTCTTCTCAGGATGGAACATAATGATTGCATCTCTGTGATAAGGACTAAGAACACTGACAAACAGCTCTTTATACCTTAATCTATAGATGATTTCATGTTTGTTGGTCTGAGGATTGAGTATCTTTTCAGCCCCTTGGTATGGCTGAAATGATTTAAATGCATATAACATAAGCTTTTCTGGTTTTATTTGGTGTGTGTAGGAAAATAAAAATAGTCCCCATATAGACATATGAGGACTGCAAGTAACCACTAAAAACACAATTAGTTTTTGTTGACAGTAAAAATCTTGGACTGCTTATCAAGCTTGTCCATATTTTGGATCATATCCACTGCATTCTTTGCCTCACCCTTTGTACTGCACCTGATGGTGAACAAAGTGGAAAGCATGCCAATCTGATCCCTTTTCTCATTTGAAGGAAGAATCAAATAGTCTTCAATTGCATTTTTCAGCTCATTGAGCAAATCTTCTTCTGGCATCATGGTGGCAACCATAATCATCAACTCTTTCATTGTTTTTCTTGTTTAAAGGTGGTGAAATAAATATACGACTGCAAATATCCCATAAGAGATATGATTGAAATGATTGTAAGATTTGCACCTGATGGCTCAAGAAGAGCAAAGCCTAGGTATATAATTGCAGATGTGCAAAGGAACATCAAAATGCTGAGGAGGAGAAATGCTTTTTTCATTGTGTAATTTTTAAATCTTCATTATAACCAAATTCTCCTGTAATAAGAGAATTGGCAATTTCTTCAGGGAACATATATTCATATGTTGAATCCCTAAACCTAACATCAAACTGTTGTCTTCCTTGGTCATATTTGTCCAAAGGAATAACAACATAATTGTTATAATCCTTATTATTTGCTTCTTCATCCTTAAGAATGAGGAAACAAACAACAAATCCAAGAATAAAGAACCAACCAGCAAAGAGGAAATTTTTCATAATAGAACTGTTTTAAACATTGGAATTAAATAAAAAGAATCCAAAATAAGACAAATGATTGTGGCTTTCACCCAATCAGCTTTTGTTCCCCTAAAATTGGGGAGAACCCACAAACTAATCATATATGGTTTTTTAATTGGTTTAAGAAAGAAAAAAGAGCCCAGTATAGACATACCAGGCGTGTATATATGAGAACTTAACAACTTAACAGCTCATACAAGCTGTTTACATAATTTTCTGCCTCCTCTTGTGTATCGAAATACCAAGTTGAGTTCTGAGGATAGGCATAATTCTCTAACATGTCTTCTACCTTAGCTGTCCATATGCAGCCATAATTTTCACAAACGTAATACATATCATTGGTTTTATTGATGACAAAAGAAAACACCCTAATTTATCCAACTTACAGGTGTTATGGCTGTCCCTATTGCTAGGTTAGGAATAGTCATTCGTCCTCATGAGGTCAAGCTGACTGGCTTAGGTGTTCTCCCTATACACCAATGTACGTTCCCATATGGCTATCACACCATTTCTCATCGTATAGGGCATACTATCTGTTGATTAAACAGAACGTATCTTAAATGAGAGCCCATTACAGGCCCTCATAACTGTTTAAGAATGAATTAATACGAGGAAAATGAAATTTCTGCTCTTCCCACACTGTAGGATGATTATTTCTAATATGCTCATATTTAAGCTTCTTGAAATAATCATATATCCTATCATGTCCAGAGCGTAGTAATAACATAACATCATCATGCTCTAATGGAATCTCAAATCCTATACTACTGAGAGAACATTCAAATCTAATAGCATTTTCTTCATCATTAGATCCTTTGTATTGCAACCACATAGGACTCTCATCATAGCCAAGCCCCATATTGTGCTTCATAGCAAAGTCTCCTGATACACCAATAAGCTTATACATATTGGTGATTTTGTCTAACTCCTCAATGAATTTAGGCGTTAGATAGTCAATAATTTCTTTTCTGGTCATAAAATATGTTTTAATTGGTTTTTGGTGACTAATTAAATGTCCCCTCTGCGTTCAGTTGTACACATAGACGCTCAGCTACCTGATTGTCTCATGAGATACCTGTTACGATGGTTACCAGCCTATCACTATCTGGTAACTGTATCTCGGATCGGTGTGTGTACAACTGCCTAGCCTTGGGAACTAGGTTATGACGCATTAAACAATTGTCAGTATAGATTCATCAACTGACTTGCTACATTTAGTCTCTCACCCATAATATAGGTAGTAGCTTTACTCTATATGTCCTAAAACATATAGAATAGGGTAAAAAAAGAGCCCTGTTACAGGCTCTTAATTAAATAGTTCATTCACTACAGACATTTGACCCAACTTTTTCCCAGCCTCAGCTATATTCTTTATTGTATTATAAATATATTCTTCAGCCTTATTAGGATTGTTATGATGGTCTCTAACAGCTTTAAATATCTGTGCTATCTTAATCTCAACGAGATCATTATATTCTTTTTCTGTCATGGCTTTTGGTTTAATTAGTTAATAATGCTATATGTATGTCTGATATTTCCTTATTTTCAACTGTCCATAAATATATATGACAGGCATGAAGTGGTCTCACAACAGCTAATTTACAGCTCAGCAACTATATTTTCTGCTGTATTTCCCCACCCTTACAGTCACATATGACCCACCCTTATATATAATACGTACGTTTTGTTTAACGATAATTCCAAAAACACGGCATTTTTTCATTCAGCGTTAAACAAAATGAGTTCCCCACTACTGTGTGTAGTGAGGAACTCAATTCATCAGATTGCATTAGCAAGTGCACTAACGCTTGCACTATCAAGGCTGTAGGTTTTAACCGCTTCGTTAACCATTGCATTGATGCGTGCTTCGAGGGTTGCATCATCAACAAACGCTTGACCCAACTCTTCAATTGTGCTGAAGATTGCTGTTGCAGTGAGACGGTCTTTAACACCAAACGTACCGTCTGCATTAGCAATTGGTTTACCATTTGTGTCAAGACGTGCACCATAACTCTTCTCTTTAGCCAGCACGTAGAATGGGAATTTACCTTTCAGGTCATCACCCTTGTTGATTCCCAAAGATTCCATTTGGCGTGCAAAGATGTGGATTCTCTCACCCTTCGCAGTGTAACCTGAAAATGCACCATTCGCACTGAAGTTACCGTTGTTAATCACAAACTTTTTCATCTGTTTCGATTTTTGAAATGTGCGTTTCATCAAATGGGGGACACCCCCAACCACACAACTCGCACTGGGGGTCTTAATCTGGAGTAGCCTCCTCTCCCTTCTATACAACGCTAGGGGGTATTCCAGAAAAATTTCAGTTTTCCTTTCCTCAGATGGCTAGGGGGGCCTTAGGAAAAAAATTTTTTACCCTAGGGGGACAACACTTCTAGCCTTATTACGGCCCTATTAAATTTTTATTTGATCTTCATATCAAGAAATGTCTCTATCTTTGGGGTGGAGGGTGGGTTTTGAAAACATAATCTTTTGTATATGGTAGTATTATATGTTTTGGGGTTTTTGATTTTTCTTGCATTGGTGTTTGGATTTGTTGGTTCTGTAGAGATGACAATTGGTATGGAGCTAAATACGCTTAACACTCCATTCTATAAGATTGGAATATTTTCTCAGAGATATGTTCTTGAAGATGGAAGTGTAGAGGATGAATTGATTATAGGGTTGTTCTTTGTCAATATTGTGTTTCTGTTCTTGAAGAATGTTGAACAAGAAGATGAATGATTTTGGCATAATATGGCATTAATATAATTAATGGTATTTGATAATAGTAAATATGTCCCTACCTTTGTATTGTAATTAAATATGGAATCTAATAGGAAAATAATAAGTCAGAAGCTTAAATGCTCATTGCCAGATGGTTATGTATTGGCTGAGAAGTATTATTCTATTCTGTCTGTTATTAATAATTTGAATTTGACAGAGAGAGAAATACAGCTCATTGCATTTACAGCTATTAAGGGAAACATTAGTTATGCCAATAATAGGGAAGAGTTCTGCAAGAAGTATGGAAGCTCTGAAGCTACAATATATAATATTATATCTAAGCTTAAGAAGATTGGTGTTCTAGTGAAGGATGGGAATAAGGTGAAGGTGAATCCTGTTATTGCTTTGGATTTTGAGAGTCAGCTTTATTTGGAAGTAAAACTTTTACATGGAGATTGACGTTAAACCAAGGAGCATGTCCATGAAGGACTATTTGATTAGGGTGTTGGCTGTAAAGACAAGAACATCTGAGAAGGTTATTGAGTCTGTGGTGAACCATCAGTTTCAGTCAGCCAATGTGGCTATGAGAGAACATAATAGTGTAGAGCTGTCTGGATTTGGAAAGTTCTATTTTAATGTGAAGAAAGCTGAGAAGCATTTGATCAAGCTGAATTCAAAGAAGGAGTTTTTTGAGAAGAAGCTTACAGAGGATTTGAACGAGCAAGCTAGGAATAGGTATACAGTGTCTTTGACAAATGTTATTGCAGACATTCAGTATATAGAGTCAAAAATAAAAACCAATGAATTTCAGACAGATTTACGAGGGATGGAAGAACAAGCTGATTCCAGCCTCGGACATGAAGGAGAGGATTAAGGAAGTTTCTGAACATAGGCTGGGGATTTGTGGTAAGTGTGAGTTCCAGTCTACAAACAGGAAGAAGTACAAAACGGTGAGATTGGATGTACATTGTACAAAGTGTGGGTGTACGCTCTCTGCGAAGACAGCATGTCTTTCCTGTAGCTGCCCAATTAAGCTCTGGAATGATGTTGTTTCTCAAGACGAAGAAGATGGGATTAAATCAGAAATCGATGGATAATAACATTAAGATTAGGAAGGTGCCTCTTGAGATGTTTATAGAAATCCTTACAGATTTGTATAACAAGGGAGTGGATTATGTTGACATCATTGGTATTCTGGATGAAACACAGGATTCCATTGGTATTTCTTTTTGTAAGGATTATATGGATGAGGAGCTGAAGGATAACTTCGACAAGATTCCAGTTTCAGTGAAGAAGAATGACCAGATTAATATCAGCTTGTCTGACGAAGATTTAAACCAATTATTATGAACCCTGTAGTAGAAGCATGGATTGTTATTGAGAAACTTGGAGCTCTTGTAGCTACACCAGGTATTTCAGAAGATGTAAAGACGGTAGCAAACCAACAAATTAAAAAGTTGATTGAGGATGTTGTGGCTCCTGGATTGACAAAGCTTTCAGCCACAGCTTCGGGAATTGTGATGTAATTAGCAATGAGCAGAAAAACCAGCGAATATAACCAAATCATCCATATTCTGCAAGAACTACATAAGCTCTATCCAGAATGGAATATGGGCAGACATTTGGCAACAGCGTTAGATGGATATGGTGATGTGTGGGGATTGACAGATAAGGAGTTTGTTTTCCTTCTCTCCAAGTATAAGACAAGAATGGAGCTGGATATTCCACATGTGGAGGACAGCGAAGAGCTTGATAAGATAGTGAAGGGAGGAATGGATTTGGATAGTTTATTTAAAGAAGAAGACGATTATGGAGAATACTAACAATGTAGAAATTATAGGTGGGATAGTATTTGAAACTGATCCTAATAATATTCCTCCTTGTAATCCAGAAAACACCTGTGATATTATACAGGAATTTATTGGAGAAAGCGATGGTTCTTATGATCAATATCTAAGAATAAAAAGAGATTGTTTAAGAGAGATTGGGAATGTTGAGGATACTATTGAGTCTCATGCATCTAAAATTAGAGATTGCGTAAGCTACATAAAGGAACTTAAACAAGAAATGGATGAGGCTTTTAATAAATATAAATCATCGTGGCAATAATAAAGAAAACTACATACGTTAATACAGAGCTCGATTGGGCTGAGCAACAGCTCACATCATGGAAAGCTTATGTTGATGCCAATCCTCTTCATGAATTGAAGGATAGGATTGAGTGGAAACCTACAGCCAAGGGAGGAATGCTCCCAATGGTGATTGCTTCCATAGAGGCTCAAGGAAAGTTTATACAGGAAACAATGAAGAATTACCTAGCCCTACTTGAGGTGGTTGATAAGTTACGTAAGATAGAGGAAGCTAAGGTGGAAGTGAGAGGAAAAGGTGAGCTCAGCTCTATGGCTGAAGATTTTCTAAAATCAAGAAAATGAAATCAATTGATTATAAAGATTGGTTCATTCAACAAAAACGACTGCCAGATAGAGAAAGTGAAGAATATAAAGCCTTTTACGATTTTCACAAGGACATTTGTTTGAATGGAGCGATGATGGGAGGAGTGTATATAAATCCATTCCTCTATTGGCATTTGAACATATGGCATACAGAGGTGGATGTTATTGATGAGAGAGGAAGGATCAGTCAGAGTTATGCCAATCCCTTGCTCAGGGATAATGAGTGGATAGTGACAAATGAGATAGATAGGGCTCAACAAGAAAAGAAAGGATTGGTTATTCTGGGAATCAGGCGTTTTGCCAAGTCTGTTCTTGAGGCTAGTTATATAGCATGGGGAGCTACATTTGATGAGAATAGTCAGAACATTATTGCTGGATTGAATGCTCCAGATATTAAGCTGATTACAGATAAAATTGACAAGGGATTAAACTTCCTTCCAGAAGCTTGGAGGTGGCAGAGAATTGAGGACAATTGGAAGAATCAGGTTACGCTGGGAATTAAAACAAAATCAGGGGAGAGGATTCCATTCTCCCAGATTCTTATTCGTAACTTGGATGAAGGTAATAACGAAGAGGCTATTGCAGGTACAAAGCCACGTAAGCTCATCATTGATGAGATCGGTAAGGGTAACTTTCTACGTGGTTTCCAGGCAGCTGTTCCTGGTTTCACAACACCCTATGGTTGGGGATGTTCTCCAATTCTTACGGGTACTGGGGGTGATATGAAGAGATTCATGGATGCAAAGAGCTTGATGTTCGATGTAGACAACTTTAACTTCCTAACGTACAATAATGATAAAGATGACAGAAGAGTACATGGACTATTCATCTCCTACAAATACAGAATGGAAGCAAAAGAATCCTCCACGCTTGGAGCGTTTCTTGAAGAACCTGCTAGTAGCGATCTACACGAAATTCCTATGCTGGTTAGCAATGAGGAAAAAGCAGAGCAAATAACAACCAACAACTTAGAGCGTCTAAAGAAAGCAGGTGATAGAATTGCCTATCTCAAAGAGAAGATGTACTATCCCATGGAAGTGGATGATATATTCCTGAATGAGGATACAAACATCTTTGATATTGAAGCTGCTAAACGACAGAAAACCAGACTGTTATATAGTGAGAGGACAGGAACTCCAGTAGTTTTGTTCTCTGATGGAGAGAAGATTGCACATGAGTTTACAGATAAACGTCCAATCACCAACTTCCCTCTCAAGAACAGTGATTTGAAGGATGCTCCTGTAGTGATATATGAGTTTCCTGTAAATAACCCTCCATATGGATTGTATGTGGCAGGAGTTGACCCATACAGACAGGGGCAATCAGCATACTCAAGCTCTTTGGGAGCTGTGTACGTATATAAAAGAATGCATGATATTACAGGAGAGAAATACCAGGATATGTTTGTTGCTTCTTATGTAGCACGTCCTGATAAGAAAGAAACATGGGAAGAACAGGCTAGGTTGCTTATCAAGTATTACAATGCCAGAACCCTTTGTGAGAATGATGACATTTCTTTTATAGAATACATGAAGGCTAAGGGTGATGCACATTATTTGGAAAAGCAGCCACAGTGGTTGATGGAAGTGGTGCCAAACACCACAGTGAAAAGGGAATATGGAATTCATCGTTCTTCTCAGAAAATAATTGACTATCTTCACAACTGTTTAAAGAAATACTTGGAAGAGGTGATTCATATAGAGAAGGATGAGAATGGTAATATAACAAAGGAAGTTACAGGAGTGAGTAAGATATTCGATCCTGTTCTTCTAGAAGAAGTGATACAATACAATGATCAGGGTAACTTTGACCGTATTGTAGCAGCAGAACTTGCAATTGCCCAAGCATTTAAGATGAACCCCATCCTTGGAAAGGTTGGTGGGTCAGATGATGATAGGGTGGCTTCAATGTTTGCAAGAAAGCAAAAGAACACATTGTTCTCTGAATCCAGAGGACTATTTAATACTAACAAACGAAAATTGTTTACCTAATGGCGATAATTAGATATACAAAAGATGCTACGATAAGGTATGCCTATCTTAACATTTTCCCTGACCAGTTTAAGACAGAGAAAGAGAAAAGGGATGAGAGCTGGATAAAGAACACAATGGACTATTTTGCAAATAAGGCTTACGCTGAATATGTTAAAAATAGGGACACATTTGTTAAAAACTACGATCTTGTAAAGGGCATTCTTCGTATGGAAGACTTTTACCAAGAGCCAGAGGTGAAGAGCTTTACAGAAATGCTCACAAACAATCTCGAACTTCCTGCATACGTTAAACATTATTCTATTATAACCACGCCAATTAATGAATTGGTTGGTGAGATTTCAAAGCGTCCTGATGCATTCAGGATTAAAGCTTTTGATGATGATAGTCAATCTGAAGAGCTGGAATACAAAACACAGATTCTCCAAGAATATGTTTTGAATGAGGCTAAGCAGAAGATAATGGAAAAGCTTGCTGAACAGGGTGTGGAAGAGATTGATCCTGAAGAGGTTCAGCAAATGACAATGAATGAGGTGAAGGATGAGCTTGATAGCTACACATCCGTAGCTGAAAAATGGGCAAACCATCTTCTTACATGTCAAAAAGCTGATTTCAACCTTAAAGAGAAATCAGAAGATGCATTTAGGGATATGCTCATATCTGCACGTGAATACTATCATATATATGAGGATAATTCAAAGGTGGGGTATAATATTGAAGTGGCTAACCCTAAGAACACTTGGTTCTTAACCACTCCAGACAGAAAATATATTTCAGATCCTACAGGTAGGGCACAAGGTGCTTACGCTGCAGGAACTGTGCAAGTGATGGAACTGTCAGAAATCATTGAAGCTGTTCCTGATCTTACCAAAGAAGAGATAGACCATCTCAGGAGTTCTCTCCAAGACTATGGATTGATTAATGTACGTGAATCCAATCTGGGTAATCCTAGCGTAGCACCAGGCATTGATTCAGTTACGTACGACACCTATGATCCATTGGTTCTTCAGACTCGCATGCTTATTGAGAGTGAAATGAAGGAGAACAACGATGGTCTTAAAGATTTTCTTGGTCTTACCTCAAACGTTTCCTCATTTGGCTACAAGTATGTAGTTGTTAGGTGTTATTGGCTTAGCAAGAGGAAGATAGGTAAGCTCATCTACCTGGATGAACTGGGAAATGAACAGTCTGTTCTGGTAGATGAAAATTATAAGTCAGGAACTATTCCTACAGAGCAATCTTTGGAATGGGGATGGGTTAACCAGTGGTATCAGGGAACTAAGATTGGTCCAGACATCTACCACATCAAACCTTACAAACTTCTTAATTATTGTCCTATTATAGGAATCAATTACGAGATTAAGAACACAGAGGCAAGAAGTCTTGTTGATTTGATGAAACCTTTCCAGGTGTTGTACAATGTTTGTATGAACCAATTGTACAAGCTTCTTGAGAAGGAAGTGGGTAAGGTGTATCTGACATCCATCAGGCATGTACCTATTCCAAAAGATGGAGATGCACAAGATGCTCTCGATGTTTGGGAAATGGAAGCTCGTAACAGAGGTGTTGTGTTTATCGATGATTCTCCAGAGAACCTCAAGAGTCCATCCAGTTTCAACCAGTTTAGGGATATTGACCTTACACGTACGCAGGAGATCCAATCTAGGTATCAACTTGCTATGCAATTGAAGACTGAGTGTTGGGAACTTATTGGTATGTCCAGACAAAGGCTTGGATCAGTATCTGCAAGTGAATCTGCTACAGGTACAAATGCTGCACTTGCACAGAGCTATTCCCAAACAGAACCTCTTTTTGTTGCACATGAGTATGTTCTGGGACAACTCTACCAAGCAATTATTGATGCTTCCCTGTATATAGAAAGCAAGAAGCCACAATCTACCCTTTCTTATATTACGTCTGAAGGAGAGTCTGCATTTGTTCAAGTGAATGGTACAGATCTCAAATTCCGTGATTTGAAAGTGTTTGCTACCAACAGACCTGAAGATAAGAAGATGTTTGAGGAAATCAGAGGATTGTCCCAAGCTGTTCTTCAGAACGGTGGATCTCTCCACGATGTAATTGAGCTGTATTCTACAAACTCAATAAGAGAGATGAAGAAAGTGTTCAAGACACTTAAAGAGAGGCAGGAAGCTATGCAAGATCAGCAAATGCAACAGCAACAACAGCAGTTGGAGCAACAGCAACAGCAAGCACAAGCTCAATTGCAATTGGCTCAACAGCAACAGGCTGAGAAACTTGCACATGACGATTATCAAAAAGAACTTGATAGGATCAATAAGAAAGAGATTGCCATTATTCAAGCTACAGGATATGGTAAGGTGGAAAGTGAAGATATCAATCAAAACGCAGTTCCAGATGTTCTTGAGATGAGCAGATTTGCAAGTGAGGAAGCTAAAGCTGCAAAAGATTACCAACTCAAGATGTCTGATATTCAGAATAAGAACAAATTGGCTGCTGAAAAGCTTCAATTGGAAAGAGAAAAACTTCAAATAGCAAGAGAGAATCAAGCAAATGATTTGGCTATTGCTAAGGAGAATGCAAAGAATAGAGCCAAGAAATCTAAATAATGTTCCACGTGGAACAAACCTTTTTGATTAAGGTAAAATACACTAATGCTATATTAACTGCAAAATTAGCTTGATTAGTGTTCTACCTCTTTGCAAATAAATTCACATTACATATTTTTACATCACAAACCAATTCATAAAAGAACTACATATGGCTGATAATCAAGAACTTCAATCCTTTGGGAACTTTAGTATTGAAAATACTATGGACATGGGTCTTGGTAGCACTGAGCTTCTTAACGATCTCATGGCTCCTGAAACAGCTGCATCATCTCCTGAAGATGTTACAGAAATAAAAAATGAACCTGCTCCAGCCCCTGCTCCTGCTAAAAAAGCAGCAAAAGCTGAAGCTGAACCAGAATCCGATAATAAAGAAGATGCTTCTAAATCCATCCAAGATTTCCTTCTTGGAGGTGATGATGAAGAAGAAGAGGATGATGAAACTCCTGCACCAACTTCTAAAAAAGCTGTCTCTGATGATTCAGAGGAAGATGGTGATGAGGAAGAGGAAGGAGGATCAACACAGTTTTCTGCTCTCTCTAACGATCTGTTCAAACTTGGAGTGTTCACAAAGGATGATGAGGAAGAAGATGTAGCAATCTCTACCCCTGAAGAGTTTCTTGAAAGATTCAACCTAGAAAAGAAAAAAGGTGCTATTGATATAGTACAAAACTTTATAGGTCAATTTGGTGAAGACTACCAACAAGCATTCGATGCAATTTTTGTTAAAGGTGTTAATCCAAAAGAATATTTCGGCACATATAATAATATACAGAGTTTCTCTGAAATGGATCTCTCCCAAGAGAACAATCAGGTATCTGTAATCAAACAAGCTCTTGCAGATCAAGGTTTTGAACCTGAAGACATCGATACAGAAGTTGAAAGGTTGAAAAACTACGGTGATCTGGAAACAGTTGCAACAAAACACCATAAGGTGTTGGTTAAGAAAGAAGCTGCAAAGCTTCAACAAATGGAGGAGCAACAGCAACGTGAACTCCAAAAACAACAAGCTTTCAAACAGCAATACATTCAAAATGTACAGTCTGTTCTGCAAGATAAACTTAAAGCTAAAGAGTTTGATGGTATCCCCCTCAATCCAAAATTGGCTAATGAACTACAGGATTTCCTTTTGGTTGACAGATATCAAACTTCTTCAGGAGAAAAACTGACAGAGTTTGATAGGCAAATTTTGGAATTGAAAAGACCAGAGAACCACGCTCAAAAAGTTAAGCTTGGTCTACTGATGAAAATTCTTGAAACCGATCCTTCACTGTCAACCATTCAAAAAAGGGGAATCAGTAAAAAATCAGATGATCTTTTCAGTGAGGTGGCTAGACAAAGTTCAAAGTCCTCAATTAAATCTGGAAAATCATCATCTAAGTCCACGTCTTGGTTTCAGTAATTTATAAATTTAAAAGATAACAAAAAATGGCAATTCAAACAATCCCAGGTCTAACTGGTTTTACTTACGCCCGTGTTGCTTCTATGGACAAGCGTGCAGTAGGTAAACTGACAGACGCAAATCACCTGGAGTCTTTCCACTCCACTGAGCCTGCTGATTACGATAAGAAGATCATCAGCCTCTACACTCAAAGTTCGTTGTACAGCAACGATTTCTTGGACATGATCAACAAGTCCACTCCTTATTACATTGATAATAACAGTGACGCTTGGAAATGGCAAGTTCAGGTTCCGTACAAGTTCCCTAAGATTATTGACATTCCTCTCGCTACTGCAGAGCTGAACAAGCCTGGTATCGATGGACAAGAATTCACCTTGGTATTGGATACCAATGAGTTCTCTAAGAATGCAATCGTTTCTGTAGGTACTCGTCAGTATGGTCCTAGGTTCTATGTTGTTAAAGATCCTATCCAATGGAATGCTGGTTACCTGTACACCTTCACCCTTGTAAGTGACAATCCTACAGTAGACTTCGTAAGCTCTAACTTCCTCCAAGTTGGTGTTGAACTTGAGCTGGTTGATGCTGCTATTGGTGAGTTCGATCAAGATTTGTTGGGTCTTCCTCGTCTTGGTGAGCAAATCACTATGTTTGAATCTCTGGGTTCTGCATATGGTTATGAGCATAAGATCACTGAGTGGGCTGATGACAAGATGATGCGTGATGCTTCTGGTAAGCCTCTTGACATCCTTGTATATGCTCCTCAACGTAGGAACCAACTTCCTTTGACTAGGAACGATGTTAAATGGGAACCATTCATTGAGTTCTGGATGCGTAAGTCTATGCTTGAGTTGAAAGTTAAGCGTATGATTTGGAGCAAGCCTGGAACTGTTAAGACTAATGGTTCTAAGCAAGAATTGAAGCGTACTTCTGCAGGTGTTTACCACAGGATGCGTAACAATGGTAACTTGGTTCAATACAACCGTGGTGAATTCACTGCAAACCTTATTCGTTCAGTATTTGGCGACCTGTTCTACAGGAGGGTTGATGTGAAGGATCGTAGGGTTAAGATGTATACAAACGAAGCTGGTTTTGACGTATTCCAGCAAGCTCTTAAGACCGATGCTTTGAATTCTGGTCTTACATTCATGGCTGATTCTGGTAACAGGTATCTGCAAGGCGAAGGACAACACATCACTTACAACTTTGCTTTTGATAGCATGGTTACCCGTGAGACTGGTCGTGTTGAACTGATTCACCTGAAAGAACTTGACCTGCCACAATCTAACCTTGAATTTGGTCAAAATAAGAAATCCACTCCTGTATTCATGGTATTTGATGTTTCTCCAATGAGCGATGGTTCAATGGTTAACAACATCCGTGAAGTAAGGATGAAGGGTGCTCCTTCCATGACTTGGGGTTATATTGACGGAACTCGTCACCACTTGGGCTTTGCTAAGTCTCAGGGTATGAGCTCTGCTAACAAATTCCCTGGTTATGAAATTTGGATGAAAGATCGTTGTGATGTTTTCATCGAGGATCTCTCCCGTACAGTTCTGATCGAAGAGATTCCACAGTTCTAATTTCACTCTAGGAATTATTCCTAGAACAATCCTACCGAGAAGAGCCCTCCCTCAATCCCTCCCACCTTTGGGAGGGCTCTCTCAAACCTACAGAGTGTTGGATTGGGGTGTCTCCCAATCGCTACCCCTTCAATGGGAATCACTCTGCAAATAAAACCAGATAAATAACTAAATATGGGCAAAATTGGAAAAATCTCCACAATAAAAAAGGAGTACAACAGTTCACAACTTCAGACAATGCAAGGTGGTCTTGCACAGAAAGGAATGACTAGGATCCCTGGAACAGGGGTGTTCAAGTATCCTTACAAGGAACTTGATGGTCAATACAGAACAGGACTTAATCCAGATGCAGCTTACATTCGTAGAATTCAAGATCCCACTGAAAGGGAAATTGAAGTTGAGCGTGTAACAAATCTCAAACAAAAGCTTGAAGCAGCATTGAACATTGATCTTGGACCACGTGCAGCTTTCTGGAATAGTGGTTTGTCAACTTCACAGTATGACGTACTGCATGTACAACCTGTAAAATTGTTGGATGGTGACAATCTTTTTGATTTGGATCAACCTCTTCAAGAACTAGCATTCTCTTGGCTGAGAGTTCACCCTACCATCGCAAGCTCTTATCAAGCTTGGGAACGTGGTGAATATCCTGCTGATACTCAGTTCTTTGTGATGGATGATGAGATTGAAAACGCAGTTCTCTTTAAGAAGAAACAAGTAATTAACAAAGCAATTAGCAAATTTGACAGCATGACTCCTGAGAAGAAAAGGAAGGTTGCTCGTCTGCTTGGATTACCTGTAACAGATAATACTAAAGAAGAAATTGTCTACAACCTTGTTGATAATGTCATTAAAGAGACAGAATTCAAAACAGGTAAATACCAAGGACTTTCTACAGTTGAAGTGTTCAATCGCTTTGCTGATATGAAAGAAAATTTGCTCCATATTAAAGACCTTGTTAAGCAAGCAGTATCACATTCCATCTACAGGATAAAGCCTAATGGCAAAGTTTATGAAGGTGAATTTGAAGTTGCTGCTGATGAGGAAGAACTCGTAAAATTCCTTGCTGATGAGGATCATCAAGATGATCTTCTGACATTGGAAGGTAAATTAAAAACTAAGAAACTCGCAGCTGTATGATACCAGTAGATAGTTTATTGTATAAGATTGACCAAAAACTAAATAAACTATCAACTAACGAACATCAGCAAATTCAACTGGAAGACAAGATATTGGCTTTAAATGAAGCTCAGATAAAGCTGATTAAGCAGAAGGTTGATGGGTTTAGCGTAGTTAGTGGTCTAGGATTAGACTCCTTCAAAAAGAGATACGAAGATCTGCAAAGTTTGGTTATTACATATAATAATCAACCATTGACACTACATGTTAAAAATCCTGAACTGAATCAATGGTCAGCAGGATTGCACCAACTTGATCCCAAGTACATGTTCTATATCGATAGTTACATACTTGCAGATAAAGGAAGGTGTAAAGACAGAAAGATTTGGATCAATAGAGATCTTACAAAACATGGTGACTTGTCACTCTTGTTGAATAACGATCATTATAAGCCATCTTTCGAATATCAAGAAACATTCAATTTCTTGTCATCTGATGAAATCTCAGTATTTACAGATGGAACCTTTACACCAACAAAAATCTATATATCGTACATGAGGTATCCTGTATATATAGATAAAGAAGGATACATTAAGTTTGATGGGCAACCATCAGTTAATCAGGATTGTGAACTTGAAACTTATTTGGAAGACGAACTTCTGGATCTCACAGTTCAAAATCTTGCGATGTACACAGAAAATGCATCTGCTGTGCAAACTGCACAGTATAGGATACAAACAAATGAATAGTTTTTTCATTAATTTAAAATAAAACAAAATGGCAGATTTCTCTCTAACTACGCTCTTTGTGGTGCCAGTTGGCAGTTCTATTGCTAGTGCTGACTCCACACAAGACCTCTCTGCTGGTCAGGTTGGTTTTTTCAACGCTGACTACAGTGTAATTGCTCCTGGTGATTCTCCTTCAGGAAACTATTTCTATGTTGCTCAAGGTAGGACTAACACCTATCTGCAAGGTTCCAAGCGTTCTGACAAGATTGCAGGATGTTCTGGTATCAATGCTGGTTGTAGGTCTAACGTAACTGAGTGGTACAAAGTTTATGGCTGTCCTACAGCTACAACTCAAATCACTGAGGTTGACAACTGGAATGTTAAATGTGGTGACATCATCACTGTAACTCTCCGTGCTCACTCTTCCTACATTGACACCCTGTACTTCAATGGTTTCACTCGCAGTGTGACTATTCAAGCTCCTTGTTGTGAGTGTGGTGCTGATCCTTGTACTGAGGTTGATTATGAAGCTCTTGTTGACCAATTGATTGCTGCTTTCGAAGCTCAAGCTCCTGGCATCAATCCTGACAACATCTCTTTCAACACTTTCTACGAGTTCTCTCAAGATGCTCCTGGTGTTTTGACTATCACTGGTAAACCTCTTACCAAATATGGTCAGCCTTGTGATGTTGCAGCTTTCCCTTATGAGTATGACAGGATGTACTTCCGTACCTTCGTGTACAGTGGTCCTGCTACCACAGCTGATTTCATTGTTGCTGATGCTTGTAATATTGTAGCTGAAGCTAATGTTGTTCAAACTTCTAACTATCCTTCAGGTACTTCTGATGAGATTGCACAATTGGAGAAGAACTACTACAGCTATCAAGCTGGTTACCTGAAGCATTTGTACAGGATGGCTGGTTACAATCAAAACTTTGAGTCTTGGGTTTCTGCAGGTACTACCTACGATACCTACTACATCAAGTTTAATGAGTATGACAGGTCTGGTTACAACTGGGGTGATTACATTCACGAAGATTCAATGGTGATCATTGCTGTTCCTCAAGGAACTGCTGCTGGTGCAGATGTAGAAGAAATTCTTTCTGACGCATTGGGATCTCCTGAAGATAAGAGTGCTTGTGTAACTACTACTACCACTACTACCGCAGCACCTATTCTCTAAAGAATAAAATAAAGATCATATAACCTGTGCCTGAGGGTGAGAGAGGATATTCTCAAGTCCTCGGGCACATTTATTTTAAACAACATGGCAGACGTACTAGATATACTTGTTATTGATACACATGATGTACAAACTCTTGGTATAGCTGATGCTTCAGTTTATACAGGAGTTCCTACATCACCAACAATAACAATCACTGTACCTGGATTTGATCCTATATCACTTCCTTTTGTTCCCGAAGATTTCAATTTGTTCAATTCAACAACTTTGGGATTATCTGCTGTTGGAGATCCTTTGCTTCCTCTTCCTGATGGTGTTTATTATCTGACATACACAATTGCACCAGCAAATGTGAACTTTGTTAACAAGAACATCATGAGAGTTGATCAAATTCAAGAAAAGTTTGATAATGCTTTCATGAAGCTTGATATGATGCAATGTGATCTTGCCATCAAACAACAATCAAAGGTGGAACTGAATAGCATTTATTATTTCATCCAAGGATCAATTGCAGCAGCTAATAATTGTGCTATTGATACAGCTACAAAGCTTTACCAACAAGCAGACAAAATGTTGAATAATTTTATTAGAAATAACTGTGGTTGTTCTGGCACCAACTACTTTAATAATTTTGTATAATGGCAACTTGTAGAAATTGCGGAAGAAATGTTGGCTGTGGATGCCAACTTACAAATGGGCTCTGTGGGGCTTGTAACGCAGCAATTAAAAAAGGACTAAAAAAGTTTAAAGATGTTATCTCCAAAATTAGTCAACTGTATTGATTGTACAACTCCACAGGCACTCATATCTGATATTGATTGCAGGTTGACAGAGTTGGCAAACAACCAGTACAATAACATTGTATTCATCCTAAATCTTCCTTTCCCTGGACAAGTGATAGATGATTTGCTGAATTACAAAAGAATATTAACCTATAAGTTGTGTAATCCAAATTACGCATCAGCTTATACAGTTCAAATGATCGCTAGTAGAGTTAAAGTTTTAATTCATAAATAATTATAAAATGGCTTGTAATAATTGCTATAACGGATGTGTAGAAACAACATCTGATAAATGCGTAAGATATACAGGTGAGAATGTTGAAGCACTCAGCATCGCAAATGGTGACAATCTGTACACTGTAGAACAAGCATTGATTAATGCTGTAGTTTCTTTCCTTGATGGAACAGGTATAGATATTACAATTGATCCAGCTGCATACTGTGCTCTTGTAACATCCTATCTCCCTGAATGTAAACCTATATGTGCTCCTCCTACAGCTGTAGAATTGTTTGAAGCCCTTGTAAAAGCTGCTTGTGATCTTCAAGTACAAATAGAAGATGTTGCTGCAGATATTGCTACATTGAATGCTGATTACGATGTTGATTGTCTTTCTGGTGTAACAAGTAGCTCAGACACACATGCTGTTCTCCAAGCTGCTATTACTAAGATATGTGAACTTGGTGTAGATCTCAGTGCTCTTGCTCTTGATGTAGATACAAACTATGTTAAGATTGCAGACCTAAACACTCTTATTCAAGACTATCTTGATAGCATATCTGTATCAACAAAATACTACAACAAAATGGTTCCATACACTGTTGTAGAATACTATGGTCCTCTCACAGGAAATTTTGATGCCACTGGTGCAGGTCTTGGTGATTGGGAGAAAATCTATCTGTGTAATGGATTGAATGGAACTCCTGATAAAAGAGGTAGGGTTGGTGTTGGTGCTATTGTAGGAGTTGGTGGAGGAGCTTTGAATCCTTCAGTAGATCCTTCCACTCCAGGTAATCCAAACTATAGTTTGTTGCAAATTAGTGGTGCTAACACAATTACACTTAATTCTACACAAATTCCTGCACATACGCACACAGCTACAGCATCAATCACTGATCCTGGTCACAGACACGATATATGGGGAATTACAGGAGGTGATAACCAAGACAATAGTAACACTGTAAGGTTTGCAGGTGGTGATAAAGATCAAGGAGAAACAGCTTTCTATTTTACAAATACACAAGCTTGTCAAACTTCTACAACAGGAATTAGTGCTTCTATTTCAGTTAATGCTAGCACTGGTGGTGGTGCAGGACACGCCAATATACAACCTGTACTGGCTTGTTACTATATTATGTACATACCTTAATATTTAAATTATGGCTTGCGTACCTGGAATGCCTTGTTATAACGTTCCTGTAGTGGTTTACACTACATATCCCTCAACATGCACTGTTCCTATATTTGCAGGTTATCCCATCAGTTCTGATTTGATAACCTATGTAGGACCAAACCTACCATGTTCAGGAACTCTCAACAACGACTTTCTTACAGTTGCTCTTCAAAAGATAGATGAGAAGATTTGTCCTCAGACAATGGCTCAAGCTATTATTGATGCAATTACAACAAACTCTGAATTGTCTGCAGCATTTTGTGAATTAGTTAGCAATTGTCAATTCTTAACTAGCACAACTACTACTGTAGCACCATAATACTAAAAACCCTGTTTTTGTTGGTTTTACAGGGTGGCACCCCTGCCCTTTCTAGGGTGGGGGTTTTTTAATTATATCAGTTAACCTATATAATTACATTAGTTAAAATAATTTGGTATATTTCAAATTTATTTCTTACCTTTACATCAATTTAACCAATCTATTTCTAAATGGCTGATAATCAATATCTTCTCAACGAATTGCAGCAATTGCTAAGTTGGAAAAAAAGTAAAAAATTCTACGCTGAGAAGCTAGGGATTTCAGAAGAAGAAGTGAGTGAGTTGTTAAAGGAATTGAGGTCAGGAAATGAATCAATAAGAACTGAAGCTGAAACAGCTAGCTACATTGACGAACTTGAAGAAGCTATTGTCAAATATGTAGAAGATGTTCAGAAGGGTGTTGGTGAGGTGACATTTAACTCTCCTGAAGAGATAAAGTCTTTGGATGATCTTGTTGAGAAATGTAAAATTGATATTACCAAGTGGGATGTAACTAAATATGTTCAAAACTATTGGGGAAATTCTAAAACTCCTCATTGGCAAGTGAAAGCTTGGCTTAGCAAGAAAACAGTTGAAGACAATTTCAAAAATGAATTCATCTCTTTTCTTGAGACATACAAACCATTTTCAGATTTTGTAGAACCTCCTTTCTACGATGGTTGCAAACCTATCGCTTGTATGATTGTAAACAAGCAGGATTCCCATTATGACAAATATGATACAGATGGGAACAATGCAATCTACCATAGGTTTGATAATATTATCTCCAAGATTAGTACAATCCTTACACAAGCATCTCTGTCCAACTATTTGTCTGAAGTTTATTATGTTGTTGGATCAGATGAGTTTAATAGTGAGTTTACAGGAACAACTACAAAAGGCACTCCTCAGCAAAACATTCTAACACATCATGGTTCATTCGAACTGATATGTAATCATGAGATTGAAATGATTAACTTGTTGCTGGGCAAATGTGATTCTGTTAATGTTATTTATGTTCCTGGAAACCATGATGAATATGTTGGATGGCATCTAATCAAATGGTTGGAAGCTTATTTCAGACATGATGAAAGAGTGAGTTTTGACACTTCTGCAAACTATAGAAAGTATATAAGTTTTGGAAATACAGCAATGATGCTCAATCATGGTGATGCTATGAAACCAGCTAAACTTGCTGGCATATTTCCAATTGAGTTTAGAGAAGATTGGTCATACCATAACAACTTCTATATATTCACTGGAGATAAGCATCACGAATTGAGTCAAGACTTTAATGGAATTAAATTTTATCAAATACCTGCATTTTCTAATGCAAAGAGTTCCTGGGACAATAAGAATGGGTATGTTGGATCAAAAGGTGAAGTGACTGGATTTCTTATTGAATATCACAATGGAATGACGAATATATTCAAACAATACTTATAATGGCAACATTAAGAAAATTGGTTTCAGATGTACGTAGTATGCACAAGTTGCTTTCTACAGATTCCCTTATTACAGATAGGGCAATTGCTTCTGAGATTAAAAATAATTCTCTTCTTCTTATAAAGAGAGAAACTAACCTAAGAAAACTTTGGGCAACAGATACATTGTTCACTACCCTTCCTTGTTTGGAAATGGTAGAAGTTCCTATTTCAGAATGTTGTGATTATGTAGATCCATGTTCTATAGGAAGAAGTAAATTCAAGCTTCCACGTATTGCTGAGGGAAACTATCAATACATTATTCAAGGTGTCTACTCAATCAATGCAATGAGTGGACAAGGAAAGAAACTTAAAGAAATTACAGTAAACAGATATATAAATCTTTTGAAACTTCCAATAATAAAGAACGAACAATACTATTGGATTCAAAATGAATATCTGTATGTCAACAATCCATATCTTAAGGCAATCAGAATTTCTGCTTTATTTGAGAACGATGTTCCAAATGAATTGCTTTATCCAGAATGTTGTTGTGGAGAGGATATAGTTGTAGAAGATTTCTGCAAGAATCCTCTTGATAAACCATATGCTCTTCCTGGATATTTGCAATCACAGGTTTTGGAACTTACAACAAAGAAACTGTTGTCTACTTATTTTGCTATTAAAACTGACCTTACAGAAGATGGATTGGACGGACAAGCTCCGAATGTTAAACCAACCAGTTAATGAGGACAAAGATTGAATGGCGAAGTGCAAGTAAGGAAAACTATCAAAACTTCTGTAAGAAGCATCCAGACATAAAGTTGAACTTTGATGAATGGAAAGATATTATCTACAGATTCAACGAAGCATTTAGAAACTACATTCTTGAGACAGGTTATAAGGAAAAGCTTCCTTATGGTTTTGGTGAGTTTTCAGTTACAAAGAAAATAAGACGAAAGAAGAAAGGACTCAATGATGAGTTTGTAAATCTTGCTGTTGACTGGAAAAGAACAAAGGAAAGAGGAAAGATCACCTACAATTTTAATTACCACACAGAAGGGTATTTCTTTGGTTGGTTATGGTTTAAAGAAACTGCCAGACTAAAGGGTACACAATTTTGGTATTTCAAAGCTTCACGTGTAACGTCAAGAATGATAGCACATTATATTAACGCTGATGAAAAATATCAGTATTTGTATCAAGAATGGAGAAAATAAAAAATAATGAGTTATTATTACAAATATAATTTCGTAAGCCCTGAACCAGTTTATTCTACTATAAAAGAAGAACTGAAAAGCTATTTTGATACAGGGGCAATCGATGATTTGCTTTTCCCCACTTATACAGACAAATGTCTTAGGAAGTTGGGTAAATCGTCTTATGAAATTCAAGAAACCTATCTTGATATCGAAGACTTTGAAGCAAGACTTCCTGATAACTTCTTTGCTGTAAGAGAAGCATGGATGTGTACAACTGTAAATGGTTATCCATATCAATCAGCAAACTCATTCTATTCTCAAGCTTCTACAGAGACAACTATTCAGGTGAGCCCTGTTATATCTGGAGGAACACCATGTACAAACCCAAGTTGTACAACTCCTGGTTGTGATGGTCACACATGCATGCCTGAATTGATACAAGCTGTATACAAGACCAACAATTCACTCAATCGTTCTGTACAAAGACAATATTTGCTTAAACCAGGAAACATTTCTGTAAAAGCACATTGTACATTGGATTGTGCAAATCTTGGAAGTTCTTCTCTTGATAGCTTTGATATCAGAGATAATAAGTTTGTTACAAACTTTAGAAATGGTGTTGTTCATTTGGTATTCTATGCATACGAATATGACAATGCTGGCAATCAAATGATTCCAGACAACTTTCGTATCAGGGAATATATTGAGCACTTTATTAAGTTTAAAGTTTTTGAAACTCTTGCTAATCAAATAAATGATGAAACATTCAATCAGATTCAACAGAAGCTTGCTTATTACAAACAGTTGTCTGAAGAAGCATACATCATGGCTGATATAGAGGTGAAGAAACAAGATGTCTATGCTAAACAAAGAAGGATAGTTCAAGACCTGAACAGATTCAATATGTATGAACTTCCAAACAGAACCAATAGGTATGGTTGGAGAAGAAATGGACAATAATGGCTGAACAAGAGCAATCAAACATAAGACAAGAGAGTAATGTAGCTACTACTGGCTTGAACATGGATCAAACCGTGAATCAAGTTAAGAAGGGACAGCTTACGTATGCTCTTAATGCTGCTGTAGAAAACTTTGATGCAACATCTGTAAACTATCAAAATGAACCAGGAAACGAACTATGTTTTGAGTTTCCTCAAGGATATCATTTGATTGGTGAGCATTTTATAAATGAGAAGAACAAGCATATATTCTTTCTTACAAATCCTGAAACAGGAGAAAGTGAGATTGGATATATGGATAACAATGATTGTGTCTACAGAACATATGTCAATGCTAATTGCTTAAACTTCAATATCGATTATCCAATTCACAAAGCTGTACATAAGATTACAAACTGTACAACAGAAATCTATTGGACAGATGGATTCAACTCACGCAGATATCTGGATCTTGAGAATCTTCCTTATAAGATTCAAGAGGGCACTGATGTTTGTGACAACAAAACAACCACTGAAATAGACTGCAATAAACTGAACATCCAACCAAATTTTAATATTCCTAATCTTGAGATTACGAATGTTATCAATGGAGGAAATCTAATTGCAGGAACTTATCAGTTTGCAATTCAATACTGTGATGCAAATGGAGGTGCTTACACATCGTATTATTCTGTAACCAATCCTACACCAATTGCAAATCCTCAGTTCACCACTCCTGATTTTAACTACCCTGTAGGAAGATCTATTGTAGTGGATATCACTAACATAGATGTAACTGGTTATTATAAGTATTACAATGTTGCAGTGATAAAAACTGTAAATGATATTACATCTGTTGAGCTTGTTGGAACTTATTTCATAGATGACTCAAGTAATCAAATAACGTACACTGGTCAAAATCAAACTCAGATCAGGCTTACAATCAACGATATATTTGAGAAGTTTCCATATTACGATATTGCACAAGACTTGACAGCTGTTCAAGATGTTCTTGTTTGGGATAATCTTACATCTATCGATAGAATCAACTATCAGCAGATTGCCAATCAAATAGATCTTAAGTGGCAAACTTATAAACTCCCTGCAAACGAAGATTATTCAGATGAGTTGAATGCAACAAATCTTAGAGGTTATCTAAGAGATGAGGTGTATGCATTTGAAGTTGTATTCCTTCTGAGGAACGGTAAGCAAACAGATGGTTTTCATATTCCTGGTAGGGAAATATCCTACAGCGAGCTTATACAACCAGATGTTCCTAACACCAATCCTGACTTTATTGGAGAAGGAACAAGTGCTCCATATTGGAAAATATATAACACAGCTTCTGTAATTGGAGCTGCTACAGGCCCAAACATTGGTAATGCTACACCATACGAATATGGTGAATTTGCATATTGGGAATCTACAGAAGTGTATCCATGTAATGATGCTGTTTGGGGAAGCCTTGCTAATCAACCAATCAGACATCATAAGTTTCCTGATGTTCTTGTAAGTCCTATATTTGAAAGTGGTACACCCACAATCAGCTATAGTGGTACATACACAAACTTAAAAATGGAAAATGCTGCCATCTATCCAATAGGACTAAGGATAGATGTTCCTCAAGTTTATCAAGCTATAGCAGCATCCAATCTTACACAAGAACAAAAAGAAAGTGTTATTGGATTTAAAATAGTTAGAGGAAACAGAAGCACAAACAGTTCTATCATAGCAAAGGGAATTCTTAGAAATATCGGTGAATATGAAAGAGAAGGAACTTCCTATTATTTCCCCAACTATCCATACAACGATCTTAGGAAAGATCCATTTCTTCTTCAAGAAAACAATGCATTTGATGCTGTATGTAGGGAGTACCAAGTAACAATCACTGCTACTGGTAAACTTAATTATTACAGTTGTGATACAGGATTGCCAGTAGTAGATGATGTTACTATTGGAGATGTTGTTAATATATGTTCTACAAGCTTTCCAAAATTCTCAGACTCTGCCACTGGTACAATCACTGCGACTAACTATGGTACATACAATCTATGTACAATTGTTGGTAATGCTGGTAATAGGTTTTCCTATTTTCCACCAGATGCTGATAAACCTACAGTTATTTGGGTTCCTGGTAATTTATTCACTACCAATTGCGAGGTTGTTGATTCAATAACAAAACCTATATTCATTGAAGGAAGTGACAGATATACAATCACTTTGTTATCTGAAAACACAGGAGTGCTGAACTGTACAGTGAGTGTTGATCAGTTGGATGCATTCGCAACTGATAAATCTAAATATAGGTTTGTATTCAACTCTCCAGAAACTTCTTTTGGAAAACCTTTCCTTGGAAGTGTATTGAAATTGGAAAATGCAATATACGGTGCTGGTTCTGGTCATTTTGTACAAGTGAACAAGAACGCAATGTATAAACTTATTACTGAAGAAGCACAAAGAGATGCTTTGAAGTCAAGTGAAAAGATTGCAGATATAACATCTCCGTTTAGTCCAACTGCAATGTTCACTGCCTATCAGGCATATCTGCAGATTTACATAAATGGAATTACTAGAAGAAATTACGCCAAGTCATATAACTCAATAGCCAAATATAACTATTCAGCATCTATAGACAACAACTTGGGAGTTAAACAAAGAGAAATTGATATAACTCAATATCTCAGTCCTGGTGTTCAAAATGTTGGTGACGATCTGAATGTAAATAATTTCAATAGAGAGTCTTCTGTTTACATAAAGACAATTCAAGAAAAAGAAGGACTTCCTGTAGTCAGTCTTCCTTATCCTAGCTATACACCAAATTTGCTTGTAGGAGGAGGAACCACACCTGCAATTGAAGATAAATCAAGATATACTATTTCTGAAAGAGGTAACTGTCTTAAGCCTGAGAAACAGTTTGATATATCTACAGTGACCTATTATGGATCTATAAAAAATATATTTGTAAATCAGTGGGGTCAAATGTATTCTTATGAAACAATTGACACAGGGTTTCAAAATCTATTAAATGAGAATACATCAGTTGGGATAATTTTTGGAGGAGATGTATTCATTAACAAGTTCTCTTTTAAAACTAAACTTCCTTTCTTTATTGATAATAGGGTTGGAGCTCCTGATGATAGTGACATTTTTTATGATGAAATAGGTAATGTTGCATATCCTAAATACTGGCACTCAGCTAGGTCTATTCTAAGCAGTTATACAACAACAGTTACGCCTGTAAAAACCATGGATAATATTATTTCAGTCAAGGCTCACAACTTTGATTGTCCTAATAGCCAAGCTGAGGGTAGCCCTGGAAGAACATTTTATGACGGAAGTTTTTATCTTTTTGCCTATGGGATTCCTACATTCTATTGTGAGTCGACAGTGAATGTAGATCTTAGGCAAGCTTTTAATAATAGAGAGGGTGATTTCTACCCACACGTGAGCACGGGTATTCCTGATCAATGGTTGCAAGAAAGTTTTGTAACAATTGCTCAAGACAATACCTATTATTACAATAGTACATTCTCTAAGCAAAATAAAGAGAACTCTTTCTCCCACTTACCTATCAACTGGAGTGAGGATATTTGTTTGACAAACTATCCATTTAGAGCAATCTATTCAGATAGGCAAGAAAGTTATGTTGATAATAACACAAACAATTGGCTCATCTATAGACCAATATCATCATTTGACTTTCCACAGAACTACGGAAAGCTTACATCTCTTGATGGTATTCAGAATAGGGCTATTCTTGCTAGGTTTGAGAACAAGAGCTTGTTGTACAACACAATGTTGACAATCAACACAAGCAATCCTCAAGCTGCCTATCTGGGAAATGATACATTGTTTAAAAGCTCTCCTCCCATTGATTTTGCAGAAACAGATCTTGGATATGTAGGAAGTCAGAACAAGATGCTTCTGAAAATTCCTCAAGGACAGATTACAGTGGATGCTAAACGTGGACAAGTGTTTCTTATTGCAGGAAACCAAGCTACAGATTTGTCAGCATTTGGTTCTGGATTGAATAGGTTCTTTACAGATCATCTTGCATTTGAGATTCTTCGTCACTATCCAAACGTACCTACAGATAACCATTTCAATGGTGTAGGATTGCATGGCGTATATGACAGTAAGTATGATAGGGTGATAATTACAAAGCTTGATTACATCCCATTGACAAACAACATCAAGTATGATGCTGCAACAAATGAGTTCTATGTAGAAAATACATTTGGTCAAACTGTTATAAAAACTGTTGTTTATTTAACAGATAATACTTATTTTTGTAACAAGTCTTGGACACTGTCATTTAATATGAACACCCAGTCTTGGGTAAGTTTCCATAGCTATATTCCAAATTGGTATATCGCTGAGAATAACTTCTTCTATTCTGGACTGAATGAAGGTTGTGATCTTGAACTGATTGCAGCTCAAGAAGTTCCAACAACTACAACTACATCCACTACAACAACCACTCCTGTTTATGATTGTACATTGACAGGAGAAGCAAGAACAATAAACTGTGAATTGATAGGAACAGCAGAAGTAGTAGGAAATTGTACATTTACAGGAACTGCTCAATTGTATCTATCATTTACAGTGGGTGCTCCTAGTGGTCAGGCTAGTGCAACTTGTCCTGCAAGTTTGATTGGATGGAGGGTTGACACATGGTATGTTGTAAATGGTGACATATATTCATTTGGAACTACAGAGACATTCTCTGTTCCTGCTGGAAGTCTTGTAACAATAGAATCTGTTGTAGCTGATGATTACTACATCTACAATCCTGGAGCAGGTTTCCAATATTGTGACTTGAGATTCAAACCTTACATAGACGCTACAATCAATGGTTCAACAACTACCACTTATGGTACAGAGATTGTTCAGGGTCTTACAGAAGGCACATCAACACCTCACTCATCAACACTTACATATACATTTAATCCAACACAAGGCAACACATACAGCTTTGTAGCGTATTCAGTTCAAGCTTAAAATAAAAAATATGGCACTTACAGTACTTATAACATTAACTTCAGCAGGATCAGATACAGGACCCTTCGACTTATATTCAGATGTTGATGGGTATATAGTACCATTTGAATCTGCTGTTCCAAAAGCATCTCTTCTTGCAGGATATAGCTCTACAGTGGTTCCTGATGGAACAACTATAATTAGGGTGAAGTCTGTAAGTGTCCTTTGTACAAATTATATAGATTTGCCTGTTGCAGGTGCAACCACTACAACAACTACCACTACCACTGCACCTTTCTCTTGTGCTGATTGTAGAAACTGGCAGTATGTAGGAGAGACTATTCCTGTAGAAGGTGGTGTGATAAATTACTACAGGTGTAGTGATGGTGCTCCTCAAACAATTGTTTTGAGTAGTGGTGATCCTAGTGGATCTTTCTGTAACTGTAACTCTTCAGGAACACCTACTGGTGGAGGCATCACTCTTACAGAAGTGGGCATTTGTGTACCTTAATAAGATTGTAAATGGCTAAGACAATTATCATAAAGTTAAAAAAGGCTGGCAGCAGACTTACAAAATTTTCAATCTCTGATAATTTTGGGAATGTGCTTGCAACAGATGTGGGTAAACCACAGTTGATTAATGGTCTTGCATTAAGTGTTGCAGATGATGTCACTGTAATTGTTGTTACATCAACTGGAGCAGATTGCTGTTCAAAATCTTGGAATATTCCTGTTACAACAATCACTCTTCCAGAACTTGCAAGTATTAAGTATGTTGAATCAAACACATCAAGTTTGTGGACACATCTGCTTAATCCTGTAACATACAACAAGTTTTATGGATGTATACAACCTTATATAATAGAATATCCTTTTGCCTATCAGTATTATGATGAGATTTTGCAGAACGTAAAGGATTATACAAAGGTTTACAGATACCTTCCTACAGACGATGGTATATTCAATTGGAACAGGAAGGTGGAAACAGACAATCAGTATTTCAATAAAGCAGTGTTGTACAATGGGCAACAGTCTTCAGGTGTTCTTGAACTTGTTCCCAAGCCAATGAACAATCTGAGTGAGTATTTGAAATACCCAATATACAATACAGAGAGTAAAACTATCACATTCACAAAGAGTGATAATTTCTATCAGTATAACACATTCTGGGGATTGGTGAAAGATAAATCAGTTCCCCTGTTTACAAAAAGCTGCGAGAGTCTTTCTATAGACAAGATTGTAAACCAAGCAAACATGGACTATGGAAAGAGGTCATTTAAAAAAGAACCTCTCAGAGCTAAAGAATTAAAGGTGAGACATATATTAGATAACAAATCTGATATACATTTGACAAGCCAATTTATCATTGCTCCTGCACAAATCTCCTACAAGTAAGATGGCAAAGAAGAAACAACAACTAGGTGGTTATGTTTATCCTGTAAACTACGTTCCTCAAAAGAAGAACGGTGGATGGCTTGATGAGTTTGAGGATGTTCCTCAAGCTCAATTTGGCATAAATTCTTTTCCTACAAACGTTATTATAGAAAAAGTAGCAGGTCTTTTTGGTGGTGACAAATATTCTCGTCCAGATGAAATTGATATAAAAGATTTTAGGAAAATAAGAAAAACAACAAATAAAAAAATTGATCCAAATTCAGATCTTGTTTCTGGAAAATATGATACAAGGTTAATTGGTGAAATGTTGGACCAAGCAAAAGAGTTTGGAATAAGCAAAGAAGATGCTTGGAATCTTGCTGCAATAGGACTTCAAGAATCTGGATGGGGAAAAACTGATAGTAATCTAGGACACGTAATTGGAGATATTTCACAAGGAGATACAGAACATCCTTTTATCAATGCTTATTTAAATAAGATGAAGGATGCAGATAGATTGAAAATTACAAATCCTGAGTTGCGTTTGCAGGTTTATAATGGTCTTGGTGTAGTTAAACCAGAAACAGAACAAAACTATCATGGATTTAAGATGAAGAAAATCTATGGTGTACCTGTTCCAAAGGAAGGAATAAACATGAAGAAAACTCCTTTGTATGGTAGACAGATAATTGACATCAGAGACAATGTTTTGAAAAAGAATCCAGAGGTAGTTAAATTTGTAGACTCCTACTATCCAGAAGAAAAACAATATGGCGGTAGTGTAGAATCCACTATGGGTGGATTGACAGATAAAGGATTTAATTACAATGGTGCATGGGGTGGTCCTTCTATGCAAATGGGTGGTTCTATGCCTGGTGCTGTAGGATTCACATACGCACGTACAATTAATCCTGCTCCTAGCAAGGGTAAGTATGCAAAGAAGACAATGGCTAGTGCACAGAATGGACAGGAGATGAAATTCTACCAAGAAGGACTTGATTGGACTCCAAAGAATATTAGTAGAGATGGAAGTGAAATTCCACAAGCTCAATTTGGAATACAAGGTATACTTCCTACACCAGCTCAATATCAAAAGTTTGCAGAAAATGTAGGAGAGTTGTTATCTGTTCCACAGAAAGCTATAACATCCCTTTTCTCTGGAAAGTATCAAGCTCCTTCAGAGGCATTAGATATTAAGAATAAAGCTGCTGCAATTGCTACAGATATAGCCCTTGATCCTTTAAATTTAATACTTGGTGGAGGAGCTGCTTCAAAAGCTACTAAAGCTAGTATGAAATCTGGAGCACTAAGTAAAGCTTATGAAATAAATCCTTGGGCAGTTAAAGAGAACCCTGAAATGTTTCTTTATAGGGCAAGACCAGTAGGTCAAGATGTTAATATGAATATGGCAGCTCAATTAAAAGCTAAAGAAGCAGCTGGCGAACCTCTTACTTGGTGGCAAAAAAACCTATTAAATAAACAAACCAATCCACAAATGACCGCTAGAGAAAAGTATTACGGTCAGTGGTTTGAAAAAGATCCTTCAAGATTAGATTTTTATATAGATCCTTCTACAAGAAACTTTGCAGATAATGATGCTATAGAAATACTCAGAACAAAATTACCTAAATCAGAAGCAGATAAATTAAATGTTTCTCAATTTTCTGATGCCAAGATTTTGTCAGCATCACCTGAAACAGAATTTATTCTACCTAAAGACATGATAGAATCTGCTGAAAGATTTCCTGAAAGTTCTTGGAAACAACTTATACAACAAGATAAAGAATTTAATACTCCTCATTGGCTAAAAGGATATAAAGAAGTTAAATCTCCAAAGAAAAAAGAAAAAGGTGGAGAGATAAAGAAAGATGACATGGGTTATTGGAACCCAGAGAATTGGGGAGAGCCTGTAGAGATAGGAAGTAATGAAATAACAATGCAAGGAGTGTATCAACCTCTTCTTGGTATATCTGATACAGGAGATGTACAAATGATGTATCCTGGGGAAGATTATACATTTAATGGAAAAAAAGTTACAGAATACCCTGTAACAAATTGGTTAGATGAATTTGAATAAAAACCTTTTCAATAATATAAAATGAAAAAAGACATTCTGAAAATTGCTGGTGTTAAGTCCGAGAAGGAATTCTACAAGAAGTTCCCTACCAAAGAAGCTTTTATGGCTAAACATGGTGGTGCTTTTAAGAAAGCTGCCATGGGTGCTTCTATGGTTAAGAAACAATTGACACAGCTCACTGATTTTGCAAATCCTCCACAAGCTCAAGTAGGACGCAATATAAATGGTATACCTTCTCAATATCAACTTCAAACATATAATCCTTATTCTGGAAATGTACTAAATTCTGCTACATACAATAACCAAACTGGAATGTTTAATTCTAACACAGGTCAGGTAAGTATGGCTGATACGCAAGCTGCTGGATTTAAGAATAGTGGTAACAAAACACTTGATAGAACTATAAAAGATTTGAGTGCTAGTGATATACAATCAGGTGTTCAAATGACATCAACCATAGGATCAAATGTGCAAAAAGTAAGTAATGCAATTAAACAGAAAAAAGAAGCAAAAAGATTAAATGCTTTAGCTCCTGTTATATTGCAAGCTTCTGGAACAAGACCAGAAGAAACAAGACGTAGGTATGTTCGTCCTGAAGATAATCTTGTAAATCCTGGTGAACTAGCTCCTTCTTATGGAACAGGGACAAACTTCCTTGCCAAAGATGGTATGCAAATAGGAGGCAATCTTACAGAGATTCAAAACATGTACAATCCTGGAGACATATATTCTGATATGGGATATGAACCTCTTAGTGAAAGTGACGTAGTTAAGCAATATAAAAAAGGTGGATTTATTCCAAAAGCTCAATTAGGTATAATTCAAGAAGCAGTTAATACAGCAGGAGATTTAACTGCTGGGCTTATAAGTATAGGTACCAATAAACTTAATAAGCAAAGTGAACAGATTCTTGGTCAAGCTGGTTTTCAATCAGGAATGCAGGACTTACAACAGAATCAATATTCAGGATTTATGGAAGATGGTGGATGGGTTAGTCATGATTGGCAACCACAGGTTATTGCTAAGTTTGGTGATTATGATCTGAAAGATCTTCTGAAACCTGACCCAACAATGGACACTCTTAGAACTGGTGGTAGCATCAGGAATAACTATATGGGCTATGATGAGAATATGTCAATGATGCAAATGGGAGGAGAACTCGAAACCCATTGGGGTGGTGAGGCTGAACCTATTTCATACAATCCATATCTTCCAGATGGTGGAGAAACTGTAATGTTCAGAGGACAATCTCATGAAGAAGCTGATGGTAAAGGAAGAACAGGAATAGGTATTACATTTGGTGATAACCCTGTAGAAGTGGAAAGAGGTGAACCTGCTGTAAAGCTTCAGGATGGTGGTAGTGATGAAAGTCTTGTTGTGTTTGGTGATATGAAGATTCCTTCTTATGGAGTTAGTGAGATTGGTGATGATAAAGCTAAAAGTATGAAATTCAAGCATTACGGTAAACATTTGAGCAAGTTGGAAGATAAGCAAAATAAAACTATCAATAAATCACTTAGTCTGATTGACTCTATAGATAGCGATAGTCCTTTTGATCTTCTCAAGCTTAACTCAGGAAAAATGTCATTGGTTGGTGCAGACATGAAGCTTAAGGATTTGGCTATGAAGAAACAAACATTGGCAAATGTTCAGAATGCAATTCTTGATACAGCAGATGAATATGGTTTGGAAAGTGCTGAGCTTGCTAAGGGTAATATTAAACAAGCCAAGCTTGGTGCTAAATTGAAAACTGCACAATTTGGATTTCAATCAAACACTCCTCCTTGGCAATCTCCAGAACCTCTTCCTTTCTTTAGAGGTCCAGGTTATGGTATCACTCCTTCAGTTGATGTGAAATCAGCCTCTGCAAAAACAGCTACAAAAAGCTCAAGTACTAAATCAAGCAGTTCTACAAAAGGTGGTTCTAAAAGTTCAACTAAAGAAGTTTCAACTAAATCACCTGAACCAGTATCTTTAATGCGTAACCCTTCAGATAATGCGTATGAGGCATTTACTAAAAGATGGGATGCATATGCACAACCAAAAGCACCATTGATAACAGTACCTTACAAATCAGCTGAAGCAGAAAAAAGATCTACAGAAGCAATTAAGAAAGAAGGTGAAAAGAAATCAGATAAGTCAACTAGTTCTTCAGAAACTGCTAAGAAAGATAAATTTGATTTGAATAATCTTTTGGATATGGCTGCTCCATATCTGAGACATATGATTAAGAACCCTTTTGATCCTACTCAAATTATGGCAGAAGCTGCTTCTTTTGCACTGCTTGATAAAAATGGTGTACAAGCACAAACATTCCAACCACTATTGGAACAAATAACAAGCATATCATTACAAGATCAATTGAATGAAATCCAAGCTGATGTAAATGCTTCAAAAAGAATGGTTGGAAACAATCCTGCTGCTCTTGCTATGATTGATGCTCAAGCTGCTGCTGCCAAGAATAAAGTTCTGGGAGAGCAATTCAGAACAAATCAAATGCTTCAAGCAGAGACCAGAAGAAGGAATCTTGGATTGTTGAATGATGCTACATTGAAGAATATGGCTATTCTTGATCAACAATATGTTAGGGGATCTGAATCTGAGTCTAGAAGAAAAGCACAAGCAATTACAGCACTTAGTTCTATTGCTGATAAGATTGCAAAGAATAAGGCTGAGACACTCCAAGCCAATGTTATGGCAAATATGTATCCACAATACACATTTGGTCCTAAGGGAAGAATCTATAACACTGGATTGACAAGGTTTAATATTCCTGACGATGTTGGAGCAGATGAACTTACTGATACTCAGAAAGACCAAATAAGAAAACTGAACGAAAAAATAGTTACTAAATCAGGTACTGGAGAAGTTAAAAGTATTAAAGAAAAAGAACAGACTAAATCCAGGAATGGTTCTATTGTAAAAGCACTTAAAAACTTCTAACTCATTCAGTTATACCAACTTACCAAGTTTCGTTAGGATGTCTTGGTTATTATAATATTTTAAATTACATTTGCTAACTTAATCTATCATGGCTTCATTTACAGGAATAATTTATCTCACTATTAACCAAATAAACGGAAAAGTTTATGTTGGACAAACTGGTGTTGATAGTAGTTCCTATATAGGAAGTGGTAAAGCAATGTTAAAAGCTATTAAAAAGTACGGAAAGTCAAACTTCATTAAAACAATACTTAGAGATAGCATAAAATCTTTAGAAGAATTAAATTTCTGGGAGGATTTTTATATAAGATTATTTGATTCTAGAAATCCAAAAATTGGATATAATATTCGTCCTGGTGGAAAGAATTCTAAATTTAAACACACTCCTGAATCTATTGTAAAAATTAAAAAAAGAAGTAATCAAGAAGATAACAGATTGAGAATCAGACAAATACAAAAAGTTGCAGCTGATACCAGAAAAGGGACGCATCATTCTAAAGAAGCAAAATTAAGAATAATGTCTACTAAATTTGGGCATGTTAAAGAAATAGAAATATATAAAAAGGATGGTGAGGTTTTATATACGTGCAATTTTTCAACTGAAGCTTCTGATCTTACTGGAGTAAAAAGAGCAGCAATTGCCAATAATCTTGCTGGTCTTTCTAAATCCGCAGGAGGATATATTTTTAAATATAAAAACAATTAACATTGGCAAGCTTTACAGATACCATAATGCAATTTAACCCCTACGTTCAGCAATTGCCTACAGAGGCAATGGCTCAAGTGGGTATGTATAAACAGCAGAAGTATGAGGAGGGGGTACAAAAAATCCAGTCTGAAATCGATAGGGTTGCTGGATTGGATGTTATACGAGATGTTGATAAACAATATCTCCAATCAAAACTTAATGAACTTGGAGGTAAATTAAAAACTGTAGCTGCTGGTGACTTCTCAAACTTCCAATTGGTCAACTCTGTAGGAGGAATGGCTACGCAGATTGGTAAAGATCAAAATGTTAGAAATGCAGTTTCATCTACAGCTTGGTATAGAAAGCAGGTTGCTGAAATGGAAAAGGCTATTTCTGAAGGAAAATCTAGTCAATCCAACATTTGGGATTTTAATCAAAGAGCAGATGCTTGGAAAAACTCAACAGATATCAAACAAGGATTTAGTGGTAGGTATACACCTTACGTAGATGTAAATAAAAAGTTTCTTGATGTATTGAAGACATTAAATCCAAATGCCACTCAAGAAGATATTGCTTATGAAATTGATCCTGTCACTGGTAAAGTAGATACTAAGCAGATTGCTGCAGCAATGGCTAGAAAAGGATATGAAGGAGTTAGTGCTGCAAAAATTGAAAATGCACTGAATGCAACATTGACTCCTGATGATATCAATCAGCTTTCTATAGATGCAAGATATAGGTTTAAAGATTATGGTGTTCCTGATTTACAAAACTATGCAAAACAACAAGTTAAATCAAGAACAGATAACATAGATACAAAAATTCAAGCTTTAGAAAAGTTTTCAAAGCTAAGTTCTTCTAGCCCAGAAGATGTAACTACAGCATTACAATCTATACAGGATTTAAAAAACAAGAGAGCAAAAATAGAAAGTGAACTTCCTTCTCAACTTGAAGCTATTGCAAGAAACCCTGACGGAACAAAGTTCAATATTTATAAAGAAGGATATTTAGATAGTTTTTCAGAAGCATTTTCTTGGGAAAAACAAAAGCTTGAACTTCTTACAAATCCTGTTCTTGCTGCTGACCATTGGGCAAAAGAATATAAAATAACTCAAGCTAGATTAAATCTTGATGAACGACAGTTTAACTGGAAACAGTATGTAGAGGGAGAAGGTCTCAAGATGAGAAGAGAAGAACTTGATTTGGAAGTTGCCAAAACTTATGGAACTGCTGGATTTACAACATATGGAGGTGAAAGCACTAATGTAAAAAATCCAGTAGTTGCAATGAAGCAAGATGCTAATGCTAAAGATCAAATGGCATTGGATGGAGTTAAACAAATGGCTGTAGGATTGTTTGGAAAAGCAACTCCTGAAAATATTGGAGCTATAGAAAGTTCAATTCTTAAATATCAAAATGCAACCACTGATGCTGAAAGAAATGCAATTCCTGTAGAATGGAGAGAGGTTGCTAATGGTATTATTGAGAACAGAATCAAAGCTAAAAATATAACCAATGCACTTTCTGAATCTGAAAAAAGAGCAATGGCTAATCCAGCATTAGCAGGATCTGCTGCTGCAATTGATAATGCTCTTAAATCAAAGAAAGGATTTACTATTACTGTAGGAGGTAAACCTACATATTTTAGCAATAGAGAAATTCTTGACTATTTAAGCAAAGAAGGACCTAGAGGTATTGCTTCAGGTGGAATTATAACAGGTCCAAACACTGCTGCACAACCAGTAGGAACTCCTATTGATCCAAGTACACTAAGTCCCAAAGAAAGAATATTGTACGAAGTAGTGAAAAATAATCGTTATGGTTTGGGAAAAGCCACTGCTGCACAGGGTGCTATAAACGGTATACTTAATCAATATACAGATCTTGTAAATCAAGGAAAGAGTTTTAAAAATTCAATGGACTCATATGTTTCTCAAGATATGCTCCAAAGATCTGGTAAATATATTCCTTCAATTAGTTCTATTTTTGTAGGAGGAGATAAGGAAGATAACCTTGCAAGAAATAGAATGGAATCAATTGTTGGTACAGTGCTTAGCAGATATGCAAAAGATAAGGGAGGAGCAGAAGGACTGGATGTATCTGGTGCAGCAGCACTTCTTGCTGCAGAAGGTAAAAATGCAATTCAATATCAAAAAGTTTTGCAAGGGGACAAGGCATATGTAGTTATGAAGAAAGGGAATGATGAATTCATGATTCCTGTAACACCTATGGAAGCTGCACAACTTCCAAAAATGAAAGGTGAGCCATCTCCATTGGAAGTTGATATCACTACAACACAACAGTTGAATGGTGGTACAACCAATGCTAGCGGAAATGCTGAAGATTCTTACTTCCAAAGATTCAATTTTAGTAATGTTAGGAATTTGAATGTTACAGCAGATTTGAAAAGAAATGTTTCCAATCCAGCAATCCAATATATGACTGTTCAATTAAAAACACCGTCTGGTTGGAAGTCTCTACCACTTACAGACTATCCAATGGATGTAAGTAAAGCAGCTACATTGGTTGGTACGTTTACAGATAACGATATAGTTCAGTATTTTTTGAATAGTAAGAATGTTCCACAGTCTTGGAAAGACGAAATTAAAACTCTTCGATAATGCCAGATTTTGACAAAGATCTCAAACCTCTTATAAACAAAGAAGAACTTCCTGAGCTCACACCAAATGTGAAAGCTCCTAATGTTTATCAAGCTTCTGTAGAGAGGCTGTCAAACTATGCCAATTCTGAAAATCCATTTGATAAACTTGCACAGGCATCTCGTTCTTCCAAATTTGATCAGAAAGGTGTATTTGTTACTAATGCTGAATTAGAAGCAAATAAAAGATATCGTACATACAATCCTACAGTGGCAAATCAAGAAGATTATGCTGCTTATGGACAAAGTGTTGCTGATAAGGCAGCAAATGGTTTGTTGAAAGGTGTTAATCTTGCAGCCACCACAATAGCTGGTGGTTTTGGAATGTTATATGGTGCAGCCAAATCTCCATTTACAGGAAGACTTGCTGACATATGGGATAATGAGGTGATGAGAGGTTTGGATGATTGGAACACAAAAGTGGACCAGGAATATCTGCCAAACTATTATACAGATGTTGAAAAGAATGCATCATGGTATTCTAGAGACAACTGGTTCAAAGCAAACTTTTTATTTGATAAGTTAATTAAGAATACTGGATTTGCTGTAGGTGCTATGGTGAGTGGTAACATAGCTAATGCTGGTTTGTTAAGAGCAGGTGCTGCTCTTGGTAAAGCTGCAATGGCTGGTGCAACAGCAGCTGAAGCATCTCAAGGATTTAAATTGTTTTCGCCTTTGTTGAGAAATACAGCAAGGGCTTTTAGTGTTGGTAAGAATGTAGAAGCTGCAACTATATTGGAGAAAGAGATTTCATCAATAGCAGATTTGACAGCAAGAACATCAAAGATTGGAGAGCTCGCTAAAACTACAAACATGTTTGCTGGTTTTAACGATGCTGCAAGAAGAACAGCAATTGCTGCTTATTCCTCTGCTGGAGAAGCTTCATTTGAAGCTATGCAAACAGCTAAGGAATTTAGAGAAAAGCTTGTTCAAGAACATATAGACAGAACAGGAGAAGAACCAATTGGTGATGATCTGAAAAGAATCAACGAGCAAGCTGATAGTGTAGGTAAAACCTCATTCCTTGGAAACCTTGCTGTGCTTAGTATTACAGAATATATGCAACTTCCTAAACTTTTAGGATCTTCATATTCTTCTAGTAAGCAAGCTGCAAACAGTTTGCTTGGTAAAGTGGACGATATTGCTTACAAAGATGGTGTGTATTCTGCACTTAAACCAACTACAAAGTTTGGTAAAATATCAAGTAAAATTGCTGGTGTATCCAGATATGTATTTGATCCAAAAGAAGCTGCTCAGGAAGGATTGCAATACGCTCTCCAAGTTGGAACACAAAACTATTACAACAAAGCATTTCGTTCCAATAATGCAGATGCATATGTAGATGGTGTTCTTTACGGATTGTTTGGACAAGATGAGTATGGTGAAGGAGTTGGTGCATTGAATTCAAAAGAAGGTGCTGAGAGCATGGTGCTTGGAGGACTTACAGGAGGATTAATGCAAGCAAGAGGCACTTACATAGAACAAAAAACAGTTGCAAAAAATACTCAAGCTTTTATAAATCAACTTAATAGCACTCCTGGATTCAAACAATCTTTTGTTGATAGACTTCAGGCTGCCAATAGATCTAATGTATTACAAGAGCAACAACAAGATGCTGTTATTCAAGGAGATAAACTTGAAGCAAAAGATCTTGACGCAGACTTGATGCATAATTATCTTTCATCTCGTATCAAATATGGTAGGTTTGATATGGTGATGGATGACATCAATGATTTGAAAATGAACGCTTCCACAAAGGAAGGGTTGAGTGAGCTTAAGCAACAAGGACTTGCTAATGTAAATGATACAATTGAATCTTATAGAGAGAGGCTGACAAATTTTGAGAAGGTGGCTAATTATACAAATGAATTGTATAAGTCCATAGATCTCAGATATTCTGGTGTAATGAATGAAGATAAGACCAGAAAGTATTCTCCACAGGTTATAGATAAAATGGTTTATGCTGCTTCAAAGATAGCAAACTATGACTTGCGTATTCCTCAAGTAGAGTCTCCTTTGTCACAAGCTGGAGTAACCACTTTTGATGTTCTTGAAGGAATTATAAAGAACAACAAAGAAAACAAAGAAGCTACAGCACAAGCTCTAGATGTTATAAATAATCTTAATGTCACTTCAGATATCAAAGACGAACTTAAAACAAATTTGTCTGATATTATTGAATTGTCCCTTCGTAGAAAAAAGTTCATGGAGGAATATGACGACATTAAAGATAATCCTTCCAAATATGAAGTGATTGATTACGGTGAACTTGGTGCTCTTGAAGAACCAGGAACAGTTTCAATCAAACAAGAAGTTCCTGAATCTGAAGAAGAAGGAGCTAAAAAGAAAGTTGTAGATAAGGAAATTGAAGTTGGTAAAGAATACTCTCTGAGACAACCTGTAAGAAGAGAAGGTAATAGATTACAATTTGCTCCTAAGGTTGGTGTATTATCCAAAACTCTTGGTGGAGAATATGAAGTTAAACTTCCTAATGGTAATGTTACATTCTTTACTCCTGAACAGTTTAAAGATTATGAAGTTTCAGATGTAAACCCTGCTTCTCCAAAAATTGCTGAAATTCTTGACAAGGCTATTGATTCTGTTCTTGGTAGAAAAAAGTATGAATCAATTGAGAAGCCTACAGAAGATAAACTTGACTACATCAACAATCTTGATAACAAAGAATTGATTGATGATATTGAACAGGAGTTCAATGAAAAGGCTGAAGAATATCTTAAAGAGTTGGCTAGTGAAGTGGCTAGAGTTGAGAGGTTGATGAACAACTCTGAACAACTTAAAAAGACACAAGAAGATATTGAAAAGCTTTCTGGAGACAATCCTACAAATGATGATGAGTCTGACATTGAGTTAAGTGAGAACTTCTGGGAGGACATGAAGAAGTCAGCTATACGATTGTTCAAGTCTACAATAAATGCTTCAGAAGATTGGGAAAAAGGTCCTCTTGCTCCACACATCACTCGTTTCATTGAGTTCACTAATAAAGCAAAAGACTTTACAAACAGGTCAAAGCTTAAGGTTATTCTTGTAACTTCAGCATCTCAGAAAGCACTTGGTCTTGATGGTCTTGCTCAAATGTCATTTGAAGCAGGTGGAGATAAATCTCTTCTTGTTGGTAAAGAAGAATTTGATAAGCTTGATGACAACAAGAAGAAAGAAGTTATTACAAATGGTTTTGTAGGTGCTGTTGTTGTTGAGATGGACAAGAACGGAAATATGTTCTTTGTCAACAAGAATGGAGAACGCATCAAATCTCCTGAAGGCAATGATATCAAGGTGACAGAACAGGCTCCTATTAATGATGTTGTTTTTTCAACAATGCCTGCTGTAAACCTTTACTATTCAAATGATGAGAAGAGTCCTAGATATAGGAGTGGTGAGAAAGAAGAAGCTGCAAATTATGCTGCTGCATGGGAGGTTTATCGTAAAGGTCTTTTTGAAGGAAATCCTAAATCTGCTACAATATTTGACTTTGGTATATCCAAAGGAATTCCTGTAATAAACAAAGAAGCTCGTGAGAAAAACTTTGTAGGAAATACACTTATTGATAATGATAAGCTTGCCACTCAAAACCTTATAGTTGTATCTACAAAAGGTGCAATTGCTCATGAGGATGGTAATAACTACAGGTTTGCAAATGGAAGACCTGTATTTAAGAATGCTGATGATTTGGCATATCTTAACAACAATAGGTTTTCAAAAAATAAAGCTAAGGCAATATTTTCTGTTATCAAGAAATGGTCTGATGAAATCAACCAACAGATTGTTGATAACAAGAACATTGTTGTAAATGAAAACTATTCGAAGTTTCTTCAGAACGTTCTTTATTGGAACTCTAAACCTGGAGCACTTCCTAGTGCAAATAAAATTTATTTAGATACTAACACAGGTCTTCTCCATGTTGGTACTAAAATAGATGGTGAGATTAGAGAAAACACATATGATTTTGCCAACATAGGAAAATATGAAAATGAGGTTATAAATGATTTGACAAATGCCTACCACAATGTTAATAACAAAACATTGGAGTTAGGACTTGCTGAACCATTTTTGGAATTCTATCTGGATGAGAATGGTGATCTTAAAGAAAGAACTTGGACCAACTATCAATCATATTTGCTGTCTAATGTAAATCCTGATGGTAGCAATCGTTTGATTGAGGATGCTCCTTTGTTTACAAATATCTCCAAACCAACAGAAAGTGTTCCATATCCATTCAAACAGAAATATCTCTATCTGCAAGGAATGGATCTTCCTGTTGAGGAAGTAAAACCTAAGGAAGATGAAAAGAAAGGAGACCCTACTCCTGCAGCTCCTTCAAATAAGATTGGAGAATATTTTGTAGATGGCAAAACAGTTAATAAATACAATATTGCCAGTATCAAAAAGGATGTAGAGCTCACTATAGATATAGATGAGAATGGTGAACCTAATGTAACACTTATATCAAGTGAAGGAAATAAAGACGCAATAGATACAATCCTTAAGCCAGAAAACGCAGCTCTTAAAAATACACTCATAGGAGTTCTGAAAAACAGTAAGGATGCTGATGGGAATTCTTTATTTGAGGCTGATAAACCTGATGACTATCTTATTGGAAAGGCTATTTCATATAGCATCAAGTCTAAAGTGGTACAGATTAGTAAGGAACAAAAACCAGAACCTTCAACATCAAACACACCACCACCTCCTCCTCCACCACCACCTCCTGTTACTCCAAAATTAACTAGGAAAGAAGAAATACTAAATAAGTTAAAAAGTATAAGAGGAAATAGTTTAGGATTTTCTAGTAGAACAACTCCTGGAACAACTAAGTGGACTGAAGATGGAACTAAGGTGACATTCAATAGTAGTAACAGAGATAAGTATAATAGGGGTAATGAGATATTTACAATAAATGATAAGACTACAATATCTGTAGATTATAACCAAAGACCTTCAAATGGTTTTAGGGGCATGGAGGAACTTCCTTTTAATGCTTATTATTCTGAAAATCCAAAAGCTCTTCTTGATGAATTAGCTGCTTTAGAAAAAGAAGAAGAAGTTAAACCTACTGTAGTAGAAGTTACACCTGCTGAAGAGACTAAACCTGAGACACAAGCTCCAGTTGATTTTAGTTATATAGATGATTCTGACGATAGCACTGTTTATAAAAGAGTGGGAGTTGATACAGAAGCTGAACCTATGTCAGAAGCTGAAGTGGAATTCTTTAAGGATTTTGTTGGTAAAAAAGTTCCTGGTATTCCATATGAATTTATGGACAACCTCATTAGAACATATGATAATGAAGATGCATATGGTTCTTTTGAAAAGGGGATGATGAAGATATATAAGAAAGCAGCTAAGGGTACAGCATTCCATGAATTGATGGAAGGCGTATGGATGGGCTTTCTTTCTCCAGAAAGAAGAAGAGCAATTCTGGATGAGTTCAAATCCAAGAAAGGAAGTTTTGTAGACAGAGCTTCTGGACGAAAGATTGATTATAATGAGGCTACAGATCAGGAAGCAAAGGAAAGAATCATGGATGACTTTGCTGAATTCATGGATGGAAAGATTCCTGCTAAGTCTGTATCTGAAAAAATATTGCAATGGTTTAAGGCAATTCTTGATTACATCAAAGCTATTGTAAACAAAGGATCTTTAAAGGATGAATTGTTTAGAGAAGTGTATAGAGGTAAATTCAAGAATGCAGTGTTTCCACAAGAGAAAATGGGAGCTGCTGCTGAGTATAGAGAAGTTGAAGGATTGAACCAACAACAAGTTAATGACTTTGTACAAGACATCACTGCAAGAGTATTCCAAATAGTATTTAAGACAAAACGTTCTTTGTTCAATCCTGAAGAGATTACATCCAAACAAATATTTGATGATGTAAAAGAACAATATGTTCAGAAGGGATACTTCAAGAAAATATCTGATAAAACATTTGATGAACTTGTAGATAGGACAAGAGACTATCTTAGAGTGTTCAATATTGAGTTTGATAGTGATGGTAATATTAACATCAATGATGAGGGAGCTAATAATAGAGACTATGCTGCTGAAACATTCAGTATAAACTTTAAGAAGTCTTCTCCTTATGCTGTTAAACTTCTAATTAGTTCATTGATTAGGACAGGAAGAGTTAATCAGGAAAAGATACTCACTCCTAGTGCAGATATTGTTGCTGATAAAACTGGGTCTAGTGTTAAAGGATTTATGCTTGTTCCTTTTGGACAATCGTTCAATATATTGATGAACAAGTTGAATAACACTCTTGACAAAGATGACTTTGTAAGAAAGCTTTATTCTCTTGCTAAAGAGAACTCTGATTATATAGCACTGTTCAAACGTTTGGGTGGTGATTTTGCTACAGGTAAAATCAACTTCAACAATTATGAAGATCATGACTGGAGACTGTTTACAAGTTTCTATCAGGTGTTTACAAAACAACTTCCTGATGGAATCACCCAATATGTTGATGGTGGACAGGTTTACAGTGGATCAGCAAACCAATCTAGAGCAATAGATCAGATTGGTAAAGAGTGGACAGAGAATATAAAAGAACTTGCAAACAAGAAGGATTCCATAATACAATATGATCCAATTGGTAAAGCATACAAAGTTGATAAAAGTTCAGATAAGTATAAATCAATCGATATAGGAAGTCCTTCAAAGATGATTGATTTTCTTAATGAACTAGGAATCAATTTCTCTATAAGCACATACAATAGACTTAAAGGAAAACAACTAATAAATTTTGCAGAAGCTGTAAGTGGTATTAAGACAGGTCTTGATAAGAGTGGTGTATTGATATCCATGAAGATTAAGAATAAAGAACTTGATATTACAGGAAACATCAATACAATTGCTGATCTTTATGTAAAGGCAGAAAATCCTACAGTAGAAACAACATTCTTCAATAACTCAGGTAAGCAACAACAAGCTTTCACTGATAGCAATGCTCCTTCTGTATTTGAATCTATATTCAATTCTGTTGAAACTCTAGAAGAGCTTAAAAAGAAAATGCCTCAATTGAATGATGTATTTTCAACCACTTCCCAATTGCTCAAGCGTGGAGGAGTATTCTTTGATGAGAAAGGAAATAGAACAGATGCTAATTTGAAAGTGCAATACATTCTTGGAGATAAAGACAAGAATGATAATGATGGAACAACAATTGCAGAACTCAGTCCTGGAAAAAGAAAGTCTCTTGAGATAAATCAAAATATCAAAGGAAGCTATTACATTGTTATCCCTGGAGATGGTTCTACAGAATGGATGATGAATCTTGGTAATCAGATTGATTACAAAGAGTTTAGAAGAGGAGCTGGTTTTGAAAAAGTGTATGAAATTTTCCAAGGATACCTGAAAGATGAAATTGCTTTGGCAAAAGATTCTGAAAACAGGAAGAAGTTAAAGAATGTAGGAAGCAAAGCATCTGAACTCAGATTCTTTAAAGAACTGCTTTCTGAAGGTGTTCTTAAAAAAGCAAATGATATCATAGCTGATAAAAAAGCTACACCTGCAGATATAGAAAAATTCATTGCAGATAATGCAGAAGCTATCAACTTGTCCATAAAAAATTTCATTGATTCTAGTGCAAGAAAAACATTGGAATCACTGAAATACAATGGTGAGATTGTTCTGAATAAGAACGGATCATACAGCTACAAAGGACTTGATTCAAACTTCTCAAGGAACAATGATATAAATCAAAACAAAATGTCAGAAGAACAACTTCTGAACTTGCTGACATTCACAAATGCCAATTTTGCAATAAACAACATAGAGTATCACAAGGTTCTCTTTGGTGATCCATATCAGTTCAAGATTGCTAATAAGGACGGTAAAGTGATTTTGGATGAAACCAAACGTATTAAATCATTCCTTTCTCCAAGAAGAGTTACTCTCAGTTTTGATGAGATGAACAACTGGTATGATAAAGAGTACAATAAAGTTGGTCAAATCAGTCTTACTAAAGATGACTATGGATATCATCAGTTTAAGAACTATGCTAAAACATTCACTGCTAAAGATGTAGAGATTGTTGGTAGTCTTGCTTCAAGGTTCCCTGCTTATGCTAAAACCAATGAGGCAGATGCTGCTTCATGGATTAGTGCAACTGCTTACAGAGAAGTTAAAATTAAAAACGGTCAATGGAGCGAAGAAGCTGAAAGATTCCATCAATGGCAAATGGCTTATACAAGACAGAACATTCCTGGATATGTATACACCAATGAAGCATTGAGAGAACTGGATGCAAAGATTATAAGCTATCCAGTTCCCAACTATACAATTGAGGTTATTAAACCTATTGTAACAGGAAACAAGTTCCAAAAGAATGATATAAATCTGGTATTGGATAAGTTTTCTCAAATGCCTATTTACTATCAAGCTGTAAAAGGAACTAATCTTGAAAGTCTTTATATAAAGATGTTCAAGGGTGGATATGATTATGTAGTTGTTGAGAGTGGTAGGAAAGTTGGAATAGAAGGATTGCAAGAATTGTATAAACCAAATGGTGAATTCAATGATGATGCTGCAATCAACAATACTATCAATGTTCCTTGGTCAGCATACGGTATTCAAGTGGAGAACAGTTATAATAAAGAAAAACTGCAAACACTTGGTTCTCAGCTTACTAAACTTGGTACAATGGATTTGTACAGGGATGGTGAAGCTATTGGTGATACCCCAGAAAGAAAAGAAGTTATAAAGAAAGCAGTTGAGCGTAACATCACTGCTTTGTCAGAAATGGCAATGAATGGATATAACGAACTTCTTAATAAGTTGGGTATTGAAGATCTTGGAGATGGATTTAATATTCTTGACAAAACCACTGTAGCAAATACCCTTAGACAAGAAATGCTCAAAAGGGAAATATCAGATAATGGAATTGATAGTGTCACTCTCAATAGTCAAACAGGTGAGTTTGAAATTCCTTTTGAAGCATCTACAAACTACAAACAAATTAAAGATATTCTTTATTCTATTGTAGACAAATCTATTGCTTCTCCAAAGGTGAACGGTTTCTCTGGTGTACAGGTGGCTGCTACAATGTGGGAAAAGTCTGGCAAAGGAAGACAGCTTGTACAGAAAATCTATTTCCAAAAAGTTGGAGAAACTCTAAAAGAGATTACCAAAGAAAAATATGACGAACTTCCAAAATCAGAAAAGTCAACTGATTGGAAGAAAATCACTTCTAAGGAATATGAAAGTCTTCCACAAGATAGACAAGCTGATGTGCAACTGACAAGTGATGCACTTAAGTTCTATGAAGACAAAGATGGTAAAAGGTATTGTGAAGTTATGCTTCCTAACTGGTTTAGAAAGAAACTTCCTGCAGGTAAATTTAAGAGTGATGAAGAACTTATCAATTATCTGAACACCACAGAAGGTGGAAAGATTTTGATGGGTATAGGATTTCGTATTCCTACACAGGCAATTAACTCTGTAGAGGTGTTTAAGGTGAAAGGGTTCCTTCCAGATTTTATGGGAAGAACTGTAGTGGTTCCTTCAGAAATCACTACTAAGTCAGGATCTGACTTTGACATAGATAAACTCAACATGTATCTGAAGAATGTGTACATCACTCCTAGTGGTGAAATTAAACTTGTACCATTCTTTGGATTTGGACAGCAGGCTATTGATAAAATGAAAGACTTCATTTTCCAAGAAGACATCAAGTCTGTAATGAGCATCTATGAAGATGTTACAGGTGATCGTGAAGATGATTATGGTGAACTCTCAGAAAAGCTTTATAAGCAATCTCTTGAGAATGAATATTATGATTCTCTAGAAGAACTGTTGACACTTCCTGAAAACTTTGAACGTTTGGTTGTCCCAAATACAAGTAAGGATTTGGAAGATCTTGCCTCTGAACTTAGTAATCTAAGAGGTGAAACTGAGGAAAATGTTAAAAACAGGCTCTTGGATAGAGATGTCATGAGTGACCTTAGGCACACATTCATCACTGCAAAAAGATGGGTTGGTAGGGCAGCTGTTAATATTACAAGTCACTCTTTGTTTCAGAAAAGACTAATGTATATTGCAATTCCAAAGTTTAAAATTGTTCTTCCCCATAACTCTGTAATAATAGATGGCACTCCTTTTGTTTCTCTTTCTGGTACATTAGATAAAGCTGGTAAATACATTTCTGATAAACTGTCAATGTATGCCAACTCCTTTGTGGACGTTGTGAAAGATCCATACATTATGAAGATCATTTACAGTGACAGATTGGTTAGTACATTCATGTTCTTGGAAAGAGCTGGTGTTCCAATGAGATCCATAGGACTGTTTATGAATCAGCCTATTATTAGAGAATATGTAAACATCCTCGATGCTAGTGGTGCAAGTAGTTTTTCAATTGAATCAGATTCTTCATTTCTTATAATTGGAAAAATGTTTCCAACAAAGAAGGAACTTATTGCAAAAACAAATATTGATGTAAGTAATGCTAGTTTAGCTGACTCTATATCAAAATACTATAAGGATGGTAAAACGTTAACAGATGCTGAAAATGCTCAACAGCGTTTGATATTAGAACAGTTTATTAGTTATTATAAAATGTCTGATAGCTTATTCAAAATAACTCAGGCTACAAACTATGATACCACTAGCTTTAAAAATGCTGATGATCTTTATAGAAAACAAATAGTAACTAATTTAACAAATGAGACAAGTCCTATACCATTTGCTCCATTAGAAATATTAAAGTCTTCTCATTTGGGAACTCTTGCTAAAGCTTTAGACAGAGCAGGATTGGCATTAGGTGAGATATTAAAATTCAATAAGTCTGAATTTAGAGATGTATTAGAAAGATCAATCTATCAATATGCATCTAATCAATATTTGTCAAAGGATAAGTTCACAAGAGTGGCAGAAAAACTTTCAGCATCATTCTTGGATTACATTATCCAGACAAACATGAACACATTGGATCTTAAATCTCTTGTTGTTGATTCTGATTCTGTAGCAAACAGAATAGAACAAGCAAAGGTGCTTTATCCTGAGGTTAAGATATTGAAAGACTTTGTAATGGAATCCAGCGATCTTCCTGGAGGTGCTAAAACTGTAAAGCTCAGGGCAAACGTTAAAGAGGTGTATGATGAAAATCTCTACATCGGATACATGAGAGAAATGAAATCTCATCCTGCCCTAAGAGATTTGTATAACGATCTTGTAAAACTGGCTATTGTACAAGGGACATACCAATCTGCAGTATCCATAAAGAACATTGTTCCTTTGGAAGACTATGCAGCAATTGTTGCTCCTATTATGAAGACATTGAATGTCAATGATAACATTAGGCAGTTCTATAAAGAGAACATGTTCCAGAGAAGTAATTGGAAAGATAAGAACATTGTTCCAAGAGTGAAACCTAGTTTTTATTTGGATGAAGAAGGTGATTATGATCCGCTAATCACTGTAGATGAAAATGATGTTGAAATCTATCAATATAGCACAAAAGCTTTTCCTGAAATTCTAGAATTAGGAATAACATCTGGACAGAGAAAAATAATGTTACTTAGTCCAAGATCTAAAGGTTCTAAAAATAGTGTTGTAATAGTTCCTAGAATTGTTACAGTTGGAAACACTAGTGAAATGATTGATTTTATTACAGGACAAACTGTTACAAAGAGCGAGTTTGCCATCAGGAAAAAAGCTGGTGATCCAACAATAAATGAGATATATGGGTACAAAAGATTGGAAGATAGTAATGGAGAACCTATTACAACAGATAAAGGATATTCTATATACAAGCAAATCAATCTGTTAGGTGATGGTCAGTATGCTTCTGAGTATAAGTTATTCCCTACAAAGTCTCCAATTAATAATGGTACAGTGAAGATTGAACAGGAGATTCCTGATAATGACATCATTAGATTTTTACTTAAAGATGTTTCACCAGTTATACCAGCAACATTGCAAACATCTATTTCTAATGAACCTGTAACACCTACACAACCTGTAAGTTTTGATATACTAGAAGATTTTACTTTTGAAAGAAAACAGGAAATATTGTCTAACTTTGCTACAAAGCATAAAATGACACAAGAGCAAGCCAAGAATTATATCAATGAAGCTCTTCAAAAGGATAGAGAAAATACAATAGCTAAACTTAAAGAATGTTATTAATATGGCATGTATAAATCCAAATAGTGCAGAATTTAAAGCTGCTCTTGAGAAAGTAGGTGGTAATCCATTATTGGCTGAGATTAATCTTTCTAAGCAACAGGAACTTTCTGTAAAGATTGAAAATGAAATGGGTGAATCCTATTGGAAAAATCTTTATACAGGCAATAGACTATCTAATAGAGAAGATTTCGTATCAGTTGCTATACCTGGAATCCCTAATAAATTCAAGCCTGACTACTATAATGTATATCATGGAACAAATGTATACAATATAAGTGATGATGGAAGTTTAGTATTGACTCCTTCTAAAAACTTTGATGACAAAACTACATCAATATCTTTAACTCAGATTCCTGTAGTTGCTCAAGATTACATGCTTAGAAAAGATGGGAATGTGATTATTAAAATAAAGAATGGAGCATTAGGAGATAATTATGATGTAGAATCTGCAGAAGAGATAGCTATCAATGGAAACAAACCTTTAGTTGTTCCAAAAGGACAATATGAAATAATAACAGTCCCTACGCTAAAAGAGAAGATGCGTCAAAAGTATAGTGCGGAGGTTGATGATGTAGCTGAAGAAATGATGTCAGAAGCTAGTTCTGATATAGAGCTTCTTGATTCAATTTATTCTAACAGAATAGAGGCAGCAAATTATTCTGAATTGCAAGAGTTTGAAAGAGGTTCAGAAAATGATACTACTCCTGATTGGTATGTTCCTGATGAATATATTGCATCTAGAGCTGCTGAAAAAGTTTTTAATAAGATTAAAAATAAAATAGATAAGTCATTTATTGTCAACGGGTTATCTGAAAAGATATTAGACACCATTAGAAAAATTGGAAATAAAGTTGATGTAAATGAAATGTATTTGTCAAATATTTCCACTTATGGATCAAGAAATTCTCCTCATGGAGGTGACTTGTTTGATTTCCTAGTTCGTGAAATAAATGCTACAAAGAGTGAGAAAGAGTCTATAATAAAAGAAATAAAAGATATTGTAGACAACAATCAACAAGCAGCTATTGACTTTTACAACTCTCCAGAACAAGTTCAGAAAAGAAAAGAAGAAGCTAGATTGTATGAAGAAAATTTAAAAAAGTTTAAAGAACTATCAAATGATAAGGATTTAGACTTTCTTCCATTTCAATTAATAGGAACAGAAACATCTAAAGCTTCTCCTAAAACAATAAGATTGGTGAAAGACCTTCTTAAAAGAATAGGGGTTAATTATCAATCAGTTAGCTCTATAAGAGTGAATGGATTAGAGATTGGAGCAAATGGTGTTGCTGATATTACACAGAAGCTTGTACAAATTGTACAGGGTAAGGAAGATGTTGCTCTTACAGAGGAAGCAATGCACTTTGTTGTTGAACTTTTGGAACAAAAAGACCCTGCTTTGTTCAACAAACTTCTTGGTGAAATAAATGGTTACAACATGTACAAAAGTGTTGTAGCTGAGTATGGATCTCTTAAAGAATATCAAACAGCTGATGGTAAACCAGATATCAGAAAGCTTAAGAAAGAAGCTATTGCAAAAGTACTCACTGAGGTTGTTATCAAGAAGAATGAAGGATATACAGAAAAGCCTGAACTTCTGGCTAAGTCTGAATCTTGGTGGGATAGAATAGTTAATGCAATTAGAGGAATATTCTCAAAATCAGGATTTGATCAAGCAGCAATGCAAGTGCTATCTGGAGAGTTCGAAGGAACTGTAGATGAACTTAGAGGTGATGGTGGAGTGTATCTACAAGAGTCTAAATCAGTACAGCAAAAGATTATTGACAATTTAAAAGATATACAGTCAAGGATAAAGAAACCTACAACAGATGGTGGAAAATATACCATTGATGGTAAAGAGATTAAGAATAGGGTGAGTGATTTGTCCAAGACTTGGTATGAGAATAGGTTTGCTGATAAAGATCTTGTAAAGTCTGAATTTGCTCAAGCTGTAGATGATCTTAAGAAAGAAAAAGGAACAGCAGGACATGCTGACTTTGAACAAATGATGAAGAATCATTTCCTTGATGCTGATGGTAAGTTCATAAAGAATGAAGCAGATAGACCTTCTGATGCTAATTATGTTTCTCAAATCAATCCTTATGATAGAGAAATGTATGATACTCTTAAAGCAAACATGGAGCAACGTTTAGCATCATTTCCTGATGGCACAGTGTTTCTTGCAGAAACAACAATATATGATCCTAAGCGTGATCTTGCAGGTACCATTGACTTCATAGCTGTAGAACCTTCAGGCAAGACACATATCCTTGACTGGAAGTTCATGGATATTAATATTGATAAAACAGAAGATGTTCCTTGGTATAAGGTTGGAGCTTGGAAAACTCAAATGAAAAACTATAAGCTTATTCTAAAGAATGCTTATGGTGTTCAGTTTGATGGAACTGAGCAAACAACAATGATTCCTATCAGAGCTGAATACAGTAAAGGTGATTCCAAGAAAAAGATTAAGCCTCAATTGCTTAAAATATATATTGGAAATGTCAATGTTAAAGATGAAGAAAGAGCCTATCTACTTCCTGTAGGTCTTGAAGAACAGAAAACTGGTGATAAGAGAATTGATAAACTCATTGAGCAGCTTAACAATATCTATGAAACCATTTCTTCAAGAAAAGCTACTCCTGATCAAAAAGGAGTAAAAGCTGAACAACTTAATGAGTTATATAAAGCAATCAGACAATTGCAAGTTAGACAAAACTTTAAACCCCTAGTTCATCAGGCAAAGGTGCTTAACAAAGAGATTAGAAGCATAATCAAAGATTATAATGAGAACTGGAAGTCTAAAGATCTCAGTACAATAAGTAGGGCTGAGAAGAATGACTTTGCAAATAAGATTCTTACATATGAAAAGTCTCTCACTGTATATACAACTCTCTACAAGAATCTAAGAGGTTTGTTTGGGGATACACTTACAGAAGAAGATAAAAAACTTAGGGATGATATACGTGATGTAACTGATACAGCAAATGAATTGGAAACAGAGTTGGATGAAGTGCGTGATGATTTTGCTGAAAACATTATAGCCAAGGGTGAAAATGTTCTTGAATTCTTGAGACCAGAAAAAATCATCAAAGGATTTAGCAAATGGTTTGGATCCACATCTACATTGCAACTTAAGAGTACAGAGGTGTTGTATAAGATGGCTAACAGAGCATTTGGTTTTGCTGCTCAGGATACAGTTACACAAGGTAACATTCTGCTGGGAATAAAAGAGAAGTATGACAAGTGGGCTGCTGGAAAAGGATTAAACAATAAAAACTACTTTGATATCCTTAAGAAGAAGGATAAGAATGAACTTATTGATGAATTTGATCCTGAGTTCTACAAAGAGTTGAAAAGTAAAATACATGATAAGGATCGTCAGTGGGTTAAAGATAATGTTGATGTAGATGCCTATCGTAAGTTCCTGGAAGAACAAAAACAAAAGGATTACGAAACTATAGAAAAGAAAACAAGATTTGGTAATGATAGGGATATAGCAAATGAAATCACCTTTGAAAAAGGAAAGGTAGATCAGTTGCTTGACATATCAACTCCTGATTCTCCTGGATGGCTTTTGTATGATTATGCTAAGAAGTTTCCAAAAAGAGAGAAGTGGGAATCCAAAGAATGGAAAATTCTTAATAGTAAAGGAAATGAACCTGCTCTTGAATTCTACAACTATATCAAGAAAAGAAATGAAGAATTTGAAAAGATAGGGTATATAAATGGTAGGCAAGCAAGAACCTTCCTTCCTTTTGTAAGAAAAAGTTTGATGGAAAAGATTGTGATGGGTGGCAAACTTGCTGTAGGAGAAGGTTTGTTGAGAGCTATCACTGTGAGTGAAGGGGATGTTGGATATGGACAGATTGATCCTATTACAAAACAACCAGTATATAACATTCCAAAGTATTTCACTAGAGATACAAAAGAAGAAGTGAGTGGTGATCTGTTTAGAAACATGACACTTCTTAATGAGATGGCTATTCGTTATGAATATCTTAATGAGATTGAAGATCAACTTAACTTGATAATAGCAACAGAATCCAACAAAGATGCAATTAAAACTTCCTATTTTGGTAAAACTGTTTACAGACCTGATGGTGAAATAGAAACAACCTCTGACAACACTGAGAATACAAAGCTTGTCAGAGATATGATGGAAGCTATTGTATATGGACATAAGTTTATCGAGAGTGAAAACTTTGACCAGCTTCTTGGAGGACTTGGTAATCTTGGTAAAAGGGTTAATGAGAAGTTAGGAATTAATATATTTCCAGAAAAATATACAAATAGTCAGATATCTTTGAATAAGTCTATATCTTGGTTGAATAATACATTTCAATTAAAAGCATTAGGACTTAACCCAATATCTGCACTTTCCAACTTCCTTGGAGGCTCCTTCCAGAGTTACATTAATGCTGGAACATATTTTACAAAGAGTGAGTTTGCAAAAAATGAATTCCTGATAGCAGGAAGAATGAAAGGTGCAGATGCTAAGAAGTATCTAGGAGCATTAGAATACTTCTTACCATTGACAGAAAACTACAATCAAATTCTTGCTAAGAAGCTGTCTCTCAGTAAGTTAAGTCAAGAAGGTGTACAAGATTTCCTTATGAGTTTGATGAGAAACTCTGATCAGTATGTACAAACTGTAAACTTCTTCAGCTTCTTGGATAATACGATTGTTGAGGATGGTAAACTTGTTAATGCAAGAGAGTTTCTCAGAGCTACAGATGAGTATTCAAACATATATAATGTATCTGGTGCTGAAAGAAAAGCACTTGATGCAAAGTTTGAAGAAGATGTAAAGAAGCTTGTTGAAGAAAAAGGAGTGATGAAACTCGCAGAGGTTAAAGGAGATGAGTTGATTATTCCTGGAATTGAAAGAAAATCTGATACTGTTATAAATCTTCGTAGGAAGGTGCAGGCAGTAACAAAAGATGCTTTGGGTAATCTGTCTGAAGATGATTTGAGAACAATCAATCTTAACATATATGGAAAATCTTTCATGGTGTTCAAGAACTGGATTCCTCGTTTGGTTGATGTTCGTCTTGGTAATCTGAAATACAACTCAGCTACAGAAGCTTATGAGTGGGGTAGAACTAGGATGATGTGGAGAGTGTTATCTGAAGAAGGAGTGCTTAAATCAATTTCCAATCTGACCAGTGCTGTTATGGGAAATGATGAAAGGTGGGTGGAACAAATGAAAACCCTCTATGAAAAAAAGAAGACTGATTATAAGAAAGATACAGGAAAAGAATTAAAAATGACTGAAGCTGAGTTTCTAGATCTTGTTAACAAGAACATTAGAAACCAGGCAACAGACTTATTGTTCTATTTGTCTCTTACAGGATTGTTCCTTCTTGCAAAAGCCCTTCCTCCAGATGATGAGGATAAAGCTACCCAAAACAGATATAAATATATGGTGAGGGTTCTTGATAAGGTAAAAGATGAGATTGGATTCTTTTATGATCCAACATCTATGATTGGCTTAACAGCATCTGGACTATTCCCAGCTGTAGGATATTTGGACAACTTCAAAAAACTATTCTTGAATTTCAGTAATGAAATGTATGGTATGGCTATAGGAGATGAAGAAAGAGTTGAGAAAAACCAGGTGCTTAAATACGGACTCAAAGGATTTCCTGTTACATCCCAGTTTGATGCTATTTTCTTAATGTTTTTCCCTGATTTGGCAAAAGAGCTTGGTATGAAAGCCCAATCTCAAGCTAGACCTTTTGGTAAATAATCAAATGTCATATAGCTATATTATGCCAAATAACTTTCTGTAGGTCATTGTATATGGGGGAGATTGAGTTACTTTTGCTCAATCCCCCAAACTATATTTCAATCATTTATATATAATTGCAATGAACATAACTTGTTCTGCTAAAGCCTGTCCTGTACTATTAAGTGCTGCCTGCGTGTTCTACGAAGGAGTTAATCTCCCATATACGGGAATTAACATGAATGATAATTTACAGGTGGCTCTTGAGAAGATTGATACAAAGTTCAACAGCTTAATTGATGTTAATATATATGTATCTAATGGTACAGTAACCAGCAATAGAACTGTCACTCTCAATGGTAAGACACTCAGTTTTGTTGGTTCTTCCTACACAACAATATTTCAGCCTGCAGGAACATTGCAGCTTGGATCATTGGCTGGTGCTGGAAACAGAATGGTGATTGCTGATACAAATGGTTTGCTAAGCACACAGGCAATTCCCCTTGGAACTGTTACATCTGTAGACATGTCTGTTCCTACAGGATTTGCAATAAGTGGTAATCCTGTTACAACATCAGGAACTCTTGCTCTTGCATTTGCTTCAGGATATTCTTTGCCTACAAACTCAAGTCAATCAAATTGGGATACAGCATATAACTGGGTGAGCAATTTCCCAGCACTTGTAGCTGGACAATATCTGACAAATAATGGCACCAGTCTTTCATGGTCAGCAATAGATCTCTCTGGATATGTTCCATATATAGGAGCTACACAAGATGTTGACCTTGGAACACACAAACTCACTGCTGATGCAATTGCATTTAGCCTTACACCAACAAACTCTCCAGGTGCAGGACAGATTGCATATTATGGTGGAACAGGCGCACTTGCCTATTTGATGGACAATACAACTGTGATGTGCCAAATAGGACAGCAGTTGTATGCTTATGTAACAAATGATGACACTGTAACAATCCAAAAAGGACAACCTGTATATCTGTATTCAGCAACAGGAAACAGAGCTTCTGTAAAGCTTGCTGCAAATACAGGTGATGCTACATCAGCCAAAACACTTGGACTTGCTGCTCAAGATATTACATCTGGACAGAAAGGCTTCATCATGTGTCAGGGTGTTCTTGACGGTTTGAATACTGGGATGTATAATTCTGGTGACACTCTCTATCTTGGACCAACAGCTGGTTCCTTGACAGCCACAAAACCATATGCTCCAAACCACCTTGTTTACATAGGTGTTGTAGAAAGAGCAAACAATGGTAATGGACAAATATATGTACGTCCTCAGAACGGATATGAGCTTGATGAGATACATGACGTAGACCTCATCAGCACTCCTCCTGTTAATAACGACATTCTTACATACATTACAGGAACAAACAATCTATGGAAACCAAGGAGTATTGCAACCATTCTTGGCTACACTCCTGCAAATGCAGCAACAACTCTTACAATCAATGGTACAACCTATGACATTTCTGCAAACAGAACTTGGAGTGTAGGAACTGTAACATCTATTGCCACATCTGGTCCTATAACAGGAGGAACAATTACCACCTCAGGTACAATTGGTATTACACAAGCCACAACATCAACAGATGGTTATTTGTCTTCCACAGATTGGAATACATTCAACAATAAATACAATCTCCCTGCTCTTACATCAGGTAGTGTTCTGTTTAGCAATGGTACAACAATAGCTCAGAATAATGCCAACTTCTTTTGGGATAATGTAAATGGGAGATTAGGATTGGGAACTTCAAGCCCAAGTGCTGCTGGAGCGAGATTGACTATATCATATAGTGATAATAGTTATAATCAAGGTTTTGTTATACAAAATACAAACACAGGGACTACTGCAATTACGGGTATGCTTCTACAAGCACAAAGCACTTTAGTAGCAGCTTTTGCTTATTATCCAAGCAATTACAATATAGCAGGACTACAAAATACTGCGGTATTTTCATCAGTAACATCTCAAAAATTAGGATTTCAGGCTAATGCAGCAGGTAACAATGGAGTGCCTCAAGATATTTGGTTCAGTACTTATGGTACAAATACTACTTACCAAATGCAAATAAAAGCAAATGGTAATGTACAAATAAATACTAATACCGATGCAGGATATAGATTAGATGTCAACGGTACAACAAGACTTCAGGGTAATACAACAATTAGTACAGGAAACCTTACCGTTACATCAAACGGCACCAATACTTTTGGTTATTACACATTAGTAGGTACAAGTAATAATCTCACTTTAAACGGTGGTCATCTTGGAACTACGTTTAAGAGCAGGGATCCAAATATGGATAGCCAGTACAATAGTGCTCTTTTTTCTATTGGTGCTACTAACTTTAATGGAACATCAGGTATTCCTCAAATCCTTAATGTTAATGCAACTGTAAACAGTACAGGAACAGCAGGATATACAGGTTTACAAGTATCTATTACAGATACAGGGACTGGTACTGGTGCTAAAAATCTAATGAAGCTTTCTCTTGGTGGTGTTGATAGATTTTCTGTATCTAATACAGGTGTACTCACTTCAACAGCAGCTGTGACAGCATCTGCAGCATTGGCAAGAGGTGTTATCTTTAATCCAACATTAACAGCTGCTGCTAACAATGATGTATTGGTTGGGCTTGACATAGCTCCTACATTTACTAACGGTGCTTTCACTGGTGTTAGTAACTGGGCATTGAGAATTCAAGGAGGTAATATATCACTAGGAACATCTACATCAAACCCCACTATAAATCTTGCAGCTTCTAATAACGCAAGTGCCACACAATTTGTAATTAACAACTCTGCTTATGGTGGAACCTTAGTGACATTTAGAAACCCTGCTGACAGTAGATATTTTAGAATAAGTGGAATAAACTTTGACTTATATACAAGTGGAAATATTTATCCTACTAATGTTATAGCTGGATCGATTTCATTTGGTAGTAGCTATGGTACAATTATTTATGGATTTAACAACTCATACTTAAACCTAGGTGGAGATACTGTTGTTCTTGCATCTAGGGATAACACAGCAGCAAGTATCTCACTACTTGCAGGTAATGGAGACATCAACTTTCAACAGAGACCATCAGGTGTTACAACACTTAGAGCTAAATTTGCAATTTCTACAGGTAACTTCATGATTCAAAATGGAGGTACATTTACAGATAGTGGTGAGAGATTGCAAGTTATTGGAGATGCTAAGTTCACAGGAACAATGTATCAAAACAGTGCAAGTGATGCTTTGTACAATTTCCAGAATGGTGGAGCAAACAAATGGAGGATTGGTAATGCATTTGTTGCAGGAGCAAACTATTTCCAGTTGTATGACAGTGTAAGCAGTCTTGAGAGAATCAGATGGAACAATAATAGTACAGCTACATTTACAAGTGATTTCACATTTGTGGGTGGTTCAAATGCTGTAGCTACATTCCAAGCAGCTCAGCCTGATGTAAAGATACAAGCTACAGGAGGATCAAATGCTGTATCCCTATCCTTCGCTCCTTCTGACGGATTTGAAGGTGTTGTTCAGAATAATGTAACAAATGGTTTCATACAAGTGAAGACAGCCTCTACAATTAGGGTGACATTTAAAAATGGAGGACAAGTGAACTTCCAACCTCTTGCTGCTGATCCAGCTGGTGCAGGTGCAGGAGATGTATATTATAATTCAGGAACAAATAAGCTTCGTCTTTATGACGGAACTTCTTGGGTAGACTTAAATTAATTCTTATTTTTGATAACTAAAACAATAAACAATGGCACAAATTCAACCGATCGTGTACCCTCTCATTGGTACAGCAACCACCCTCGAGGTGACAGTTCTTTCATTTGCTACATCTGCAACTACAGCAGGAACCTACAATCGTCTTTTGACAGATGATGGTAAAGAGTGTGTTCCAGCATGGAACTATTACATGACCGAAGAGCAGTTTGCTGCTTGGGGACAAGACAATTCTGTTGTAGATGATTATGTAGCAGCAGACAAAGGGTTGGTGATTATCCCATAAAATAAATTTGGATAATTAATTTAATTACCTTAGTTTTGCCAAAAATAATCAACTCTTATGACGTATAAAGATTTGAACCTCCTGGTTAGGAATATCCAAGCTAGTGTGGGAAATCAAGAAACCAAAGTTCAAAAGAAACTCTTCAAGATTTTTGAAAAAGTTAAGAAGCATTTGGAAGATTACAACGAGCAAGTTAATGAGCTTAGGCTTGATAACGCTTCTGTAGATGAGAAAGGAATTATTCTCATGGACGATAAGGGTGCTTATAAGTACACCAAGGAAGCTGCAAAACTTCTAACTAAACAAATTACTGATCTTGACAACAAGGAGTTTCCTTTTGAAAAGATTAATGTTGTAAATCCTCAGGGTCTCGAAGACTTCATATTCCTCCAAGATTGGGTGGTAGGAGTGGAGTTCGAGGCTGATGAAGAACTCTAACTAATTAATTATCAACTAAATATATTCTCCCTTTTCCTGTTAAAAGCAGGAACTGGGAGAATATTTTTTAAAGGAAGACAATGTAATGGAACAGGAATTTAAATCTGAGCTAACGCAAATGGAACACAGACTCACAGAGATGGAGGAGAAAATTGACGTTATTGACAAAAAGCTCAACCAAGTGGTTGAAGCTATTCTTGGCAATTCACTAACTAAAAGTGGTGGGTTCATCCATGACATTGATGTTCTTAAAGAGAAAATGTTTCTCTTAGAGAAGAAGATTGAAAAGCAGGAAGAGTTCAGGAAGAGGATATCATGGACAATTGGCATTATTGCAGCTGCTGCCATGGTTATACAATATCTTGTTAACCTTTATACTAGTGTAAAATGAAAGACTGGATCATTGAATTATTCAAAGATGAACGTGGTGTAGCTTCAATTAAACCTGTAGCTGCTGCCATATGTACAGTTTTTCTTTGTGTAACAATGACAATCACTAGCTTTGCAAAGGATATGAAACCAGCAGACACCCTTGTGGATGCTGTAATGTTTATTGCTCTTGTAGGTATGGGCAGTGATACATTTGATAAGTTCAGTACAAGAAACCTACCAAAAAAAGAAGAAACCAAACAACCTGATATATGAAATATGTAAGTGCTGTCCTGTTCCTAATCATTCTTGGATTTGTTTTTTATCGTCATCAGAATGGTGGAATATTTGGACCAGAAAAACCAATCGTTGATACTATTGTTAAAATAGACACTCAGTATCAAGAAGTTACAGTGGTAGAGGTTAGAAAAGTACCAGTGGTACGTGTTATTCATGATAGTATTCCCTATCCAGAATACATCCCTGATACATCCTATCCAAAACTAAAACTACAATATGAAGACCTTGTTTCAAAATATACTGATAAGATTGTGTATGGTGATAGCTTTCCTATTGGTACTTACGGTAGGTTGGTTGTGCGTGACACTGTTCAATTTAATAAACTTGGCAATAGGAGTTATGATGCAAAGTTTGATATTCCTACAGTTACCAATACAGTTACAATAGTTGAACCTGCTCCAAAGAAGAATGAATTCTATGTTGGTGGAGGTGTGGCAGGTAACAGAAGTGCTGTATCAGCCATCCAAGTTGGAACAATTATGAAGACTAAAAGTGATAAAATCCTAGGCACTTACGTTAGTGGAGCACCTGGAACCAAGCTTTCCTACGGTGTTCAATACTACGTAAAAATAGGAAAATGAAAATTATAAAGTACTTTATCTACGCAGCATGTATTTATGTAATATCTGTTGTAGCTCTTGAAGGAATCATCATTGTTGCTGATTCTTTTGGATTTGAAAATGTCAAGGGTTTAGCATTTAAGATTCTCAAAACCATAACATTTAATACTATTTAGATATGAAAGATCAACCAACTTTGTCAAGAATCAAAACTGCCCATCCTAAACTTGTTGAAGAGTTAACTGAGATATACAATGAGATATCAACTGTGTTAACAGGTAGGGCTATTTGTAGATTTCCTTTTGTAACAAGAACAATTGCTGAGCAAGATGCTCTGTATGCACAAGGAAGAACTAAACCAGGAAAGATTGTTACAAATGCAAAAGGTGGACAATCATACCATAACTATGGACTAGCAGTGGACATTGTTCTTCTGTGGGATAAAGATGGTAATGGTACATTTGAGACAGCTGTTTGGGATACAAAGACAGATTTTGATGGAGACAAGAAGTCAGACTGGATTGAAGTGGTAAATGTATTTAAGAGGCATGGTTGGGAATGGGGAGGAGACTGGCGTTTTGTTGATCCACCACACTTCCAAAAGACATTTGGAAAATCTATATCAGACCTTCTTAAATTATATAATGCCAAGAAGGTTGATAAAAATGGATATGTATTAATATAAAATTGTAGAAATGGCAAAAGCTAAAGGCGGTGGTTCTGAGAAAACCAAAATCACATTCGGAAAACGTAAGAAAGGTAAAGCTCAGAAAAGCTACAACAAACATGATAGGTCAGAAAAGAACTATCGTGGACAAGGTAAATAACTGATTTAGTTAGACAATATTTTTAAATTGACATTGCAGATCTATCTGGATGTCATACCTTTATGATGTTTTATGAAACTAACTAAATTAAAAATTAACGAGCTTTGGAATAAATTACAGAGCGTAATTTCAAAAAACCCAGAGGAAGTATCTATTATTATAGAAGAAGAATCTCCTATTATAATAGAAGAAACCCCACCTCCTCCTCCTGATATGGCTGTAATTTCTGAAGAGCAGCCTATAATAAATGAAGCAGAAGAGGAGGTTATTGAATATAGAGGATTGTTTTTTGATAACAATAAACAAACAGCTCCAAGAGACATAATCAGAGCTGTTAAGTTTGGTAATACAAATGAGGCTTACACAAACAAGTTTATTGTTAAGAACAACACATCAGGCAATCCAACAAGAATTACAGCATTACGTAAGGGATCTTATACACTAAGAATATCTGCCCAACTACAAAAGTTATCAGTAACTAAGAAAGCTCAAGTTGTTCTTTGCGTAAGAAAGAATGATTTGAATGTACCAGATACAGCAACCACTATAATAATGGAACCAGGACTTGTGGGATTGATTGCAACATGGGATTTTTCCATAGATATGCTGGCTGGAGAATATATAGAAATAATATGGTCACAAAATGGTGGAGTGGAAATATCAAATAAGCAGACACCAAGTGTGATGTTGAAGATTAATCAGATAATATAATGACAAGTAGACAAATAGGATGGAGCCAAGAATCTAACCTTCTCTATGAAATAGGGAAGCAGTTGGATATTCTTGCCAAGGTTTTAGCAAACTCTGGTAAGGGTAGTTTGGAAGCATACCCAGATTTGGCTTCTTTTCCTCCAGTGGGAGTTCCAGGAGTGATATACTTGGCTGAAGACACTGGATACATATATTATTGGGATGGAGCATCTTATGTTCAGTTTGGAGGAGGATCATATGTTCCTACCTCAAGACAGCTAACCATAAATGGTGTTACGTTTGATTTGTCAGCAGACAGAACATGGACAATAAGTACAGGGGATGATATAACTGTTGTAGCAAACTATTCAGCTCTCCCTGCTCCAAACACTGTAACAGGACAATTCTATTGGTGTTCAAATCCTCAAGGAACAGCATGGCTTCCTGGATCTGTAGGAGGAACATACTATAATTCAGGACTTTATTATTCAAATGGAACAACATGGGAATTTCTCAATGTTCCATACCAAGCAACACAATCTGAGGTTAATGCAGGAATAATATCAGACAAGTTTGTAACTCCAAACACTCTGTTCAATTCTTCCCAATGGGGCACAAAAGAAAACCCATTAACATTCTCTGCCCCTCTTTCAAGAAGTGTAAACACAATTAGCATTCCTGCTGCATCGTCTTCAGCCAATGGTTATTTATCATCTACGGATTGGTCAACATTCAATGGCAAACAAGGTGCTTTAACACTCACCACCACAGGCACATCAGGTGCTGCTACATTGGTAGGAAATACGCTTAATATTCCGCAGTATTCAGGCGGAGGTGGTGGTATGGCTATCGGTGGAAGCATAACTTCTGCAACGGCAGGTAGTGTGTTGTTTGCGGGAACAAGTGGGGTGTTGGCGCAGGATAATAGCAACCTGTTTTGGGACAATACTAATAAGAGGTTGGGGATTGGGACGGTAAGTCCGCAAGGCCCTTTTCATATCAATTCAAATATTACTGCAGCTACTAATGGTTTAACAATAACAAGAAATGCAGTTTCTTTATCAGATGCAAATTTTCAGATAACAAGTGCAACAAATAATAGCGGAGAATTTTTACCTGCTTTTTTATTCACAAGTAATTTTTCTGCTCCTGGATTTACAATTGGTGGTTTTTTAAGTGCAAGAATTACAAATAGTTCAACAACTGATATAGGAATTATTCTTGATGCAAGAACTAAATCAGCTTCAGCATTAACACAAGGATACATTTTATCGATTAGAGGTTTTACAACTGATTATGTTCGAATAGCACATAATGGTAATATGATTCTACAAAACGGAGGCACTTTCACCGACGCAGGCTTCAGACTCGATGTTAACGGAACGATGAGGGTGCAGAGTGAGACTGTATTAAATAATTTTTCAATTGGTAGAACATCACTTTCTCCAAGCTATCCTGCAATATGGATAGATAATGGGAATAGAACGCTTTTATCAAATTATTCTTATTCAGGATACTTACAACTTCAAGGCGCATATAATAATGAGGGAGCGCATTTAAGACTTTCAGGAAAAACTTCTATATCAAATACGGCTAATAGCGCAATTTTAATTACGAGTGGATTTGTTATCGGTGTTTATGGAGTTGATAATGTAGGAATAAATCCAAACACTTCTGCAATATTACAAGCTAACTCAACTACTCAGGGCTTCCTTCCTCCAAGAATGACAACCACGCAGAAAAACGCTATAAGTTCTCCAGCATCAGGATTGGTGGTTTATGATTCTACAACAAATAAACTTTGCTGCTATAACGGCAGTACATGGAATGATTTATTTTAATACATAATAACATGGCAAATATTCAACCTGTTTGAAGTTGAATAATAAAATATAATAAAATGGCTAATAGACAAATTGGTTGGAGTCAGGAAGCTAATCTTCTATATCTCATCTCTGGACAAGTGGACAGGGTTGCCCAAATAATTGCTAGTTCTGGTGTAGGAGGTGGGGTGAGTTCGTTCAATACCAGAACAGGAGATATTACACTTCTTTCTTCAGATGTAACAACTGCTCTTGGATATACGCCTACAAATGGTAATATTTATGGTACTAATGGTTCACTCACTGGAGTGAGAACTGTTAATACAGGAGCATATGCATTGGCTTTCACTGCTACACAGCCTGCTGCCAGTTATGCATTTACAATTGGTACACCTACAGGTGTGAGTGTTCCTTCTTGGCCTGCAACATTTGTAAGGCAAGGTGAATTTAATATTTCATCAACATCTTCTGCTGAACCTGAAAACTCCAGGTATTGGGGAAGAAACCAAACGACAGCTCTTAAAAGTCTTTATGTAAATCAATCATATGCTGATGTCACTGCTGAAACAGCAGGAGGAGGTGTTTCTTTATATAATCAAAGTATAAGAACATACAGAGGATCTCCACTTGATATAAGCACTGCAGTTACAACATTGTCTAATTTAACAGGTGTAGTTAATACTATAGGACATGGTTATTCTGGAACATCGTTAACTACTGCTCAAATACATACCCAAAATGTAAACGCAGTCCAATCTTCTATACAGAATAACGTTGGTACAATGGTTAATGCTAACGGATATCGTATTATTCTTTCGATGTCACCAACCTCAACCAGTCAGAATTCCGCAATTACAAACTTCTATGGAGTAAATATAGGTACATTTACCATAGGAGCAACCAGTGGACCAACAGCCACCATTACAAATTTCTATGCTCTTTATATAGATGGTATAACAACCCGTGCTACAGGAACTGTTACAAACAGGTGGGGTATATATTCAACAGATTCCACTATGACACATTACCTTAATGGTAATGTATTGATTGGTACAAGTACAATTGCTGGATTTAAACTAGATGTAAATGGGACGATGAGAGCATCTCAGTTTTATTTGAGTGCATTGAATTCAACTCCTGCTTCAGCAGGAGCAACAGGAACACTTGGAGAAATCAGAATTGACGCAAACTATATTTATGTATGTACAGCAACCAACACTTGGAAGCGTGCATCCATAGCAACTTGGTAAAATATAATAAAATGGGAATTCCAAATAGACAAATAGGTATTTATAAAATCACTAGTCCTAGTGGTAAAACCTATATTGGTCAAAGTTGGAATATTAGAAAAAGAATTTATAAGTATAAAAGTGTACAAGGTTGCAAAAAACAAAGAATTTTATATAATTCTCTTAAAAAATATGGTTGGGAAAATCATATATTTGAAGTTGTCTATACATTACCCATAGAAACAGAGCAACGCACTTTAGATAACTATGAAATATTTTATATTATTCAGTTTAAAGAAGCTGGATATGAAATGATGAATATAAAAGAAGGAGGTTCAGGAGGTAAATTATCTAAAGAATCTATACAAAAGATGATAGAGACTAGAGGAAAATGGAACCACTCAGAAGAAACTAAAAAGAAAATCAGTGAGTCTCACAAAGGAATAAAACATTCTTTAGAGACTATTAAAAAAATGAAAGGAAGAAAATTTACAATTGAACATGTAAATAAAATGAAAGGAAGAAAGCGCAATGAATCAACTGTAGAAAAATTTAAAAAAATTATTCTTCCTGGCAGATTAGTTTTAGATAAAGAGATGGGAATTTTTTATGATAGTATTGCGATGGCAGCTAAAATTTTTAGAATAAATCAAAAAACACTACATAATAGACTTACAGGAATTTCAAAAAATACTACTAATTTAATACTTGTATAATTATGATACCTTCAAGACAAATAGGATGGTCTCAAGAAGCCAATCTCTTATGGGAGATAGCAAGAAAACTTGAAAGACTTATTCAAGTTGCTGGACCAACAAGTCCTACAACCACAACCACTACTACAACTGTAGCTCCTTAAGAATTATAAAACCAACAAAAACTACATATGAAGGATCTAAAGTTCCTTTGCGTTCAGCCTGATGATCATTATTACGTTTGGCAAGTGCACACATGGATTGAGAGTTTAAAAAATATTGGAAAGAGTGGGGACGCTATAGTGGTTGTTTTCACTCCAGACTTCAGAGAATTCAATACGAAATGGAAAGAGCTACAGGCTTTGTATCCAGAGGTTGAATTCTTTTTTGTTAAGGATGAGGATGGAATCAGCAAACTGATAAGAGTGTATATTCCCATCATCAGACCTTATTCACTGATGAAATATTTTCAAGCTCGTCCAGAGATGGTACAAAAAGCAATATTCTATTGTGACTGTGATATCATCTTTACAGAGAAGTTCAATGTTGATCAATATGTAGATGATGATGTTTGCTACCTATCTGATACAAACAGCTACATCAATGCTTCATATTTTGACAGCAAGATAAAAGATGTCAAACCTGAACTTCTCGAAGAATATAAGAAGATGGATGTTCTTTCTGGAGCATGCAGTCTTGTAGGAATAACACGTGAGATATGTGAGAAGAACAATCAGCATTCAGGAGGAGCACAATATCTTCTGAAGAACGTAGGAGCAAGCTTTTGGGAAAAGGTGATTGGTGATTGCATTATGATAAGAACCTATCTCTCTGCTATAAACAAAGACTTCTTTGAGAATGAGAGTAAGGGGTTTCAGTCTTGGTGCTCTGATATGTGGGCTGTGCTTTGGAACCTTTGGTTAAGAGAACAAGAAACAAAATGTATTCCTGAAATGAATTTTGCATGGAGTACAGATCATATAAGTAAATTAAATAATTCAACGATCCTTCATAATGCAGGAATATCATCCACACATATGGGAGATGTTCCAGTGTTCTACAAAGGACTCTATCACAATAAAAAAGATCCTTTTGAGGATCCACATTTAACCAACGTTTTAAATAATGAAAAGAGCAAGAGTCTCTGTAATCATTACTATTTGACAAAAATGTTTGAAGTTAAAAATAAATATAATTTAAACTATGGCTAGTAATAAACGCTTTTTAAAAGCATACGCAAGATTTGATGGTTCTGGAAGAATTGTTCCATCTAGCACTATTCTCAGAAAGAATAAACCTAAGGTGGGTAATTGGACAGAAGTGCAAACATATGAGTGCTGCAATGAAGTATCCTCCTATGATCTATTTGCTATACCACCATTACCAATAACTTGGCCCGATGTAATATTTTTCTGTAACGAAGAAGGATTACCTATTGGATCTGGTTTCCCAGGAACATACACAACATTGGAAGAGCTAGCAGATGCATTTAATGCTGAAATAGGCTCAATGTATGGAGTTTTCTCAGTGTACAACGATGGTATAAAACTCACGGTATCAGCAGAGTTTAAGAACACCCACTGTCCAAATGGTGTTTTAACATATGGTATTATACCAGACTAAAATATAAAATATGTCTAACAAACGTTTCCTAAGAGCTTTTGTAGAATACGATGGAACAGGGAGAGTGCTTCCTGGAAGTCTTGTTCTGCGTGGCAACATCCCAAGAGTTGGGAACTGGGGAGAGATTCCTGCATACAAATGTTGCAATCCCTCTACACCAATGTCCAACACTGTAACAGCTGGTGGTGAACCAGGAACTATTTGTGTATATGGATTTGAGCTGTTCTGTGATGAATTGTTTCTGTTTGGAATAGCATTTGATTTTGGAGACACTATGACAAGTGTTCTTTCAGGATTGAATTCTTCATATGGATTCCTTGGACAATGGACAGCTCCTGACAGTGGAACAATCAAGCTTGATATGAAAGACGAAGTTGCTAAAGGACTTTGTCCAAATGGAACCATAACAATTACCTATATTTGTGGAGGATAAACATTATGGAAAAAAGAATTTTAAAAGCTTACGAACGTTACGATTATAATGGAAGAGTTGTACCAGGCAGCCTTGTATTGAGAAGTAAGAAGCCTAAGAACGGTAAATGGAAGGAAGTACAAGCCTATAGATGTTGTAATGAAACAGGAGGTATTTGTACTAATTTCTGGATTAACCAAACAGTGAATCCAGATAATCTAGATGGTGTTTGGACAGTAGGATCAGGAATGGATACTCAATGTAATTCATTTATGATAATGGAAGATTACTGGACCAGTCCAAACAACCCTAATCAAGATTCCCCACAAAACTTAGTGCTACAAAAGTTAAATAACGCTGGTGAGGTAGTTTGGAATAGAGTGTTTGATTTTGCAGAAAGTGGTGTAGACTATGAATATTTGGAAGCTCAAACAATGGGCGTAGACAAAAATAATAATGTGATTGTTTGTCTAATAGCATATGTTACAGCAACTTCTAAACAAAGAACAGGTATCATAAAGTTTGATAATGATGGTAATAAGTTATGGGCAATAATTCTTACAGATTCTATCTATGATCAAGAATATGTAACCTCTATAAAATTTGATAGTTTTAATAATATTTATCTTGCTATTCGTGGAGGTGGAAGTACAGGTGGTATAATAAAAGTTACTCCAGAAGGTGCAATAGTAGACAAAAAGTATTTAGTCCATCTATACAACCTAGATGAGTGTTATATAGAAGTGAATTCAAATAACGAAATTTATTTGATAACCAAATATTATGGTCCTCCACCCATTTATAACGCTCGTATTATTAAATTGGATTCTTCTCTAAATGAAATTTGGAATAAGAGCTTTGATCCAGATACAGGTGGTACTCCATATGGTATAGCATTAGATGCAAATGAGAATATAGTATTTCAAATAGGTAATGGAATTGGTGCAAATACATCATCTCTATTTGGAGCATACATAAAGGTGTCACCAGAAGGAAACTTTATTTGGGCTACTAGGATATCTAATACTATAGATCCTGATGTTTCTCTTGGAACTTTTCAATTAGACTCTGATAAAAGCGGTAATGTATATATTTCATCAGGTTATCCATCCTCAATTCCTGGATATAGTACTAATCCAAGCAATACAGTAATTATAGCAAAACTGTTACCAAATGGATCTCTTGATTGGGTTTATGGTATAGAGTCTGTTAGTAGCATATATCCTTGGTATTGGAGTAGTCCAATAGTGGGAAAAGTTGTAAACAATGCTCTTATTCTTGCATATTATAATGATGGAGATCCATTTGATGCACAATTGTTTAAACTTCCATTAACTGCTGTAGCTGACGGTACATATGGAGATTATACATTTACAAACATCACTAACTTATGGACAACATCAAATCCTTCAATTATACTTAGTGATGCTGAAAGTATTTGGACATCTGATTCTACAAATTCAGTGGAATTGAACTATCTTACATTTGAGGGAACTTACACAACAACACTTACATCTTTGTAATTATGGAAACTACCACAACCACTACTACATCTGCTCCTGTTGAAAAATTATACGGTAGAGAACTTGCAGATAAATTGAGAGAAGAAAGAGAGCAAAAAAGAGTTGCCAGACTTCAGTCTTCTCAACAGTAATATATTAAAATAGAAGAAATGGATAAAAGAATTCTTAAAGCTTACGAAAGATATGACTACAATGGTAAAGTTGTTTCTGGTAGTCTTGTACTCAGATACAAAAAGCCTAAAAATGGTAAATGGAAAGAGTTGACAAGTTATGAGTGTTGTAACGACATAACAACTACCACTACAATTCCTCCAGCATTTAGAATGTTTGCAACTACTACATCTCCTAGTCAGACATTTCAATTCTCAATAGGATCATTAGGAGGAGTTTTACCACTTAATATAGATTGGGGTGATGGTAATTCAGAAACAGTTAGTACTCCTACATACTCATCATCTGATCTAGCACATACATATGTTTCCCCAGGTTCATATGTAGTGACTCTTACTAGTACTTCTCCTCAATACTTTGGTGTCTTAAATTCATTTACATCAATTCTAAAAAATATAACTGGATGGGATCAGTTTCCAAATATGACAGGTTTATACATAAGTAATGGTGGATTTACATCAGTAGACTTTGGCACTCTAAATTTCTTAAGTTCAGTAACTCTTATAGACATGCCAAGTCTTACATCTTTTACATTTACAAGTCTTCCTGCATTAAGTTTCTTACATTTGTATGGTACTAATATATCAGGAAATTTGTTTAGTGGGAAATCTCTTCCACTTCTTAGTGAGCTTAATGCTGCTTATACAGATATCACCAACATTGACTTATCAGGACTTCCAGACTTATACATCTTACGTTTGATGGGCTGTGCTATAACAAATAGTACAGATATTGATAACATATTTATTGGTATTCTTGCTAATGATAGAACAGGTGGTGTAATTGATGTAAGTGGAGGAACTAATGCTGCTCCAACAGCTGCTAGTGCTGCTGCTAGAGCCACTCTTACAAACTTTGATTACGACTACTATTTAGCTTACAATTAATAAAACAAATATAAAATGGCAAAATCCCTATTTCCAGAAGACATGATGTCAAAGTCTGGAGGAGCTATGACTCTTGAAACCATCGCAGCTAAGCTCACTTATTTTCATGAGCAATTGCATCTATTGCATTGGCAAACAAGCTCTTATGCTGAGCATCAAGCTCTTGGAGGATTGTACGATTATGTACATGATTTCAAAGATGGATTGATTGAAAAGATTATGGGATATACAGGGAAGCGTCCTAGTGGTTATAAAATTGATTCAGTTACAGCAACAGCTGCCACTTCTGTAGTTAGTGAACTTATGGCATTTGCTTCTAGTCTAAAAGATTATGGAGAAGCAAATTCATATCACGATGTTTGTAATCTTGCTGATTCTCTTTCTGGAGAAGCAGCTAAAACTAAATATCTGCTAACCCTCAGCTAATGCAAATACATACAAAATTCTTTCCCCAAGTGTTGCAAGATAATGAAATAGCTTATTTTGCACACTTGGAGGGAATTTTAGAGGCAGTGGATGAATTGGCTTCTTTAGAGATAACAAAAAATCCACACTCATACCACTTTAGACTAGCTCCTTCTCTACCAAAATATAACGACATGTTATTGGAAGAGCTATTAAAGTTTCACAATTTGCTGCAGATAAAGCTGAATCTCAGCAAGAGTATAAAAAGTTCAGCAACAATAGTATTTGAAATTTCAATTTAACTGACATGCCTACATTTATTAAAACAGGATTTTGGGAAAAACTGTCTAAAGCTCCCAAGGAATATTTGAATCTTGACAACCTCATCCAATCAATTGGAGGAGGAGGAGGTGGTTCCTATCTTAAATATATTGCTTCAATGGGGCAAGTTGGAATCAGTGACCCTCAGGTGATTGTTCATGAGAACACAATAGGTAATATTGTTTGGACAAGAGATTCTGATGGTTTATATATAGCCACTTTAGCAGGAGCATTTCCTAACGGAAAAGTTTGGTGCAATGTAACCTCAGGTTCCAACTATGGCAACACTACAATTCCTATTGGGTTTGCAAAAGAAAATTTTAATTCAAATGATTCACTTGCACTTCGTACAGGATATATTGATGCTACAGGTGCAGATGTTCCTGTAGATATAAATTCAAATTTTGGACCTAATGTTGTTTATGAGTATTCTATTGAAATTCGTGTATACCCATAAAATAAATTTGGTAAATCCAAATTAATTTATTACATTCGCCCCTAAAACCAATTTATGGAAAAAATTAAATACGATCCTACAAAATCCTACAAATGGACACCAGATGATTCTTTTATTTTGTCTGGAGGAGAATTCGGAACAATTCTAAATGCATTCCGTGCTGTACTTTCTTCTCAAGAAGCCCAAAAAATCATTGCTGTTGAAAGAGCAAATGATTTGCTTGAGGGAGTTTTGAAGAAAGCTGTAGAAGATGGAATTGCTGTAGAGTCAAATAATGAGTAATGAAAAAACAAATGATTAAACGCAAGGATGGTTCTGTCTCACAACGTGGTTTGTGGGACAACTTGAGGAGCAAAGCTGCTGAAAATAAAGCATCAGGAGCTAAGCCCAAAAAACCTACAGCCCAAATGCTTAAGCAAGAGAAGAAGATTAAAGCTGCTTCTAAGAAGAAATGAAAATGTGTGGTATCCATATAATCCCTTTGGATGAACATGGACTATGTCCAATATGTCTAAATGATAAAAACACTTAATTATGGCAAAGGTAAGCAAAGCTAAAAACATCTCTGCAGGTGTTGGTGGCAAAGGTAAGAAAGCTCCTATGGTAGATCCCAAAGGTGCTTATACAAAAGTGCAAGAACGCACTCTTGGTAACATGAAGAAAGGCGGTAAAGTTTCTAAAAAGAAATAACCATGGCTACAGATAAAAAGTGGATACAAAAAGCCACTGCTTCTATTAAACGTAGAGGTACAGAAGGTAAATGTACCCCCATCACTAAACCTGGATGCACAGGTAAAGCTAAAGCCCTTGCCAAGACTTTCAAGAAAATGGCTAAAGCCCGTAAAGGCAAATGACAATATTCGAACCATCAAATCGTGTTGAGGTTTCTACTCCCAAAGGTGATGGAGTCATTTGGTTAGTGACCGAGTTTGGTCATGAAACAGATACAATTTACACTGTAATTATTAATGATACAGGTGAAATGTGGCAGTTGCGTCATAAAGATATTATTGTAAAGAACAACATTACTTTTGGTAGAAATGGCAACTATTAAAAAACTTCTTCAGGATGCTCCTAGGATGAGAGGTGTTACACCTGTTCCTAATGGACCATTGGTTAAGAAGAAAGGACCTTATAAAGGATCCACACTTAAATCAGGTGGTAAGGTGAAGGTTGTTGCTGGTGGTGAAAAGCACGTAGTTTACAAAGCTTCAAAGAAAACTTCTAAAGGTAAACCTGGAGATGTTATGGTGAATCATCCTACAATGGATAAAGGTAAATGGGATACCATTAATCTTACCAAGAAAGGAAAAGCCAAAACTGTTAAACAGGGAGTTGCTGCTACAAAGAAATGGCACAAAGACAACCCTGATTATAAATACAAGGGTAAAAAGAAATAAAATGGCTACTGTTAAAAAAGTTATGAAGTCTGGTGGTAAAACACCTGCTTGGACACGTTCTGAAGGAAAGGATCCAAAAGGAGGTCTCAACCGTAAGGGTGTAGCTAGTTATAGAGCTGCTAATCCTGGCAGTAAGTTAAAGATGGCTGTAACTACACCTCCTTCTAAGTTAAAGAAAGGTAGTAAGGCAGCAAAAAGAAGAAAAAGTTTTTGTGCCCGAATGTCAGGAGTTAAAGGTCCTATGAAAAAACCAAATGGTAAACCTACAAGAAAAGCTCTTGCTCTTCGTAAATGGAATTGTTAATCATAAAAATTAATATAAAATGGCAACTGTTAAAAAGAAAATGAAATCTGGTGGATCTCTTGGTATGAAATCAGTTAAGGCTGGTTATGACAAGAATCCTTCTGTAACTAGGGCTGACGTTATCGTAGCTGCTAAGGGTGAAGCTAAACATGGTACTAAAATGAAGAAAGCTAAAAGTGGTGCTGCTTTGAAAAAGCAAGCTGCTACAGCTATTGCCATGAAAAAAGCTGGTAAGGCTCCCAAGAAGATGATGAAGATGGGTGGTAAATGTAAATATGGTTGCAAATGAAATCAGGCAAACCAAAGAAAGCTCCTAAAGTGAAAAATCCTCGTCCAAAGGATAATTACATGAAGGAAGCTGATACAAAGCTTAGACTCAAAAGTCCTCAATGGCCTATGAAGCAGAAGAGATTATCAAAATAAGAAAAGCCCCAATTAATTTTGGGGCTTTTTTATTTTCTTATAATAGTCTTGTTTAAACCTTGGAGATAGTGTAATCACTCCTTTTGTATTATCCAACACCTTGTCTGCCTTGTTTAGGATTGTTTCATTGGATTGTTTACCCAGTCCTGATATATGTAGAGTGTTCATTCCCCATCTATATATCATTGTTGGATCATCTATGGTGTATATTTTGGCATTGTTTGAAAATGTAATGTCAGCATCCTCATCTCCACTTTTATCTGGAAACTTGATTCTGTCTAAATAGGATTTAGTGTATACATTCCCATTATTTACACTGCCTGTAATTTTATCATAGACATTGTTCACAAAGAAATAGTGTCCCTTGCTTCTGTATATTTCATATCCAGGATTGGATTGAATTGCTTCAGACACAATCTTCAATCCTCCATCATACAAAAGATCATCATCATCGAGTCTATATATGTAATCATATTTACACTGCTTATATCCCCATTCAAGTTTAGAGGCTATAGATGGAAATCTTTCTTTACAATTGATAACTCTCACCCTGTCATGGTTATAAACATAATCCACTTCTGGATTATCATTTATAATAACCATTTCACAATTAAGTGAATCATCCTGTTGTAAAAAAGATTCAATAGCTTCTTCAAGAAGATGATGTCTTTTATATGTTATTGTAAGTGTAGATATCATTAGTATACCATCTCTTTGGCTAATCCTTTATCAAGAAGTACAGCGTTAAGATGCATGCTATAACCTTCACCACAATATACATCCACAAGTGGTCGTCCATATTTGTCCAGGTCCTTACTCTTGATGATGATTGTTGATCCTTCAGGGAGATTGGCTTTAGTGAACTCTTTAGATTCCAAGCCTCGTTTCTTTTCTTCAGCATCTTTAGTCTTTGTCTCAGGGGTATTAATTCCATAAAATCTACATGGAGATTTGAAATAGGTTCTGAATCCTAAGTCAATAAGCAAATCAGCAGTGTCTCCATCAAGCACCCTAATGATTGTAGCTTTATAATAATGCAAGTTACTTTCCATACTCATAGTCTAGAATTTTGCCCACAAGATCGCTCCTGTGATTTTCTTTAAGTTTAATGTATTGAATATCATCTATTCTTTTTGAGAGCTCAATAGCATAAGCCAACCCATTCATACCGTTGTCCCTGATATCTGTCTGTTCAAGATCACCATTAATGATAATCTTTCCTGTTTTACCAATCCTTGTAAGAATTGCAAGCATCTGGGCTTTAGTCAGGTTTTGGGCTTCTTCTACAATAAGCACATCATCAATAGTCTTACCACGAATAAACTGTACAGGATAGGTGAGAATCTTCTTTCCCTCTATCAGTTCCTGTATCTTTATTGCATCGTAACACTTGAGAAGGTTCTCTTGGAATGCTTCCAAATAGGGATTGAATTTATCATCAATACCTCCAGGAAGAAATCCCAATGAATTACCCACCTCAATTGTAGCTCTTGTAATAAACACCTTATCACATTGCTTCTTAAACAGAAAGTCTAAAGCACATTGTGCACTAACCAATGATTTACCACAACCTGCTCTTCCTGTAATTACAACTATTTGGTTTTCAATTATGAGCCTCTTTGCTTCCTTCTGCTCATCATTCAATGTCACCTTATACTTAATATCACTTTTGTACTCACGTTTAGGCTCTCGCATATTTTTCAAGTAGTTTATCTCTTCTAGAATTTATTTCCTCATACCTATACATATCCATTTCAACCTGATCATGTTCTTGCCATGTTAATAAGACAATGTTTTCAGGATCATAAGCTGCTTCTGGATATTTTTCTTTTGGAAGAATGTGATGAAAGAACACTGTCAATGGTTCATTCCCAAGAAATACATTGCTCACCTCAGAAAAGTGTCTACGTTGTGCCCAAACTTCTTTAAAGAAATCTTTCATTTCTCTTATCTGTATGCCACATTTACCATCTTTACATGTCCACTTTCTTGTTCTAGCCATTGCTTTCCTAGGTTTACATCTGAAACAATATTCACTATCAGCGTTCTTTCCGCATTTGATACATTTCATTTGATTTTTTTATAAGCTGCCCATCCAACTTTAATATTGTACATGTCTATAAGAAAGTTAACCTTCTCCTTCCAGAGTCTGTATTCCTTCTTACGTTTGTCAATTTTATCCTCTTCATATTCCAAACGCTCAATCTCTTCTTTGATTTCAGCAGCGTTCAGGTATTGTTTCTTGAAAAGGTTTAAGTCATTCTCCTCAATATCGAGGATCAAGTTAGTCTTCTTGCTCACTTCTGTAAAGTTTTTCTTCTATAAATAATAACAAATAAACGTCAGATAGGGTTGCTTTTTGGTTTGGACCAGGGATGTAGAACTCAAGAATTGCATCCAACCAATCATCACTAATATCCATAAGTGACATATACTTTTGATCATAGTTATTCCACCTATAGTAATATTGTCTGATGATTGAGAATGGATGGTCTTCCAAATACAAACAATGGTTAAACACTGTATTAGGTTTATCCCATCCCCATCTTGAATAGTCCAAGCCCCCATCCACCATGGCATTTTTACAACTACAGTATTTAAAATCGTGTCTATGGTAACTTTGAATAGTCTCACCACATAGACTACAATATACTGAATTATAAATTAATGTTTTCATAAATCTTATTAATCTTGTTCCTGAATTCTGTTAACGATAAATCATTTTTCATTCTGTTACAATATTTACAACAAGGTACACAATTATTAGAAACATAACCAATTGTATTTTCTAGTCTATCTATACCATTATAATAAATTGACTTATTGCTTCTTTGAAAAAAGTTAGAAGAGGACTCATGACAATAGTAACATTTATCTTTTATTAAAACTTCAAACTCTTCCAAAGAAATAGAAAATTCGATATTTCTACGTTTTGCAGAAGATTTATATTTAATATAAATACTATTTACTAAAATATCAATTTTCTCTTTTTCTGATTTATTGCTATGAAATTTTTTAACAGATAATGATCTATTACAACCACAACTTGTAGTGGCACCAGAACTTAAATTATAAGAAACAACAACACATTCATTTCCACAATCACACAAACATTTCCAAAAAGTTCTACTATTACTTTTATTTTTAGTAGAATATTTTTTGACATGGTCTAGTTCTAAAACTAAAAGTTTTCCATATCTGGTATTTGTTTTATCATGAATATTTTTATGCATTGTTGTTTCTTATTTAATTTAATCTACAAACTTGCCAACCATTGCTTGGCAGCTTTGATTGTTGTAAAGTTACGGCTCATACGTATACCATCTACGTATTTCCTAACCCTGTAAGTACCGTTGATTGTCTTGTAGATGTTGTTCATCTTTTTCATAACTATTGGTTTAAATAAATGACAATTCCAAGAGAGACTCCTTTTGTTGCTGTTACAACAGATTTAGGAATCTTACCAAGAAACCTATCTTGATGACTTGTAGTTCCTGTATAGTCATATGGAAGATTTCTTGTCAAATTATAACCTGCATCAAATAACGCATACCTGAGACAGGTGAATGTAATTACATAATTCCATCCATCTTTTCTATCAATATGCGTAACCAAAGGTACAATTAATAATGTTCCTATGGATGCAGCTTTAAAACTTTTTGATTCAAGCTTTTTCCCTTCGTCATATAGCCCATCACCCACAGCATTCAAGACAATGGATGTAGTGAACAATCCCACTCTCACCCATTTGTCTTGAGATTTTGCTGTAAGCGATGCGACAATTAACAAAAGGAACAGGTATTTCATTTCAAACCAGTTGATCCGAATCCTCCAGATCCCCTATTTGATTCTTCAAGAGAGTCAACTTCCTTAAATTCAACATCCAACACTTTTTCAAAATAGATTTGACCAACCCTATCTCCTGTACCATAAGGAAGACTGTTTTCTATCAACTCTCCTTCAAGAGGTGTAAGAATCATCATCCATTCTCCCCTATAGTCACTATCAATAACTCCCACACTATTGTTCATAACCCATCTATGTTTGGTCAGATTGCTTCTTGGTACAATGATTCCTTTGTAACCAACAGGGATTTCTGTAGCAAATCCCAGACCATAGACAGCTTTACCATCCTTAAATGTAATAGAGCTACAATAAACATCGTAACATGCTGCATGTTCACTACCTTTTACAGGCAGTTTTGCATCCTTTGTAAGTCGTTTAAATTTCACTGTTAACATCTTGTTCGGTTTTAATTTCTACTTCGTTAATCTTACTCTTGATTTTCTCACGAATATCATTGTAAAACTCTTCATTATCTAACAGCATTGATGAGAATTGCTCAAGATCATACTTTGTTTCTCCAAAAGTAATGGTTTTTCCCCATTTCTTGAAGATTTCATACTCACTTCCCAGTTCCATCATCTCTTTCAGCTTGTCAATACCCACACCATACACAATCTCAAACTGGCTCAGCCTATAGGGAGGAGACATTTTGTTCTTGATAGCCTTCACCTTGGTGATATTACCGTAGTTTACATCACCTTCTTTAGCCAAAGATTTGCTCACCTCTATACGAACATCTGAATAATACTTCAGAGCATGACCACCCTGTGTAGTTGTAGGATTACCAAACATCACACCTATCTTCTCACGATATTGACTGATAACAATAACACAAACATTGTGTTCAGCAAGAGCAGATTTCATCTTTGGATAGGCAGAACTGTTCAGAACAGCTTTCTTACCGATAGCACTATCCCCCACCTCACCATCTAACACCTTCTTGGGAATAAGAGATGAATCTGAATCTATAATAACAAGATCCACACCACCACTATTAATCATTTCCATAGCAATGTTAAAACCTTCCTCACCACAACTGGGCTGAGCAATCAACATCTTATTTGTATCTACACCAAGAGCCTCGAAATACTTCTTGTCAACAGCATGTTCACCATCTATATACAATACAACACCACCCTTCTTCTGACATTCTGCTACAGCATGACCACAAATTGTTGATTTACCTGAACCTTCCCATCCCATCAATTCATACATCTTTCCCTTTACAAATCCTCCTGTTCCCAATGTCACATAATCAAACCCTACAGATCCTGTACTGATTACATCATATTCCCCATCTGACTTACTGCTTAATGTAAGAATTGTTCCTACACCGTATGTCTTATTTAATTTCTCCAGCGTTTCCTGGAACTTGTCCCCTGTTGATTCTTTTGCTTTTGCCATAATTTTTTTATCAAATATACAAAATATTGTTTAAAAGGCCAAATAAAAAAAGCCCAGGGGTAGAAACCCCCAGGCGTAAAATCGAAAACACAATACTATTGAAGTTTCTTATTTCCTTTCTTGACAGGCTTTGTAAATGGACAATGTCTGCAAGAATTTCCACAACAATGGTTTCTATCTTTTAAATATTTTTCAGTAAAGATAATTTTACCATTTTCTAAATAAAAATGAATATTTTCAATAAATTCTTTTTTATCTTGCATGATTCAAGTATATCATTGTACATAAATTTACAAATTCTTCGTGAGACATAGATCCTTTAAATTTATTTAAAGGCTTATAAACCCATTGAACATTTCCTTCCACATAACCAAAGTTGCTATTTATTCTATCTAAAGATGCATTTAAAGGGGTTCTTGATCCAGTATTTTTGTTCTTTAAAATCAAATCTATTCCTGTATAAGGACATTTTTTATTTTGATTAATATAGATTTTCCATAAGTATTCTCCATCTACTTCAAACAATATGTTTCTCTTCAAGGCATTTTCTTTATAATGATAGATTATACTTCCAGAAAGTTCTGTATTCAAATGTCCTTTCCATTGACCGTTCAAAATCCCTTTATTTTTTTGACATCCACATGATTTAGTTTTTCCACGTTTAACATCTTGTAATGCAGAAATATGTTCATTTTTACATAGTAAACATATAAACTTCCAATAAGTTACCTTATTTATTCTATGTGAATGTTCTACAGCTTGAAGATTATTATAAATATCTCCTTTTTTGGTAATAGTTTTTGGCATATGAGGATTTTGTTTATACAAACGTACAACAAAATCCTCACATTACCAAATTTATTTTTAGATATAAACCTCACATGCTCCTCCTCCACAAGCCTGAATAGAAGAGAAGTCAACTGTATCATCAAGCTCAACAACTTTTGTGAGGTCTACAGACTTGAGACTTTCAATTCTCTTTTCATATTCCTCTTTAGTGATGTCCTCAAAAGGTGCTTGTTTATAGGTGCCTCCAAAGAATGGCAATACACTCAAACCATTGTATACATCCCTATTGTTCCACATCCATTCTCCCACTTCTTTCCACCCATCTTCAAGAATAGAAATTGTAGCACTTACGTTATGTGTATTATCACCATTAATATGTCCTGGCTTAATCCATTCTTGAGAAAACTTCTTAACACGCTCAAGTGTATCAATAGCTGTCTCTGTACGGAAAATAGATCCTTCAGGAGCTTTAACAGGAATTCTTACACATACAGTGTCTGTTGGTCTGAGTACATCATCTTCACAAAGCTCTGGATGATTAACCATCAAATAGGCAGCAAGGTCTTCATTCTTGTTGAACCTCATTGTTCTCAGATAGTAATCATTATGCCATGCATGAATACCACTAGCTGTACCCAACACCAATGATGTTGTACCACTTGGTTTGATACATGTAATCCTAGCTGCTTCATTGGTTCCAATCAAGCCACTAATCATCCTGTTCATTGTTTTGGCAACATCAGCAGCAATATCCAAATTGTATTTGAGGATTTCACCAGATCCAATACCTGTCATACCTATACCAAGAAGAGCATCCTTTTGTGTTGTCCTAGCCCAAATTGGTCTGAGATAATGAAAGTCTGTAAATCCTGCCTGAAGAGTTCCAAAGAATGCTGCAACACCTACACGATTGTTCAAATCTTCTTGGTCAGTTACATCACTTACATTCACCTCACACAGGTTACAGAATTGATAGGGTCTCAAACCAATTTCACAACAAGGATTGGTTCCCCAATCTTTATTGTTGGTCCAATAGATACCAGGTTCACCAGATCCACTTGCTTCAATCCTCTTCCAAAGATCAAAGAATTCTTGTTCACCAACTTGTCCTCTCTCAAGAACAGCACTATTGTTAGCCCTACCACGTTGCTCATTCAGTTCCCACCAATTACCATACTTACATGTAATCATTTCCTCATCATCATGACTGAACAGAGCAATCATAGCAGATCTACGGATACCACCAGCAAGTACACTATTGGCAATATGACAAAGCATATCATGACATTCCAATGGTGAAAGCTTTTCCCCTTCTTGTTTCCTATCAAGAACTGCTTGAATATGTGCCAAACAAATCTTAAGAGGCTCAGCACCAGGAGCTTTACCACCTGCTGTAACAAGCCTTGCACCCTTCTCACGAATAGCACGGAAATCAAATTCAGGCATAAACTTACCTTCCAAATAGGCTTTGAACAACACCTTAACAGCATCAGCCCAGCCCATAATAGAATCTTCTATCAGGTAGTGCCTCTTCTTTCCTGGTTTTGTAATAGCAGGAAGTTGGTCTACGTGATGTTTCTGTACAGAATATCCTACACCTGATCCTCCAAGAAGAAGAAACATTGTCTCTGGGAATGCATAAATTGTGTCAACAGGATGATATGCACAGTTATAACCCCTTGCATTGTTAACCTCCATAGCTGGACCAGCAAATTGCAGAGCTCTCATGGAAGGAAGCACCTTTTTATCCCTAATCATCTTGGCACTTTCAACAATAGCATCTTGTAGTTTGGGATATTTCTTAATCATCATTGTCTGATAGCGATCAACAATTTCATCCCATGTCTCTCTTCGTTTGAGTTCAGGAACGTACTTACTGTACTTCGAGAACACAGTGATTTTGGATAGAGAATCCAATCCTAGATCTTTTTTTGTTTCCATCATTTTGTTAGATATTTTATAGCGTTTGTTAAATAATTTACATTATCATCAAATTGTCCTAATCCTTTATTACATTTTCCACAAAGAATACCTCTTACTTTACCAGTTGTATGACAATGATCTATATGTATTTCATTATCTAAATTTTTATTACATATAGCACAATTACCATTCTGATTATCAATCAATTGTATAAACTCAAGTTTAGTTATTCCGTATTGTTTATATCTATGTACTTCTTTATGATAAGTTTGTGATTTTATTTTAGAACAAGATTTACAACATGAATGACAGTGTCCAGACGCATACTTAAAAAATTCATCTAGAGACTTTTCAACATTACAAGATGAACACATTTTAGAATCTCCTCTATACAAATTACCTATTCCACCTAGTTGAATAGAATTTGAACAAGATCTGCAAGGTTTATTATGTTTTCTAGCCTTGTAAAAATATTGTTTTGATGAAAATTTTCTTAATTTACCACATATAGGACATGGTAATTTACAATCGCTCATATTAGTATATTTGGAAAATATAAAAAGGGATTGCGAAATTAATGCAATCCCTCTTAATAACCAAGACATTTGAAAAATTCTAACTAACCAATCGTCTTATTTTTTCACCAAGTTCCTGATCATTTGGAGTGGTTTTAACAAGATTGATTATCTCTGCATTTTGTGTCAATATTTTCTCAATGTAGAGAGTCGCATCTTGTAACTCTTCCTGAAGATGGAGCAGATAATTGTCGTGATTGTTTTGGTATAGTGTTGTACCATACTTCTTTATCCCAACACTGCTTCTCTGGAGAAACTTGGCAATAACTTGATCTACGATTTGGTCTTTCATTTTATTTCGTTTTAATTACAAATCCGCTATTGTCTTTTTTACCCCTCCCTTTAGCTCTTAGTCCTACAATTACACCTTTTTCATCCAGCCATCTGACATCATCAACATCTCCATCTATCACCTTCCTGTTTTTCCACTCCAAAGGAAGAGCATCTTCCTTCTTTGTATCAAATACAACAGCAATATTAACATTTTTTGTCAATAATAGCTCAACTTCATCATCATTTGATTCATTTCTACTAAATGTCAAATGATAATTTTCAGGAAGCTCCTTGTCAAATCTGTTTGCCACCTTTGTATAATCATAGAACCTTATGTCTGGAAACTTTTTTATTATTCCAAAACGTGTCCATTCTATATCTGATGTTCCATTTAACCTAACAGTGGGCAAATAACTCAGCTTCTTTGCTTTCTTAACCAAAGAATTAATGTCTTTGTTCAATAGATCCATAAACATGTCTCTTTTCTCAAAGAACATCTTTGTTCGGTTTATTCTAGCAGTTTGCACTGTAGTGAATGCACCATGTCCAGCTGTATAAAGACAAGCTTTTGTACAGCCATCACTTCTCTTTGGACAAACTTCCCAACCAGAAATAGATGCAGGAGCAAGATAGAGAATTCCTGTTAGAATTCCCTTCTTCTCTCCTTTTATTGTTTTTGCATTATTCAGTGTCAGTAAGTGCATCTTCCAAAACTTTAAATGCATCAATAACAGCTACCTTTTCTGCTTCCCTCCTGGTCTTATACCATTTTACATCTAAGAATTTTACATCTCTAGGATATATTTTATAAGAAAAGTCTGTATTTGATACAGAAATTTCAATGAATATACCATTATCATCGAATGCATCAAATAGACCTCTTGGAGCAGCATCCAACATTTTAGCAATGTCTTCATTGCTCAGCCCCTTTTCTCTTACATAATCCTTAAAGTTCTCAGGGAGCTCCTCAGTGTTTAGGCTTTCTAGCATTACCTCTAGATAATACTTCCTAACTACTTCTGCCGCTTTTGGATACTTGTTTAACACTTCCATTATCATAGTTCTTGATTTTTAAGTTTGTCTGCCCTATCTTTCCACCATGTCCTTTCATAATCATAATCCATATATTGGTCATATGGAATGTTCTTCATTTGCTTGAACTCACGAACAATTATGTCATTCTTCTCTGCTTCCAGTTGACAGAATATAAGAGCTTGTTCTCTGCCATGTTCTGAAATAATACGCTGTACAAAATCCTCGTTATACATTTTCTTTGATTTTATCAATGTTTAAAGTTTCATCTTCCTCTATCCAAGTTTGCCAATATTCCATAGAATCATCAAATTCCACATCAAACTTCTCTTCCCAATATTTTTTCAAATCTTCTGTCTTATTGAAGACACGATATTGTAAAGATATTTCATCTTTATGTAAACCGTTAAGTTTAATCTTTACAACCTTGGGAAACAATGCTTGAAACTCTGGTGATGTTTTGGAATATTTACCAAGCTTAATAAGAGTGAAGTCTTTCTTGAACTTTGGATTCATTTGATATACTACAACCACATACCCATCAGGATAGTCATAATCATCAATAATGCTCTTTGTTCTTTCATACTCTTCATCTAGAAACTCTTTGAATTTATCCAGATTGGATGGATGAAACAAAAGATATGCAGCATTTTTATACTGCACATCTTTACCAGCATCTTCAATAAATCCATTAATGAACCCATTTTCCAATAACTTATCCCTGCTTATTCCAAATGTTGGAACAATAAATATGGTTGTTACAGTTCTTACTACCTCCATCAATTTCCTTTTAGTTTTACCATTCCCTGAGATGTATAATTCTTTCGTGAAATATTCCAAATGTCATTCTCGATAGCCCATTTGAGATCCTCTATGATGTCCTTGACACCTGGATATTTCTTTCCCTTGTGCTCAAACCCTTCATACGCTTCCAGTATGTCTTCCATAGACAACTGATATATGAGAGGATTATAATAATTCGTACTGTCACAAACAATAAACCGAATAGGAGATATCTCGTAATCACCAAGATCGTTTTCATTTTTAAAAGCTGTAGCTGCTTTCCAATACAAGAATGCCTGAATATATGCCCTGCGATAGAGATAGTATTCCTCATAGAAATTCTCTACAGCCCAAACACATTTCAAATCATACACCTGTATGGTTTTATCATTGTGATCAATTACCATCTTGTCCATCATGGATTTGAATTTGATTCCATCAAACTCATATCCTTCTATCTGAACCTGATTGAACACTTCCCATCTAGCACTGTTTACAAGATTCACAACATTTGCTGTAACAATATTTGTTCTCATGTTGCTTACAACATTCTCAGCATTTGTTACATCTTCTGTTGTCACCACTGTAAGATTGTTTGCTTTCACCTTCCTGAGCTCATTGTAATAAATCTCAGCATCAGATCCTACAAACTTGCCTATAACAGCATCAAACTTGATTTTGAATCCTGATTCAGCATATGCATCTTTTGCAATGTCTTCAAAAGACCTTGTCACTTCTCCATTCTCATTTGTTGATTCCATTGTATATTTACACAATGCATCTACAAATGCCAACATAAGTCCTGTAGGAGCTGTTGCACAAGCAGACATATAAAACCTGTTCTCAAACTCTTCTGGTTCAAGAAGCAATGTTTCTACAAGTCTACCTACAACAGAAGCATAAGAATCCTTTTCTTCAACTGACTCTCCAAGAACATATTTACGATGATACTTCTTCCTATCTAAAGAAAATTCCTTCAAGGAACTTGAGCTATTCAAATTAATAGCTCTGTATGTCGCCTCTGTCTTTTGCTTTCCTTCTATCATCTTGTATTTGTTTAAACATATTAACAATCTCTGTATACGTAGATCTCACTTCCTTCGGAATAGAACTATTGAACCATCTCACCTCAGGTTCGTAATCAGAGTTTTGAGGTTCAACAAGCCAAAATCTATAAAACTCATCATCATATTCAACAGAACCTTCATACCAAACTTCTGTAAAAGATGGCTTCCTGTTTAGATTAATACCTAAGGTTTTCATTAGTAGGAGATTTCGTTAGGATCCCATTTGAAACTGATGAGTCGATAATCCTTATCGCTTCCAAACTTACTCTTCATTGGTTTGGAAATTTGCAATTGCTTGCTCATCAATTCATCAGCAGTTAGAATCATAACTTCTCCATCATAACTAATCCTAAGTGCATGTCCTTTTTCAATACACTCTTTAACAGTGTAATCACGCACATCTACCATTCCTCTGAATAGCTTGTTAACTTTTACTTCCATATTTCTCTGTTTTTGTTTTTAAATCGTGACAAGATTCGCAAAGACACTGAAGATTGTCAACCTCACAAAAAAGCCTATCAACAAATCCTGGTAGGTCTTCTGGACAATTCAATGATCCAGCAGGGATGATGTGATCAATATTGATCTTCTTCTCTGGGAACCATTTACTACAATGAGCACAAAGATACTCAAATTTTTGTCTTTTATTGGCACCTTTGTATGGTCTTCTTGCATCCATTTTACATTGTGTAATTGGTTTCCACCACCTACTCTTTTGTCTTAGAGCACTTCTAATGAAGCTCCAAAACATGGATTCTGTCATTGTTCCATTGTTTCTGGTACGTTCAACCTTTGGTTTTGCAGGGGCTCGTTTCTTCCTCATAATCAATAAGTTATAAAAAGGGGACTGTCGCAAAGTTAAACTGTTTTCACGACAATCCCCAATTTATTAATCTATATTAACTATACGCTTGGAAAGCTGATCTTTCATTTCATTCAAGCTTGCAACAATGTTCTCAATTTGAGAATGTGTAATAGCTGGAATGTTGAACTCATGCTTCTTAGCCTCTGTAATGAAACCTTCTTTAGCCCTCTCAGTCAAATCTTGCAATTCGTGAATTGCGAAAGACTCATCAAGCTCAAGGGTATCAAAATCCAAATCATGAAGAATGGTTGTTGATTCTTCTGTAGATACAGTCATGATAGGCAGATACTCATAACACCTACCCTTATGCTCACCAATACCTACCACCTTCATTGGATTGATAAGCACAAGAACAGATTGGTCACCACATCCTACATAGTTGATATGGTCAGCTGTGAAATGCAAACCTGCATGAGCACAATCTGCAGTAGACCAATTACACTCATTTGGAGGCATATTCACCACCCTACCAATACGAATGTCAAATGTTTGTGTGTGAGCATCTGTGAAACGGTTCTCATGCCTATTGGGCAAATCAAGATAGAGTTCTGTCAAACCACCTATTTTCTCTCCGTGATTTACAGCCACTTCATCTTCATAACTATCTCCTGTTTCATCATCATATCCCTCTACAGTTTCATAAAGATCACTATAATGAACTAGTTTATATTCACCATTCTTTAGGAATACAGTGTAATCATCAGGAGATTTCTTCCATACAGCTTTCACCTTATTATAAACATTACTTACAAATTGTACAAGTTCTGTACCACCATGTACTGTTACAACATTCCTAAGAGCAACAAAGAAGCCCTGCTTTGTAATCCTGAAGCTATTACTATTCAAGAAATCATACAAATCATTAGCAACTTCTGCTCTTGGATTCAAGCAACACCACATGAAGAACCTCTTAAGAGCTTGATATTCTTCATCTTGTACAAGTCTCTCTTCTATGCTTCCAAATCCTGCATAATACGCAGATTCTTCTACAATTTCAATAAACCTTTCAACCAGGAGTTGTGGCATAGTTCTACCTGTACCACGAAGCTTTACAGAATTACCCTCAATCTCAAAATCATCCAATCCTTCAAGCGTTTTGATTCCTTGTTGAAGAGTTTGCAGACGCTTAACTTCTGCCTCTTGCTTCTGCCTTTCTTCCCTAAGTTCAGGTGTAGCCATAATATCAAATACACTTGATTCAGAAACAGCATTCCTCACCCTATTGAAATCATCTGCTGTAGCATCAGTTTTGCTAAGAACAGAACCATCTTGAAGAACTACAATCAAAAGGTCATTAACCAACTTAACTGACTTACATGGATTTCCATAATTCATAGGGGTAGTGGTGTCTGTTGTTGTAACAACATCACCAACTTGCTGACGCAATACAGCATTCTTCAGCTGTTGCTCCTCAATAATAAGGTTTTCCAATTCTGCTTGTCTCTTGAACCAACTCAATGTAAAATTACTCATAACGTTGTTTTTAAAAATGTTTCTTTCTCTTTTTGCTTAATAAATACTCTACGAATACAACAAACCAGGATATAAGTCCGATGGGCCATGCTAAGAACCACACAAGTGGTAGCAACCAATCACCTTCGGTTTCCAATTTTCTAACAAAAGAGTTGAGCCCCCAATACAGGAGCCCAACCATAAAATAAATAGCCATCATATTTCATTAATTAATTCTTCTGAAATTGGAGTTGTTACTTCCTCATTCAGCTTTATGTTATAATTCTTCCAATTGATACGCTGCTTGTGATATTTGAACAAATCAATAACAACAGGAATCATTGGGTCACTTTCTCTCCAGTTAGACATGCTTGCAAATGTAACATTCAGGAATTTCAATTTGCCAAAGAGCTCCTTTATCTTCAGATAATCACTGTAGATGGACATATCATAAAGATTGTTTGCATCAGCCACTTCAATCATTGATGGATACAAATCTGAAGAACGTGAAAGGCAGTGGTCATTATTGTATGCATTCAAACGATCCATAATTTCAGCAAGATCTTCTGAGATGATTTTCATCCTATTGGTCTTGTTAAATACAGAACTATAGTCAGAAATCAAACAACCAATCTTATAGGCAGTCACTACCCTTCTAAATGCTATGTGTTTACCTTCCATAAATTTATCCATTGAAATCCAGTTATGCAAATCTACATCTTTAATCACCTTAAGTTCCCTATCAGAAAGAATGATGAATTTCACACTCTTTTGATTAAACAGTTTAAACAAACCATCTGCAAGTTCAGAATGACTTGTTCCACCATAAACTGTCAAATAAGGACGCTGATGAGCTTTTGACATATCTATCAGATCAGGGACAAGTTTGGAATTCTTATTTGAAACATACCTTTCAAGACCTACAAGCTTCTTGCAATTGATTTCTCCTTGAAGCTTTTTCCTCCTTGGATCTTTTGCAACAGCTGGTTTAATCTTCTTCCTGGAGTTGATAAATGCTTGAGGAACAATAGCGTCATCAAGATTGATTACATTTTTGAAGCAACTTTTGATGATGTTCTGAATCTCAATAATCCTTCCTCTCCATTCACTCTTTGGATGATTGTAAAGCTTCAAAAGACCCATGTAAGTGTCTATGTCTGAATTCTTGGAAGAACCAAGTTTCATAGAACGGATCTTCTTTATAAAATAAACAGTTTCTCTCTTGACATAGATTGACTTCATGTAGTCTTTCTTCAACCCACTAATCTTGTCATTTATCATGTAACAGGGTTTCTCCTGTCCAAGAACATAATAAACTCCTGACCAGCGAGAACCTTGAGACATTCTGCCATTATACAATTCATACTTCACACAATACTCATTGAACATATAGTCTCTCATTCTGTAAATGTCATAAGTTGTGTGATAGTGCAATCCTTTAATGACAGCTGTTTTGAATTGAATGGATGAATAGTCTTTGAAACAACTTGCATCATAATAACCTTTTCCAAAACATTCAACCCTCTTGGTAGTAGTGTTAAATTCATCAATTGCTTTTCTGACATCTTCTGTATCAATCACTGATTCATTGTATTTGTTTACAAAATAATCAGCAACGATAGCAAGCTTCTTCTTGATAGCATCGATTGTTTCTTTTGTATACCTCAAGGATTCCCTATTTGGTGTTGGAAACACTCCATCTGTAAGACTGAACCTCAAAGCAACTGGGAATTCTATAGAATGCTTTATACCAAGCTTCGAGAAATCAATTGGATAATAAACATTATCCAAACAAATGTGCAGGCTAGAGTCTCTTGACATAGATGAAATCTGAAAATGCTCATGCCTTGTTATTGAGAAGTCATTGTTCACCTCACTTCCATCAAACACATCAAAATAAACACTCTCAAAATAAGCAAGCTGTTCAGATATCTTCCTGATGAATGAATACTTGTCACTATACCTTACAGGAATAATCACCTTTACACCATTACGTTGGTCTGTAGGAGTTTCATAGAGCAAATCAATTGAGTTTACATCTTCTCCCTCATACATCATATACTTACGCTCTACACCATTCTTACGAGCAACAAAATAGAAGCTTGAAGAATATGCAAGAGGAGCTTTGAAGCCCAAGCCCATCATACCCAACTCATTGGCTGAATTACGCTTTGTACTCTTACCATACTTACTGATGATATTCTTTACATCATCTGCATCCAAACCAACACCAAAATCCTCAACAGAGAATTCATAGGAGTTGTCTTTTGATTGCATGGATACAATAATTGGATCTGTAACACCAGCTCTTCTATGACTATCCAGTGCATTGGATGCACACTCACGGATAGTAGAGCCTATTGAATCTGAATAGAGATTCTTACTTAACATCTGCATCAGGATTTGAGCAGAATCTAAGTCAAGAGACATTCCAATTGTTTCCTGTGTTTCGCCTTCTTCAAGAATTACAGCGTTTGTTTGTTTTTCTAAGATCATTTTATTATGTTTTCTTGTTTCAAAATATCAATTGCTTGTTCGTATTGTTGCAGGTCTTCTTGTTTATATAGCACATCCTTGGTCAATCTTAACACCCTATATTCCAGGTTGTCTCCATAGATATATGCTTTATGAAACTCTGGTTTCTTATTGTTGCTTGCATAATATTTAGCACTAGATATAACACCATGTGGCATGTAATATTGAATTGTGCCTTTACCATATCCTGCAAATATTCCAATATAAAAACCTTGTGTGTAACTAACTCCAATAAGGTCACCTATTTCTAGTTCACCTCCATACCTAAGTCTCATGTTGTTCGATTTTAAATTATAAATATTTCCATATAAATTTTTTATATGTCTTACGTTCACCTCTTGCTGCTTTTACTATATTTTGATAACTAAATCCTGTTTCTATACTAGCAAGTTTAACATTGTTCCATTCTTGTAATAATTTACCAGATTTATCAAATTTTCCAACCTTTTTATATAAGTAAGAATAATCTTTTTCAAAGAAATTTCTTTTTTTATTTTTTATAAAGTCTTCAAATTCTGATTTATATATCCAAATATATCCTCCTGCACTTTTTTTTCCTATACTTCTTGCAGAACTTCCTACATGCTTGATGTTTGTTTCTAATATTGCTTTTTTACAAGAAGAATACTCTTTAATAATGTTAAAATTTAAGTCAAGTTGATAAATAGGTTTAGATTTTATTTCTGACATAGTTTTAATAGTTTCCTCTTGTCTTATTACACCAAGAGGACCTTCCCCTCCTTCAGCAAGATTTGTCAAGTTTGGATTAATTTTTCTATAATAAGAAATCCAATACTTCTCTCTTTCTCTCCATATAGACTCTTCTACATCTTCTATAACTTTTGCAATAGGCTTTAGTCCATTTTTTATAAGACTAGCTATCCAAATGTCTCTAGGAGTAGAGTTATGTCTTGAACAGTGATAATGAGAGGACAATCTTGCTGAAAGTTTAACTTTTGTTCTTCCTATATACATTACTTTATTTGTAATAGGGTCTGATAAACTGTATATTTTTACTTTATCCATATTTTTGGGTATGAATTTGATTATATACCCAAAATTAAGAAAAATAATTTACATAACAATAAATCAACTATTAAATAATTATTAAAAAGGAGGAGGTTCGTATAACCAGTCTATAATATAGTTATTATTATCCTTTATTATCTTTGAGACTTTTGTAAACACACCTTCTGTATCCCAATCTGTGTTTTTATAACTGGCAGAAGCTGGATGACTTACAGTGAAACTCCAAGACATAGGACCAGTGTACTTCTTATACTTAGACGCATCTTTACCAAGAAAGACAATAGGAACACCTGTAAGGGAAATTATCTCTTCCATTACATATTTTGTAAAAGGTTCCCATATATCAATATGACTTCCTGCTTTGTTCATCTCTGTTGTAAGAGCTGCGTTATACATAAGAACACCTTGCTTTGCCAAATAACTGACATCTGGAAGTTTCTGATATTTGAGATTAAGAGCATGTAGCTCTGCCTCAATACCATCATAAAACTTGTCAAGAGAGGGTTGCAGTTTATTTGTTTCACTGCATCCCATAAGCAAACCGTCTGCTACAGGATTTCCATTAATAAATGTGTGATAGGGACACATACCCATAAGTACCACCTTCAAATCATCAAGAGGAGTTTCTTTGAAACACCTATAAGTGACAGAAGAAGAAGGGGCAATCTTCTTGCCCCTCTTTCCTTCTGCTTTAAGAAACTTATAGATGTTATCACATTCTTCACTCTCAATGAAAGGTCTCATTTTTGAATGCCAGCTTTCGTGAAACTGATCTTTAAAGTTTTCCCAAATCATAATTCTTAATTAAACATGTCCAATTGCAAAAATCCTTCAGGAGTATCAATAGGTTGTTCGAAGACTGGCTCAACTGTAGGAACAAACATGCCACTCTCATTCACAAAGAAATTGTGAGCTTTGATGTGACTGTTCATACGAATAGATGGATGCAATTCCTTCATAGCAAATGTGGCATAGTTATACAACTCCCACATGCTGTCTGGAGCACCATAATCATGTGTAGGATTTTCAAGCTCTCTAGCCATGATGTTCATCTGTGTAGAGCTAATGAATTGCTCTTCAATCAACATCCTACCAATGAGCTCAGCTTTAACACGCTTGGACAATTCAATTTGCTTCATTGCTTCACGCTCTGTTTGCATCTTTTTGAATGTATCACCAGCTTGTTTGATGTATTCACTGATAGCATTTGGTGTGAATTCCTGAACATCACCCTTGTGCCTTTTCTTGAAAGAGCCCATATCACCATGAACCATACCATTCTGACAAATGAATATACGTGCACCAATAGCAAACTTCAAGCTCAATGTCTTGTTGTAGCTATTCTGCCAACCAATTTGCAATTGCATTTCACTATCAGCAACGTTCCTAATACTAAACTGACCATTAGCAATAGCACCACCTTGTGCCATTGAATAGGTTTCTTTATCTAATGTAAATCCTGCTTTCTCAATACTGTTCAATGTGAGATCAATCAGACTAGCATGTGTAATTGGCTTATAAGTCCTTGTCTGTTGAGGAATGTCTGCATTAATAATCATTCCTTTTGTTGTGGTGTAAGTTGGAGCTGTGCTCATTGTTGTGTCAGTTTAATTGTTATTCCTAAATATTTACTCAATATACCCTGGAGATTCTCAATGCCTATGCATTCTATTTCATCTCCTTGCGTTGTTGACAACCATTCAGTGTCATTTTGTATCTGAATGATAAGTTCATTAATTGTCATAAATTCCCTTTTTCTTTAGATAATCTTCAATGGTCTGTAGCCCATGTTTCCTGCTCAAATCAGCCCAATCCTTGATTCCTTCAACAAGATATTTTCTTGGTACATTGCAATAATCAAAGTCAAACAGTTTTGTTATCTGTTGACTGTTCTGCACTCCAACAATATCACTGTCAAAGCTTAGCACTTGTCTATCAGAATTAGCCTTGAGATATTCAACATTCTCATGAGAGAAACAACCCATTCCTTCATTCTGTACAGCACAGCTGCATGGAAAGATCTTTTTAATCACCATGTAATCCTTCTTGCTCTTATTGATAAAAGCAGTTTTACAGTTGATTATATCCTCTTTGCCATCCATAGCTGTAATTGGTACATTATTAGGAACCCATTTGTTTTTCTTATCACCATAAGGTCTGTAGATTTTCCAATGTCCATCATACAAATACCCAAACACCAATTCATCATCTTTAATATGAAACAATTGCTTGTTCAAAAAGACTTTCTTGACAGCATATACATTATTTGCTCTCAGATCATCTACACTCTGATGATATTGATTCCAGTATTCAAGTTCCCTATTTGTGAACTTCCTGGTAATCACTTGAATTAGCGATGTGCGTTTGTTTATTTCAGGTTGTTTGTAATCAGAAACAATTCTTTTGTATTCCTCTGTAGAGTTTCCAGAAAGTATTCCCAATCCAAAATCCTTATCAATCAGCTTCAACACATCATCATGTGAAGAAAGATTGAATAGCATCTTGACAAAATGAAAACAATTACCACGCAAACTTGTATCTGTAAAATCGATATATGAAATATATCCAAGCTTATTACCAATAAGAAACGAGGGATTGTTCTCTTTTCTGAAAGGAGAATATGTAACACGATTCAACTTCCATGATTTATCAGGCATATAAAACCTGAAGATATCATACTCTGTAATTTTATCCAAGATTGTTTCTGCTGTAAGCCTTAACCTCTTTTTCCCTTGTATCATATAATACAAATATAAAAAAAGCCCCTCTAATAATCAAGAGGGGCTCTTAGTTTCATTAATCTAAATGATTAATAAGAAGAGTCATCATCAGAGATGATTGCATCCGAAGCTACCAGGTTATCGTTAGGGTTGTATTCTTTCAAGTCTTTGAGAATATAGAAATCTTTACATCCATATTCACCAGTCACTTTCATAACAAACTTCTCATGTTGCTTCAATTCTTTAGGTTTCTTAGTCCTAAGATTTGCAAGCACAGCAGGGTTTGTATAGTCTACAAGTTTGAAATGCTTCAAAGAATATGAAGAAAGGAAATCCCTGTTGTAAACACCTTGATATTCCTTAGTGTCATCTTCTTTGATAACAGTCTTCACTGTAGCAAGAGCACCAACAGTTGTAGTGTATTCTCCACCAATTTGAGCTTTGATGTCCTTTACATTACCTTTCATCAGTGATTTCCACTCAAGCTGAAGAGTAGTATCTGCATCACGATAGTCAAGGTTGCCCAACCATGTTCTCATAAAGTTGTACAGTTCCTCTTCACCAACAAATGCTGGACGATACTCCCTAGTTGCAAACCATGATGCAATGTTGTTTGGATCATCAGCCCAAGTGCAAGTACCTACAGTGTTGATATACTGCTTCTTGGTCCTATCCTTGTTCTCTTTTACCTTGTTCTCAAGGAAGAATGTCACCTTGAATTTCTCTTTGCTCTTAACTTCTTCAAGCCAGAAATCAACACGCAGTGTAGTGTTACCATCATTGTTGGTTCCGAGATACTCAATTGCTTTGCTATCTTCCTTCAACTCAATACCGAGTATTTCACTATACTCTTCAAGTGTAGGATTAACAGCAACAACGTTTGCTTCAAACAAACCAACACGCTTTACGCTTTCAAAGTTCTGTTGTTCTTTCTTTTTACCTCCGATTGTACTCATTGTTCTTGTTTTTAATTATAATATTCGTTAATAGTGTCAACAACTTTCTGAAGATTGTTGTCGATTTTAATTTCATTAAACATACCATCAGGACTCTTAGCAGGATATTTCTTAAACCTATTGGTTATGAAATTGTAGCTAACAGTTCCATCCTTATTTTCCTCTACGTGTGTGTAAAGACAAATTGTGAACAATCCCTCAAGAGTGATTTGATTGTCCAACATTTTGCCAGAGGTCTTCATTTTATATCCAATTATCTCACCACTGTCTTCAATTGTTTCAGGATGTGTAAAGTAGAATATCTTCATGTCATCACGCAATCTACGTGCTTCTCTGAACAATTCCACCATATCCTTAGCAAGAATAGTGAACTTTCCATAACCAGTTTCTGTAGCCTTATCAGCCATACGAAAAGCCATCATATAGTTACTATCTTCGATAATAACATTTTTGATGTGTGTAGCCTTCTCAGAAATTGTTTTCAACAAACGGGTGATTTCTACGATTTCATCAACTTCCTTGTAATTACGCTTTTCAGCGTTATACAATTTGTCTGCTCCCTTGAAAGGTAGCTCTTTCTTTGCAACATTGATAATGTAAGTCTCTTCTGAATTCAAATGCTTAACAGAGGTGGATTTACCAGTGCCTGTAGCACCTACAATCCCAATTAATTTACTCGCCATCTTTTTTTTCTTTCAAAGATACATCAATTTCCTCTGACTTCAAAATTTCTTTGGTTTTATAATTAGGGTTTTCTTTCACCTTTTCATAAAAACCATTTGCTTTTTCTTCGTCATAAGAACCTGTGATATACTTATCATCAACATACACTGCAAACCAATCTTTATCAGTGTAGCATTTTTCTCTAACCAACCTGATGTTCATACGTACTTAATTTTACTTTTGTCAAAAAATTCCAATGCTTTCTTTAACCATTTCAGCTCAACATCTTCGTTGCTACTGATTATGTATATTTTTGCCTTCTTGTCTGGATTATTATATTCCATAGCCATACATCGATTTATCTTTTGGGCAAGATTCTCTCCATTGCTATCAAAATAATTAATAATCACCTTATTGAGAGGTTTATATGTCACCCCTGTATTTCCTATTTTAACTACAGCCATATGATTACCCTCACCTGCAGCAAACTTTTCAAAGACATCCTTCTCGTTCTTCTTGCTATGATAGGATGGGATACCCAGTTGGTCAGCTATCTTGGTTACACCACAGAATACCAGAATACGTTCATCTTTAAAATTCTGTAATATTCTCTTTGTGCATTCCAATTTAGCCAAACTGTTCTGTATAATACGCATTCTACCTAAACGTAAGAACATTGTGTTCTGTCCTTGTCTTTCTTTCTGATTTATCACCCAGGTGTATGCTTCAAATTGGGCTTTTTCCGTTTTCAATTTTCCCTTGTAATCCTGTTTCACTTTGTTATCCAAAGGCACCATTCTTACAATTATTTCATAATCAACAATTATTCCTTCTTCTATAGCTGTTTCTATTGGATAATGCGCTACAACAAGAAGATTTAATTCTTCAGCAAGTGTCTCTTCTGTCCATTTTGATAATGTACCTGTAAGACCAAGTACTCTCTCATTATTTGTTATCAGATCCTTGGCTGCTTCTATCTGAGCTTCAGACAGTAAATGAATCTCATCTATTACAACAAGATCAAATGACTCATCTTTATACTTATGCATAGATAGGTGAGTGGTGTAGGTGATGTTGTCATTCTTATACCTCATCTCCTCAAAATCACTAATCCAAGAATCCTTAATCTTATTGTCTGGATAGGCAATAAGAATATCTTTAGGTTTGAGCTTATTCAGAATATTGATTGTTGTTCTGATTTTACCAAACCTAGGACAGAGATTCAATATGCCAAACTTGCCACTATTAATCCATATATCAGCAAATTCAGCTTGTCTTTTATCTCTTAGTGTCATCAGTTATCATTAAGTTGGTAAACCACTGTTTCATCATTGCTATGAATCAACAATGTAGCTGACCAAAATAGCCACTCAAAATTAAAAGCTACATGCCAATCTGATGAATTAACTGTTTGTTTATACAGTGCTACAGTGGGGATAAATACAAGTTGCCAGTAATTATTGCTCCTCTTGGGAGCATTGCTCAAAAATAATAGTTTCATTTAATAAAATAAGATTTGTTAATTACACTGTCATAAACATCGTCTGTCATATTTGATTTCTTAGGAAGCTCTTTGAACATACCCACCTGACCAAGAAATGCAAGACCAACACGTACATCATCTTCTCCATAGCTATTCTTAATTAGTCTAAGAGATCTGAAATACTTTGCACCTGTGACATTATCCCTGAGCCTTGATGTGTCATATCCAGATGTGTCTGTTACATTATATCTAAGTGGATCAAACAATGCAAGAACTACGTCTGCATCATTCTGTGTACTAGAACTCTCTGCAAAATCTTCCAATTGAGGCTCTACATCACCACTCTTAATCCTCTGGATATTTGAAATTGACCTATTGAACTGACTTACAGCTACAGGTGTATAACCAAAGAAATCTCTGGCATACCTGAGCTCATCAGACATTTTATCAATTGCATCTTTCTTAGAGGGTTGGTCTTTTGTAGTTTTAATCAAACCAACGTGATCCAATATTACAATTGTTATTTCATTCTCATCATTTGGGAAATAACGCTTGTTATATTCATCCACTTGTTCAATTCTACCATGTTTCAAAGCATGTGCTTTAAGTTCTTTGGCAATACCTACAGCATTCTCTGGACCATCGATGATTGTTATGACATCTTCCATTTGATTCATGTAGTCTTCATACATAAGGAATAAATCATGCTCATCATGTGTCATCTTCTCTGTCCAACCTAACATCTTTTGAACAGGGAGAACAACTGCGTGATCCAGGAATATTTTCCTACTAATCCATTTCGCAAACTTATACGTTCTACTACGCTCCATTGAACGATATATGATGCGTAACTTCAATTTTGGCTCTTTCTGACTGATATACCAATCAAATGGATTCAAAACAAAGGCATCATCAATAAAACTTGTTTTACCAGAACCTGTTAAACCACCAACAAGAAAATACATAGATTTCCTTATACCGATGTACTTATTGAGTCTGTCAAATCCCATTGGAATACCTCCATTTCTACCATCAAGCCCTGCCTGCACTTCATTTCTCAATAACTCAAAACTCATATGTCGAATGTTTTAGGAGGTTCATTTTGAACAATAACCTTTTGTCCTTCTCTTATAAGCTCAACAAATGGTTCAAATGTTCTTTGATTCAGATATGTTAGAGAATTTTGCATAAAGCTGAGTTTATTGGAAGCAGCCTTAACTGAATTCTCCTTCTTCTGTAAAACCTCAAACTCAAGAGCTGCAATTAGATCATCTATGGTATATTCACCCTCAGACAAAATCTTGTTCAACTTGAGCTTACATTCATCTTTCTTTACACGCATGCTTCTTGTACCCGTGAAACTCTTTCCCTTGTATTTAAATGTATCAGTGCCTGGATAGGCTTTCCACCATCTGTCAAATTCCTCCACTGGTCTCTTCTGTTTCACATATGTTTCTTCAGAAGGACTATCAAGGAAGGCAAGAAGATTCTTGCCCTCCACTGTGAGTTTGTTTTCCTCACTGATAAGCCCTTTCCTCATAGCAGTGTGACAGAGTAGGGATATTTTTGCAGAAGGGGATTCAGGAATATCATCCCCCTGATTCAACATCATCAAAAGGAAGATCATATCCAACGTATACCCTTTGCTTATTATACTCTCGAACTTTTGGAAGTTCATCTGGATTGATACTTGCACCATCTTTAATCACTTTAATAATTGCTGCATTTCTCTCAATCTCCTGCTCAAGTTCTTGCTTCAACAGAAGAATGCTCTCTTGCAAATATATGGTTTCCTTCAGGAAATCCCTCTCAAAATCCTCTTGAATCATAAATAAAAGTTTTTAATAAGAAGCCCAACCAAAGAATACCCATTTACCTTCCTTTTCATCAGAAGACTTTTTATATGTTACTCTGGCTACAGTGGTGGTACCTTTCTCAAGACATTTTTCCATTACAATATTGGTGCTCTTCTCATTCTTCTCTGTATACTCTCTAGCTTTCTTCAGAGCTTCACCTTTGGTATTGAATGCACCAATCTTATTGTCCCAACTATAGACAACATATTTAAGAACCCATTTCTTTGTACCAGGAACAACAACATGCTCCACTTGAGTCTTGATCTTATTCTTGTTCTCACGTGGTTCCTCAAGACAAATAGCTTGTGCTCCCTGATGCTTAGTGAGCCTATCTGCTGACTCATTCATAAATTGCATCAAGCTCTTACCACTAGCCTTGAATTCTTTGGTGATATCCCTGTAGCCTGCTGAACAATTAATCTCACCACTATAGCCTTGTTGATGACCATGTTCCTCTTCAGCACGTTCTACAGCTTTGTCATAAGCATCCTTTACATTTTTACCATAAGAGTTGTTACAAAACCAACTTGCTCCCATAAATTTGATTTTAGTCCCACCAGTTGTGGAGATTGTGATTTAAAAATTTAAATAACAGATTTTTTGCCCTTTCATGTTTTCTGTATCCTTTATTTGTAACATCAAAGAAAGTTTTGTCATCCAATTCTTTGCCTGAATACATCATAAAGACAGCATCTATGTACTTTTCCGTTTTTACTGCTTCTATCAAATCGATTGCTGTTTGGATCCTAGATGCAACATTCTTACTGTCTAAGTGATAACCATTAAGAATGTGATCTCTTGTAAGCTCCAATTTCTTCTGAAGAATATTGTAGATAAAGAAATAATCCCAATCCTCATCATACCAGAGAATTGGGATCCATTTCCATAATCTTTTTAGCCTTCGCTTAATCTTCAGGATTTTCCATTTCATCATTCTGAAGTTTTTCTGATAACAAAAGCTTTTCGTATGGACTAGGTACTATCTTCAATCCAAATTGTAGATTGAACCAATCCATAGTCTTTTGGGCATTCTTCTTATTACATCTGTACACCTTCTTAACCAATGGTATGGCATATGCCATAAATTCATCAAATTGTTCTGGTGTCATTGTAAAATTGAAATACCACTGCTCATCAGCAAGAGCATCTTCCCATGTCTTACCAACCATTTCCAGCTCATATCTGATAAGATGTTCTGCAAGGTTTTCACGTGTTAATTTTTCCATAATAGACGTATTAAAATAAAGACAGCTGATTAGGATTAACAACCACCTTACGTTTCTTACCTTCATAAAGAATCTTATGTACAATCCTTTCTGCTTTCTCTATGTAATAATCATAGTTTATGTTATCAAGAGGATGATCTGGTAATAGATGATTACAAACTGTACACACCCATTCTCCAGCTTCCACTTGAGATACATCAGCAGCATTGGTTTGACATTCAGGATTCTTCACCTTCAGAAGCTTTTCTCCTGTATTGCTCACATAATACCTTATAAGCTTGTTATAGACAGTTTTCTCACCACGTGCTCTATTCCATCCTTCATAGTGAAAATCTTTACTAGACTTTTGTCTAAGACAAAAATCATAAATATTCCTATGAGCCATAATAGTAGTAGCAACAGGTATATCGTGTACATAATAAGCCTCGAGAGCAATAGGAACAATACGACCAGACTTGTTTTTATGAAGTTCAAAATCTGTAAGGAAATCTCCCTTCTTCTTGATTTCTCCATCTGTTTTAATTGCTATGTAATCATTAACGGTTGAAAAGATAATCTTCTGATAATCAGTGCGTTCTAGCTCATAACTCGTCAATTCCATCCACCATTTGTTGATGTCATCCATCTTCTTGGTGTCTGTTTTCTTAATCATGATTGTAACACCATCTGTATTTGCAGATATGACATGTATACCAGCAAGTTCATATGCTTCAATCAACATCATCAGGCTCAACTCACCTGTAATAGTGGTGAACATTGTCAATTGTCTATCATATATCCAATTCTGCATGTCAGAACTCTTACCATATACAGAGTTTACAGCAAGCTTTAGAGCACCAACTATACCCTTGATACGCTTATCTTTCTTTGCTAAGGGCTTAAGTTCCAACCTCTTATCAAACATAGCCTTATAACCACGAAGAAACTCTTTTCCCAAATGTGCAGGATAACGTCCATTATTAATGATGATGGCTGGATAATAACTGCTTACATCCCAATCAACAATCAAATGTTCATCATCTGCCTCAAACACCTTTGGTTTATTCTCTGTATGCAAACCACCTTTCATAAAAGAATATACATTATCATAGAAATGTATTTCTTCTTTGAAATCATCTTGCATACCAAGAGACTTCTTTTTAATGCTGCTGAGAAAATCAGATAGCTCAGGTGTTTGGAACTTGATATAATCAGCTATACAATTCCTAACTCTTACATCTTTCCTGAATGTTCCTTTCTTTGGAAGCTCCCTATATTCTATTCCTTTCTCCTGGCAATAAAACTTCTTAATCATTTCATCACCAATCTTACTGTCTGAATAGTTTAGACAAGGAATACCAAATTCAGCTTCTATGTCTTGTCTCAGCTCAATCTGATTGTTTCCTTTATACAGAGGATGAGAACAATCACCAATGGTGATTTTATAGAATTCATAAGTGGCTGTAACATCATTCCTACAATATTCCTTGGTAAGCCTGATTTCATCTTCAGACATATCTATTGTATTGTGATGTATGGGCATCTCTTCTATGTTCTCAAGATCCATCTCAAACTCAAGCCTCTTCAAACTCACCATCCTATTCTTATTTGAAAAATGGTGAATCTCAAAAAGATCTATGATTTTAAAGCTTAATTGATTTTCTCTATATTTAGGTAAAAGACCAAAATTTGAGTCATCTATTGTGTCTTTTGCGTTCTGAGCAATGATTTTACATATTTCAAGTCTTCCTTTTTCTATCCAGTTATGATGTTCTCTAATAATAAACTCTAAAACTTGACTATCAAATCTTAATCCATTGTATGTAACAAAATAATGATCACTCTTTTTTTCAAAATAATGCACCATTTGAATAATATGATCGTGATTTTTATTCACTTCAAACTCATTCCATTCATTTAATTGAGGATCATAACATGTACATAGAAAAAACTCAGCCATTGTTTCTATATCCACAATTATTACTGGTAATTTCATTTAGTAATTTTTAATGTTTTTAAATAGGTTTCTCGTTTTACTGCTGTTGATATAGCTCCTTGGTTAACATTTATAATATTCACAATATCCTTAGATGTTGCTGTTCCAACAAATGTTCCAAAACATGTGTAGATCTTGTAAGGTCCTTCACATTCACTTATGTTAAGAAACACATCATCCCAATAAGCTTTTACATCACTTAAAGAGACATCGATGTCTGAAAACAAGTACATGCTAGATTTTGAATCAATCAATGTCTTTTTTGGATTAATATTGTTCATTTTTCTATGTACGTTTGGAGCAACTGTTTCAAATTCCTGTGCACATTTATACAAATCTGAGAAATCTTTATAAAAATCACCATATATTGTATGTACTCTAACAGGTCTTTTGTGAGCACCAATGCTCATTTTAGTTTTTGTTTCATCAGACACTGCACATTTTCCATTAGGAGCTGTTGGATCAATATTATAGCCATGTTTTCTATTATGAGCATCTAACATATTACACCAATAGTTTTCTTGAGAATAAATAAACAACTCGTCACAGTCTTCTAAAACATCAAATATAAAGTGTTCTTCTCCATATTTATTAAAAGAACTCTGCAGATGAACATTATGATGAATGTTTCCTCTAAGAGCAACCTTGT